CCCCTATATATGGTGGGTAGTACGGAACACTGAACCACGTGTATTTTGTGAAAAACCCTGTCTGTTTGGTACTGTGCAGGGTTGTCAAAACATCGAAATCAAAATAAAAACGCGGAAAAAGCGGCCCGAAAAAGAGGAAAAGTCTAAGAATATCAATAATTTAATACATACTCTCTTTATAACCCCCTATACATGTACCCCTATAAATAGAGAGAGTAGTACCCAAAGACCCTTACGCACCCCTCTGGGTGTGGGCCCTTAAGAATGCAGGGGACAGACTTTTTATCGATTTTGGAGAGGCCTGCATTGAGAGCACAGAGCCCCAATATCCTGAATGATTCCATAGAGATACCCAAAATAGAGCCCTACAGAGCACAGAGTACAGAGCCCATCATCTAAGAGTACTTATACACTTAATTTGGCACGTCGCTTGCACTGTATGCCCCTGAGAGCACAGAGCTCCGGTTCCGACCCCTAAGAATGCTAAGAGTACAGAGTGACGGTACACCTCGTCACAAATTTTTTTGGGGACGGTTTCTACAGAGGACCATTAAGCAATAATTACGTACACTTAACCCCCGTGCCACCCCCGAACGAACTCAAAATGTAGTCGAAATGAGCCTCGAACTAGCCCCAAAGGAGCTGGGAAAAGAACGGTGAATGAGCCCGAGAAGCACCTCTTTTATAGGTTATAGGGGTAAAAACATGACTTCCTTCCAGGACGAAGCCCGAGGTAACGTCGGACAAGCTCCTGAGTATCCAAAGAAATGAGTTTCTCTAGGAAAAACGAGTAGTTACGTGGATAAGCCCCGATATACCGTAGAACATAGGAGCTAAGAACCGTGTGGTACGCCGCTTTAATTTTTATGCGGGATTGAAGCTTGTTTCTGCATAAAGTGCACATTTCAGATATAAGGGTAGACCCGATTTTTGCATAAACCCTACATTCCTCTAGTGGTTTTACCAAGAACATCTTATATTGAGTCAAGGGCACGGCATCACGGGCTGCTGGTTGGAAGGACCTGAGGTACCATGAGCCAGTGAACATCTGAAAAGTTAAAGGCCTGAAAATTGAAATTCTGCTTCCTACTCGACCAGTCGTACTAAAAACCTACAAAATAGCGGTTAACGCACAGAGGCCTGAAAATATTGGGTTTTTGGGTGAATTATGTTGACAAAACGGCTCTGTGTGGTACTCTTTTTGTAGTTGGGCAACGCAATTACAACGAGGAAATCATGGATCAAGCTGAACTGTACGATGGGCTTTTGATGTACTCGGCCCCTTACAATCGGGTCGTCGAACTTTTTGAAAAAGCCTATGCTGCTCTAGGTCGATGCTGGATGTCAGCATGCCAGGTGTTTCGATGATCTCTCAGTCAGAACAGTTCGAACTCATGGCTCAGCGAAAAGGTCTGAACGTCTTCGACGAGTTCGAGGACTCAAAGTTCAGGTTCATCTGGGTGAGTCCTAAACACCGGGAGCATGCCTACGGCGTCATTCGTGCCCGCTCATTTTTCGGGGCCTTCAAAAAAGCCGTGGAAGTCAACGACGTCCTCCAAGGCCTTGAGATCCTGAGCATGAGGTACGAAAACCCCATGGTCTTCTACGGCCGTGACCTCGTCGGCAGGCTGACAGTAATGTTCGATACCGTCGAATTGAGCATCATGAAATGCCTGCGTGATCCATCTGAAATTATGAATAGCTCTAAGGAATTCCTATGATTGACCAACGAGAACAATTCAGGCTTCTGGCCAAAGATTTTGACTGGTTGTTTGTAGAAGGGTCGAGTGTTTTTTATAAGTATTCTTGGGAGGACCGCGAGAAAAACGAAGGGGGTTTTGGCCTTTTTGAGGCCAAGAGCATGTTTGATGCTTTCTCCAGTATCATCGAGTTGTTCAGGAATTTCCGGGATCATGATTTGCTTAGAGTTTGTGTGTTTTATGGTCACGTGTCCATCTATTTTGAGGGCATTTTATTGAGTATCAGTAGATGTAAAGATCAATATGTGGATGTGTGATGAATAAGATGTCAAACGCATGTGGAACGCTGGCGCTGCCAACAGAATAAGGAGTAACAATGAGAAAAGGGGCATTAAGGTTATTGGCGGACGTAATCTTGTCTGGTATCCCGTGGACTCCACAGACCCCTTGGTCAGGATCAGATGTTTCCGAATGCCTGAGGCTCAGGTGGTTGCGCAGCGATGAGGAGGGTGGACTCGTACCGACCATGGAGGGCATCCAGTACTACGAAAAATTCAAGGGTCAGCTGGAAGCTCCTGGGGATGTTTTGTGCCGATGGTAATTCGCGGCCAAGAAAGAAGGAAGACATGAGCAAATTACTCAAAGTCAGGATTAAAAAGGAAGGCGATCAACACTCCACTACCCTGGAGTCCGAGCAGGACATCATGTTATCCGAGGTAGTGTCGGTCATTAATTCTTTGTGCAGATCTGCATTTCGGCAGTGTGCCACGAACGTCGAATTTTGTGATGTCTTTGATCACATTATCCTGACTGTGAATTCGGCTCACAAAGAAGAATTTATGCTTTTTGGGCCAAAGGGAAGAAAAGAACAGCTATCTTGATGACTGTTTTCTGGAGGTTATCATGGCATTGATTATCGAAGTGACGCTCTGGAACGACGGCAGCTGATGAGAAGCGTACCTGACGATTATCATATTTATTGGACAACATGCCCTGATTGCGGGTCGCGGGTCCATCCAGCCGAACAGCCAGATTGTGACTGCGATGTATGCGAGGAGTGTGGTTGTGTGTACTGCGAGTGCCAATATTGCGAATGCTGCGGTGAGCTGATTCCAGCTGGGGATTCATTGTGTTGTGACTGTGCGGTCGATCTGGATGGGCCCACAGAGTGGGTTAAAACAAATAAGGAGCAAAAAATGTGTGAAGAGCCTACTGTACGTTGGTGTTATAATTGTGGTGCTAATCTTTTGGCATTGCCTTCGACACCAAACGAAGAACTGTTCTGCGATGCATGCGAGGGGAGAATCGCAGAAAAAGAAAATATTGTAGATATTGCGAAAGGTACCATTTGGACGAGACAGTCTGGTGAGGATGTCAAAGTACTTTACGCCAATGAAAAATTTGTTCGTTTTCGCGGAGTCGAATCGGACAGGCGGCGTGCTAAACTAAAAAGGGAATTTATCAGGATGTTCTCGCCCCAGAAAAAGGCGAAAATGGGGGCTGAATGACCGAAACGAAAACAAAAAGTTCTTATGATATTATTGATGATTTGGGGGTTTTGAATAGCCTCGAAATGAAAGAAATATCACGGTTAGCACACCAAGTTTATTGGCTTGTAATGGACAACATTGGGTGGGCCCCCAAATCAGTGTCGGAGCGTATAATCCATGAGTTGGCCCGGCAGATCCTACGAAGGATGCCGGAGGATATAAAGGAGCAGTTGTGCCTAAAAAATTGAAACCATGCCCACTTTGTGGTGGTGGAGCCTCGCTTCTCCCACATGGAGTTTCTTGCAATAATTGTTCTTTGTGGTTGGGTGGAGGGACCAGAGCGATAGATAGGTTTCACGTCATAAGCGGCAACAAAAAAGATGTACCGCACAATTATGTGGCTGCAGTGTGGAACGAGCGTGTGATCGAGAAGCAGGCCGAGATAAAGTGTAATTTCAACGAACTCAGGCGAAGGATCGCTAGCGCGTACAATAAACTTGTTGCTTGCCAGGACGACATTGATGAGCAACAAGCAGCGTTGTGCGAACTACAGGTATGGCTAGGGACTCTGATGGAACTTCACAACCCCGACGATCCTCATGACTCTGACGATTTGTCTGATGAGGTGAAGCTCCTCCATGCTGGTGAGCCGCAGGAGTTTCTGGGTACATGACATGACAGAGAAGAATAAATGTAAGACCTGCAAATATTTCTTGTGGATACTTGGGAGCAATTTTGGGTGGTGCACTTATCGTATGATCGGAAAACTTCCGTTAGATGTATGTTGCAACCAAGAGCACGTGGAAACAACTAAAAATATCCACCAATCCTGCGAGACGTGTGAAGCATTCGTTGAAAGCTCCGAGGAGTTTGGGACATGCCGTTACAACCCTCCGGTGCCTGGATCTGGGCCGAGTGTCCTGGGTTTTTGGCCTCCTGTGAGGAGGATTTGGTGGTGTAAAAAATGGGCGGTGAGGCGCAAACTAGTCCCTGCTGATGAAGATATTTCCAAATGAGGTAGTCATGGAAGATTATTATAGGGACATGAACCAAAGGGAGTTCGACGAGCTGTACCAGGACTATGACTGGTGCGGTGACGTCTGTTCGAGGTGGCCCATTGGTCCTGGTGACTGCCCTATTTGTGGGGCGGACACTGTGCTTCGTGATGGTCCGTACGGCAGGTTTTTCGGGTGCTGCGATTTTCCCAGATGCCGTGGAATCAGAAGATACAGTCAAGATCTTGTTCCATCGAAGCGAGAGAAGATAAGCGTCGAGTTGGAAATAAGGACGCACGAAAAACGTTGCGGGGAAGACTGCTGTTTTCTGTATGAGGATTCCGACACCTCGCTCCCAGGATGTAATTTGTTCCGGGTAATGCTGGATTTTGAAAGCGCAGACGAAATTTTGCGCTGCGAAGCGTGTATGCAAAAGACCAGTCGAAACAGAAGAAAGTGGTGGGTGACACACGATGGAAGATAAATACCTTCAAAAATTATTGTCATCGTTTGTGAGCTTGTAAATATTTCTGAAAACCAACCTGTTTTTCCAGGTGATGTTCTGAGTCACGGGACAGCGAACCGTTGTGTTCATGCAGGCATGGTAAGACGAGACGCGGATGGAGACTTCGTGCTCACGACCACAGGGAAATCCATAGGAAGGAATGAAATGACGGGTTATTTCAATTACAGGGCAATGGGCATGTCTCGGGCAGAATGCCTCTCCAGGCTCTACAACAAGGCACAATGTCAGGGTATGGGTTTCCTGCATTTTGACTCGAAACCGATGACTCTGAAAGAAGCCGAGGGGATCATCAAGTATCGAGAAGAAAACAAAATGGGTTTCTACTTCGATTACCTCAAGGGTAGGGTCATGAAAGTAGACCTCGGAGATGGGATTGTGAGTCTCGTGTTCTACGATAGGGACAATGGACCAGACGCTGGTGTGGAAGCACTGACAGACCCAAATTGGGTCGGATAAAAAGGAGAAACGATGAATAAAGCAAAGAAAAGAAGGAATCGACGTCGCAACAGGGACATGAGATGGGTCGAGCGTTGTGGTCATGACATCGAGGAGACAAAATCCTTAAGAATGACGACCGAGGTGTGATGCGCTGCGACGCGTATATCGAGGACATCCTCGACACCGATGAGGGTTATATGCCTCCAAACAGGCAAATTTACCCCGAAAGCCAAATCTCAGGTCCGATTCGTGTGGTCTGCATGAGGGAGATGCCAAATGGTATCGAGTAATTCTTGGTGGAAGGGAAAGAAGGCGTCTGAGATCAGCCTGGAACTTTACGCGGCAGTAAAGGCGGCGTTTCCCTCCCCTCAATGGATTGTCCTGGAGGAGATCTCTATCCCAGGTTCAAATGGGTCTCGCAGGGCTGACATCGTTGCTCTGTCTATTTGGGGACCCACGAGAGTCGTGGTTTGTGAGATCAAGGCTTCGAGAGCTGATTTTCTGAACGAGATTCGGGACCCAAGCAAACGTGAGCGTGGCGTCTCTTTTGGGACCGAGTTTGTTTTTGTCGTCCCTCACAACATGGTGAGGGTAGATGAGGTCCCTGAAGGCTGTGGTTTGTACGAGGTGCAGCGGAACCGAAGACTGAAGCGGACAAAATCTGGGACGCAGAAGAAGAACGTCGGTTGGACGCAAGCCGTGTTTCATAACTTCGTTCGCGCCATCGTGTATCGCAAGGATGAAGCTCACAGGGCGTTTTATGAGGCCGGGAACCAGGGAACGAAGATTTACAAGAATCTCTTCAAGGCTCTCGGCCAGGAATGGTCTTTGGAAGAGTTGTTGGACCTGACGAAGACCCTGTATAGAGGCCTGTTATTCAAGAAGAGCGATGTTGAGCAGGCCTCGATGGATTTCAGGGCGCGTATGAATCAGGATAACGAGGTCATTCGATTGCGAGATCTCGAAAGCACAGTCTGTGATTTGTGCGGCTATGGGATACGGACTGGACAGGATTTTGCCAGATGGTTTTCGAAAAGAGGGACTTTAGGTAATCCAGATGACAGGAGGGATTTTTACGAGATAGAATCTGCCTACAGGGCGCTGAGCAACATTATCAAGAGAAGAAACGAACTTAAAAAAAGACGAAATTAGGAGTTTAAAATGTCTGAAAGAATCCCTTGTCCTATTTGTGGTGAAAGCATCATGGCGTCTGCAAAAAAATGTAGATTTTGTAATGAGGACATCGAAAAGTTTGCGCGAAAACAGGAGGCACTAATAGAGCGCGACATCTTCAAAGGGAAGCTGCCGGTCATCTACGATCTTGGTCAGGTTGCAGTCATTTTGTTGCTGTCCTTGATTTTCATTGTGCCGGGTCTAATCGCTCTGTTGGTATATTGGATCAAGGCAACGACAACGCATTATCGAGTGACTACCCAACGGATTCTACTGACGAGTGGCGTTTTTTCGCCTCGTGCTGACACCATTGAATTGTTTAGGGTCGATGATATTGGTGTCACCCGTCCATTTTTAATGCGTCCATTTGGTTATGGCTGCATTCATGTTTGGACTTCTGACCGTTCGTCAGCAGCAAAAGTAATTGTCACCAAAGAATATGATAGAATAGTAAATGATTTGCGGGGTCATTTATTTGCTTCACGAGAACAACGAAACGTCATGACACTATCAAGAGCATAGGAAGGAAGGAAAAGGAATGTCCGACATCATCAGCACAAAGGAATATCAAGAAGTCGTGAGCCTGGCGAAAAAGTCTCTGACGATGATCAAGGAAACAGTAGCGAGAGCAATCGATGGTGACAGCCTGGAACTTTCCGCAGCCGTGATTGTCATCGAGGACGAAGCTGATAGGGCGCTTGGAGCGCTTCGTCCAGTTGCTGCGACTTTCGAAACAGATGAGGGAGAGCATGACTGAGATGAAAAAGCTCACTGAAGAGCAGGCAGAAAATTGGCGTACCGTGTTGTCGATGACAGAATGCCCTCTTGTTGTTAAGCATCTCACGCACGATGAGGTTGAGCGCATTGCCTTCTTGGTCCAGGAAAAAGTGGATACCGAGATAGAGGAGCACGTCAAGGGTTACGTCGCGAACATACCGTAGGGAAGCGAGGGTTCTGATGGGCCTTTTAGATGATCTGATAATCAGAGCAGAATGTAGCGGCACATGTAAGGGCCTTACCTTCAGGTACAAAAAATCTGTTTGGTACGATGACGATGGCAACTTTCACCTCAAGGAATCATTCAGAAAGCTCAAGAGGGAATCTTGTGATGGTTTCTGCGATGAAAACACCGATAATCGTCAGTGCATAGCGAACGCATTCGAAGAAGACATCAGGATGGTAGGCATAGATGAGATTTGGGGCAGCATGGAGTTCCCATACGACCTTGAGGATGGCTGCAAAGTGAAACTCAACATTAATCCTGGGCAACGTGACTATTGGACGGGTTATTACGAAGACTGGAATTACGTGATCAATATTGCAGATAAACCAAAATAGTTATTGACAAAACTATCCCACCTGCTACTCTATACAAAGTAGGCCACTTCACAAAAGAAAGGTTCTGATAATGGAATTGATGTTCATCGTTTCTTTGTCTTTGTTTGGTTATATACTCCCTGAGTTTTTCGTGTCCATGGGAGGGTCCAAAGCAACAATACCTTGCGGGCAGAATTTAATCAGCTTCTCTTCTGCTTTGCTGTTTGCCCTGTGGTTCATTTACGGCTGAGTGCATATTTTTGATTCATTTATGCATCTTCAGGCTTATTCCATTTGTTTTTCCTTCATGCAGTTGCTTATGGTAGAATAAATAACGACCGATGTGGAGGACACAACAAAAGGAGTTGGTATGGCTACCCTGGAAAACTGCTGCGGAATTGAGGACTTGATGCAGGCCGATTTTTGCTCTGAGCTGAAGAAGAAGCTATTGCATCAACACTACACCAGATATTCCGTGTTGTTCGACGGAGCGAAGTTCTTCTACTTCTGCCACAGCTTTGCCCAGGCATTGGCGGTGGCCTGCAGTAATCTCAGGCTCAAAGGGTCGTACAGGGAAGTCTGGGAAGAAGACGATTCAGTGTGTTTCGATGTCGGTGGGGCACCGATGAAAATAAAGAAGATCAAAGCGTAAAACAAATAGAGGTAAAATGTCTTCACGACGAACATTGGTTTCGGCTGGACCGATTCCTTCAAAACTGGACTCTGTCAAGTACATCACGAATAGATTCAAGGGCAGAACAATAGTGGACATGGCGCACAAGCTTGCCAGCTGGAATAATATTGTTGATTTGGTTGTGTGGAAGCATTCTCCAGTCAAGCAATTCCTGGCATTCAAGTCCATGGCTCGTGACGGTTCGATTATTCATGAGGTAGACGATGCCGTCGACTATTACGAAACCATGGAACGTCTTGCCCCAAAATATTCTGCGTTTGTCCTTGGAGCTGCGGTGGCAAACCTGATGCCGTCATATCCGTATGAAGGCAAGTTTCCATCTCACAGGTACCAGGAAGGCGAAGAGTTTGAGATCCAATTTGAAATAGCACCAAGAACAATAGACATGATAAAACACGTGAATCCACGTTGTTGCTTGATTGGCTATAAGCTTTACGACGGAACCCACGAAGAGCTTATAAAGGCAGCAAAAATTACTCTGGTTAACAGTCATGCGAATGCGATTATAGCCAATGATCCTAAAAATCTTATGGTTAAGCACGTCCTGCTTCCAGATGGCGCTACTATTACTTTAAATGCAGGCAATAATGTTCAGCCAGCGCTTTTTATAGACGGTCTAATACGTCTTAAACACCATAAATCTGTCAGGGTTGGCTTGGACAGGGAAAGTATTTTACGGGAAAAGAACGAGCTTCCTATTTTGGTTTGCGAGCATTTCGAGAAATACATAAAGAAAGGCCATCATGGTGCCTGCGCTGTTCGTGGAAATGGTTGCCATGTTATGACCTCACGCAATCACGAGGGCATAAGCATTGTTCTCGAAAACAACAAAATGAAGGACTGGGATAACCCGGAAATCTCTTTTGCAGGACACAAGCCGACAAAGAATGCTCCACTCTTATTTGACGAGCTAGCTAATGATTACGTTTTTGCCGTCCACCACAGACACGTAGAAAATTACGGTCTTGAGGTGTTCGGACATTCTTGTCCAGGAACAACAGAAGAGATGGAGAGCAAAAGCTCGGGGGATTACTACATAGAAAAGCACGGCACCATAGAGAAGAAATACCTCTACAACACAGACTGGAGCAAGTATTACGAATTGTATCCAGATAAATACTTCAAGACCCATCCATTGATGATGACAATATACGATGAAACCGAAGGGAAGGGTGTCTTGGACGTTGGGTGTAATACCATGTTCAGGAGTGAGTTTTGGCTCGATCCCAACATACACAGTGATAGGCCTGGACGTGTTACGTATGAAACTCTTGGTAAATACGAATACATCATTCTCAACAACTCGATAAATTATCTCACAGAAGAGGAAATAGACCTTCTGATAGCCGCATTACAACCTGGTGGCATGATGGTTGCCAATACGTTTGCCGATGCTCCGAAAAGGAAAATAACTGAGAACGAGATTGTGTATTCGACAGATACACATGTGTATCATATTTTGTGGGATGGGCAGAGCAGGTACTACCAACACTCCTTTTATAACAGAGGGTTCAATTTCTGGCATTCGAAGAATTTCCTATCGAAGCTGTACAACAATAAGAGGTCTAGATTATTAACTATTGTGCGACCAAAATAAACGTTGACAAAACTTAGTGTCTGCTATATATATTTCTCGTGCCAATAATTAACCAAAAATAACCGGCAATTTGTTGGTAAGGCACAGGGAGGTTTACATGGGTTGTTCACATAGGAAAGATCTTTTTTGTTGGCAGTGTTCTGAGTCTGAGCCTTGCGCAATACCTCCGGCTGCGTGGTGTCAGCACTGCAAAAACATCGTTTCGAACAAGGCGAGCACGTCTCGTTCTTTGATTCAAAAAATAATCTCGAACAAAGAGAAGTACACTGAGAGAGAGGTGCTTCTGGCAGAAAACATGCTGTGGCTGATCTATGACGCGTCACAAAAAACTGAGGCGCTGATGGATTCGTACAGGAATCTCCTCGACGGCTATGTTTACGCCGTAAAGCGTTCTGAGGAGCTTCACCAGCAGCTTTTTGAACTGAGGAGGGATAAGGATGAGTCTGGTGATAGGGCAATGGATAGCAAACAGCGGCGCGCAGGATGATATGATGGCGGCCATCGAGTCATTCTTGTCTGAGCTTGATCAAGAAGGCGACCTCGGAGACACGGTAAACAATCTCAAGTTGTCTGAAAGGGTTCGCTTGTTCTCTTACATCTGTTCGTTGCTGGAAAGGGAGGCGGCGCTGCATGAAGCAACATAAAAATGAATGTGTCTTAGGCAACTGCTGGGATTCGACTGACGAACATGAGGTTCTGCCTACTGATGAATGGTGCCCAAGGTGCCGTGAGCTGGTGAGTATTAGATGCGCGGTCATCGAGGGCGAAGTGGCAAAGGTCTCGAAGGATCCTTCCAGGTACTGTCAGGAGACGAGGGCGGCATCAGAAATGATGTCGTGGTTGCTGAGAAAAATAGCGTTGCTCCAAACTTACAAGGAGTAGGGAAGATGGAGAAGAGTTTGAGGGACAGGATTGGAAAGGTGATATTGGAGGCATTCGAACGCTCGTACTGGGAGAGCAGGCACGAGTCATCTGATCCAAGAGAACACCTTAATTACGACCCTGATGTGTGTTGGAGGGCAGCAGACAGTGTTGTTGCAGTGATCGTCGAAGCTTTGACTGGGCAGAGAAGCGTACCGAAGAAAAACGGCGGGATCTTAGTAGACAGCCATCGTCTATTTTAAACGGAGTCAAAAATGAAATTGGAAGAAGTTCGACCTGAGCTGCGGTGGTTCGTCAAAAAAATGGAATCTCGAATGGCGGTAAACGACGGGGTGAAATCTGGGTGGGAGGTAGAGCCATTAAATTATTTTTTGGGCCGGATTGACGACGCCGCTTCTGGGCTTTCCTCAAGAATAGTAAAGGGGTGCGGCGTGTTGGAGAAGGCCGCAGATATATCAAATTATGCAATGATGCTGGCTTATGTGTGGATGAATGGCATATCACTAGGTGATAGGCGTTCAGCTGAGGACGATTTCCCAAAAATTCTTGAGGACAAAACTCAAGAGCATCATGCTAATTCTGCATTTGACAGGCTCAACAAGCTCGAAAACGCGGTTGATGTATATCTTAAATACTGCGGCCCGTGTGAGACAGACACCGAAGAACATGGTTTCTGCTGTGACTGGGACGACTGCCCCTATTGCAACCTATACAGAATAGTAAGAGAGGGTAGGTGAAGTATGCTGTGTGAAAGATGTGGTCAGTGGTCGGCATTTTATGAGCTTTATGGGGAGAAGCTGTGCGACTTCTGTCTTATTGCCAGGAAGACAGAGTATCTGGATCAAGATTATGGTCATCACATATCTCTTCCGATAAAGAAGATTCCCTGTGTCACCGAAGCCATAAAAATCCGGTCACGCCTTAAGCAGACCAAACTTAACCGGGTCTTGATCGATATGTCGCCTGTCAAAGGGTCGGATGTTTATGCGTATGTAGTTGACCATGAAGTCACACCGGAATTTTTTGAACAGAAGGTTAAGCCGATCCTCAAGGCAGGTCATTTTTCTGACCCTACATTTATTTTGTGTCGTCCTGTTTTTGAGGAAGAGCGTGCTGTGAATGAGGTTGGGAGGGTGTTTAGTCTTAGCAGCACCAAAGAATCCGACATGACAGACACCTTAGATGTATTCTTTTCTTTCTTGACACGTCTGAATTATGAGAAGGATCTATGCGAAATAACCGGTCGCAAATATAGTTTTTCTGAGTTTGTATCTAAACTCATAGGCGCTCAGTTTTATGACTGTATGCATAGTGGAATGAACAAAAAGCTGGTCTCGTTGCTCAAAACTCTTATCAGGCGTTTGGGTGCGGATCTTAGTACTGAGGTTTATCCTGCGGACACCAAAGGTGACAATTGGTATACTCTTGGTGATTGGCTTATGGAGGTTCACGACTTGCCGGAAGTAAACTTGAAGGCGATGCCTGAAAACGTCGTGTCTGCACTAACAAAATAGGCGGTAAAATGAGGGAGGATATGAAATACATAATGATAAACAAGCAAGCTCCTGTTTTGTTCTCTCCAGCTTTGGAACATGCTGCTGTAGCTAATGCATGCGTACAAAGTGCTTCTGACATAATTACAGGCGCTGGTTTTGTGATGATTTTGCCTGAAGGCAGAGCAGAATGTTATGGTTCTAGTGTAAGCCTCGGTGATTTACCTGCAGGAAAACATGACAGTAAAATAGTCACAAAAACGTTGTTCGGGGAGGAACACAATGGCTGACAAAAAAGAAAACAACAAAGGTATTACGTCCGGCGTAGATTTGGCTTCTCTCTTGGATGTCTCGCCGGAACAACTTGCGGCCCTGCAGTATGATGCGTTGAAGGGGCATGCCATTTCCAGGCTCAAGAAAGTCATCTCCTTATTGGAGGACAATCATTTGTGCCAAATTGAGGGTGAGATGAAATATTCTCCCGCTGGTGGCGCATATGGTGGAGACAACCACTACGTTGATTTTTCCTGGTGCGAGTCTCAGCGTGAACATGGACGCGGTGTTGATTTGTTGGAGGTCGTGATCGATTTAATGCGACTTCAAAATCAAATATAGGGTGCACCATGGGTAAACCGGAGAACAAAGATGAATAAAAAAGAAGCAAAAATAAAAGCACTTGGGCATGTTACTTTAGTTATTGATACAGCAATAGATGATATTTATGACTATTTTTGTACTATGCCAAGTAAGGATAGGGAAAAAGTAAAAGAAGCAATGGGTGAAATCAATGGAACCCTTTGGCGTCGCTTGCTGAGATTGTCGAGCAATAAAACAAAGGGCGAAAAGCCCACTGAGGAAGAGTTCGGACAACGTTGTTAAGGCACTAACTGAGTGGGGAGCTACTCATGGTCAATGATTTTGAGCCCGTTGCAAGCGAATATGGAGCGGAAGAAATAAACCTGTCCGTATTCCAGGCCCATGGTCCTGGCTCATGTCCTCTATGTGGCAGCAATACGATACTGACATCAGGGGAGTACGGAAGGTTTTACGGCTGTGTCAATTTTCCAGATTGCTGCGGATCGAGGCAGGTGAAAATCATATACATACTAAAATAGGATCGTCATGAAGATTAAGATTGAAAACAAACATCTTTATTCAATGGGCGAAAATGTTGTTGTTACGGCTATATCTTCTTTTGAGAATATAGATGGGAAAATGGAGGTTAAGACAAACAAATTGGCTGTCCCTAGAATCGGAAAGGTCACTGGTGTAAAAAGCGTTTGTGGTAATGAGTTCTGGACTGTTCGTTGGGGGATCATGAACAAAGAGGTCCTGGTTTCTCCAGAAAACATACGGGTTCCCCCTTACGGAAAAGCCGGTGATTTTCCTGTTTTAAACAGACAGAAAAGTTATTTTTGTTAGTAGTTCTGTTGACAAAACCCACCGTATGGTATACGTTACTGCTTGGTAGTTGCTGACACCCAAAAAGAAAGGGTCTTCGATGAAACACTTATTGTTAAGTGTCTTGTTTTTGGTGTCCTGTGAAACAGCAGATGTGCCTTATTATGTTACATTTGGCTCAGGACCTGGCACTACATCTGAGACATTCGAAGGTACGCATCAGACTTCAGTAGATACCGAGGAGACCGATGATTGGATTTGGATTGAAGATACTGGGAGCACTTCTGATTTTTCTACTATTTCTACCGTGGATACTGGTAGTGACAGTGAGGCAGGAAGTGCTGTTTCGGGTTCAGCAACGGAAACTGAAGATACGTGGCCGCACGAAACAGAACAAGAAATGACCTCGACGGAGGTGGAGACTGTGGAAACGGACTCGGTGCCGGAGCCTGATACGGAAACGGAAGAAGAAACTCAGGGAACTGAGGACCAGACGGTTGAGACAGAAGAAGACACGATAGACACAACAGATTTTTTGGATACTTTTGACAGTGACACTGGCTCAGGATCAGAATACGTCGATACGGTCTCTGAATTTGATTCCGGCGATACTGACCCAGAAGAAGACACAGGAACAGGTATAGATACGAACCCGGATACAAACTGGGTGACAGATCCTGATACCGGCGATCCTATTTGTCCTCTGAATGATGCGATGTTCGATGGTTTGTCAGATACATGCTGGTTTCTGGGCGAGGGGGACGAGAGTTGTTTGGATGTTTGCAGTAGGTTCAACGGCGAATACAGTATTAGAACATCATCTTATGTAGGCTCAATAGGAATAGCTGATCATGGTTTTGAAGCTATGATTGCCTGCAGGGACATGCTGAAATGGTTTGATGTTGACCGCAAGGGAAAAGACCCAAATGAGCTGGGTTCAAACGACACTCATTTAGGTTGTTACTTCTTCACTAGCCAGGAAACCAGCTATATTGGGTTGTCCTCGACAACACCAGAGGCACGTGATCCAGAAGCACGGCGTTTGTGCGCCTGTGTAGTTTATTAACTGAAAGGACAAATAGATATGGCAAAGCCAGAGAAGGAAACTCGAAGTTTGGCCATGGCAGCGTATTGTCATCAATGTCTTGGGTATTATCAGGACGGAAAACACGACTGTGAGGCCGCAAGGTGTCCTCTCTACAAATGGATGCCGTACAGGAAGCTCGAACCCGACACGACCTGGTTAAAGTACAACCCGAGGTCGAAAGGACTGGTTACTTGGGAAGATAGCGAGCGGGAGCTTAGCGCTGAAGCAAAGCAGGCTGCAGCGGATAGAATCCGTGGCTTGCACAAGAAAAAGGAAGGATGACATGGATATTTTCTTCGGGCCGTCAGGAAGCGGAAAAACAACAGAACTTTTGAAACTTGCGCACCGATCTCCTTATATTATTGTAACGATGTCAAAACAGCGAGCCTATTTTTTATATAAGGAATCACTCAGTTCTGATCTTTCTATTTATTATCCGATTACCTATACTGAACTTTTACATAATAGCGTCATTCATGAAGGGTCTAGGATCCAGGGATTTTTGTTTGATGATGTGGAACAGTTTTTACATCTAATCTCTAACGGAAAGGCTGTTCGCGCAATGACGTTTTCTGCGCCGGTAAAAGGCGAAGTTCACGGAGCGTCCTGATGTTGAGGTTTCGGGCAGTAGACAAGGGAAATATCTGCTATGGCGAAGATTCGGTTCAAGAAACGTGTACAAAAAAACGAGGTCACTTCTCAGTCGAAAGAAAAATCAGAGACGGTTCAGCAGTCTTTGGAGTGTGCCACGACGGCTGGTCAGAACACGAAGTCTGCAGAACGAGAAAAGAGGCAATCAATAGAGCAGAACAACTCAGAAAGCACTTCAGCTGGGGTAGAGATTTCATTTTCAGAGTTGTCCACATCACCGAATAACCCACCGATGTTCCGGTCACACCATGACGCGGCAAAGGAAGGGTGCCCGGCATGTGGGGCAGAACTCAACGCGAAATGCGTTATCCCAGCTCACCAGTACTGGACGATTTGTTGTTGGCGATGCCAAAAGAAGAAGCTTTATGATGTCAACTACCACATCAAAGGCACTAAAAAATCATGAATAGTGAATTAAATCTCACGACCGACAATTTCATGTTGGTCTGCTCCAGGTGCGGCTCTTTTGAAGGCCCCCTTTATCTCATACCAGGTAGAAACGGACAGTTTTTATCTGGGTTCATTGTTTGCTGTGAGGGTTGTCTGGAAGTTGTAATACCTAATAACAAGGATGAATGATGTTTCACTCTATGGATATTGATGGAAAATTCTTTGTGGAAATTATGTGCGATAAATGCTCTCACGCTGGCCCAAGAGTTCCGGCCAAAGGTTTCCTTGATCCAGAAGCAAGAAAAGAAGCAATCGAAAAAGCAAAAGAAAACGGTTTTTTGGACGAAGAGTGTTACGGCGGAAGGGCTTACTTCTGCGCAAACTGCAAATAGGAGAACGACATGGGAGACAATTACATCTTTACATTTGGCGTAGGGCATGAACTGGCAAAATATTACGTCGAGCTTTGTGGCGACATTTCCTCTACTCGGGAGGAAATGTTTCGTCTTTTCGGACCACACTGGGCCTTTCAATATGACAAGAAGAAAGGGGACGAGCTTGTGAAGGAATACAATTACATCCCTCTCAAAGTCGATTCTCCGGTGTCATTCCATCAGTAAAGGCTTTGTCATGAAGATAGAAAAAGCAAGAGTTGAAGAAGTACGCCTCTCTGTGCCTGAAGGATTCAAAACAGCAGCAGAAGCTATAGAGCATTACGGCAGGATTTGCTATCGCTCAGAAGACAAAATCACCGAAACTTCTGCGGACAAATTTGTGGATCGCCTGTACAAGAGTGGGCACCACGCCATGCTCGAGTTCTGTGATGCGACCGTAATCTATTCCTGTGATAGGGGTATGTCTCACGAGCAGGTTCGTCACAGGCTGGCCTCCTTTGCCCAGGAATGTGTTTCAGGTTCGACGAAAGTCCACAAAAAATGGTCTGTGAAGCAACTATACGATAGAAGCCAAACAGCCATGGGTAGGGAGTACAACAGTAGGCTTTTATTAAGAAGCGTGGACTCTGTTGGGAATATAGTTCAGAACAAGATGAAGGATATATGGCTTGTGGGTAAACGGCCGGTATTTCGTTTAATGACGAAGCTTGGCTACAGTATAGACGTTACTTCAGAGCATAGGTTCTGCATGAAGGACGGCTCAGAGATAAGACTGAGCGAACTGAATGTAGGAGATCGTGTCTTGGTGAACGGGAGACCGGCGGCAATAAAAATTCCACATGAAGACGTTGAGGCCATGTATTTGCAGGAAGCAATGAGTCCGAGCGAAATAGCTGATACACTGTGCGTTCCTTACAGGAGCGTATTAAATTGCCTGCATAAACAAGGGGTATTTCAAAGGCGTCTTAACGACAAAAACAAAGAAAAATATACCAAAAACCACACGAACGATTCTTATGAGAAGATGCGTTGCTCTATAAAAGAGCAGTACAAAAACGGCAGAATGGCGTGGAATAAAGGTCTGTCAGAAGACGACCCTTCTGTGTTTATCCAGGCGGAATCTCTTCGAAAAAACCATTATGACAATCGTCCTCTAGAGGAAAATTCTAATTGGAAAGGGGGTGTGGATTCTGGTGTTGCACGGCGACGCAAGGCTGAGGTGGATGCTTGTGAGCTATGTTCTTTCCAAGGTTTTCTTGAGGTTCACCACATAGATAAAAACACGAAAAACAATACGCCAAAGAATCTGGTAAAGGTGTGCAGGAATTGTCATAAAAAACTTCATTTTGGTTGGCATATCGGAATGGTTGCACATGAAGATGAGGTAATATCCATAACGCCACTAGGTTTTGAGGATGTGTTTGACATCGAGATGTGCTCCCCATATCACAATTTCGTTGGTAACGGGATTGTGACCCACAATAGCACGCGATACTGCTCGTACAACAAGTCAAAATTCGATGGGGAAATCACAGTCATCGAGCAACCCTCCATAGCCGCTGCTGAAGGCTCAAAAGGAGCTGTTGCCAAGGCTACCTATGAACAGGCAGCACTATACGCTGAGGAGGCGTACAAGAAGCTCCTGGAGTGCGGAATAAAGCCCCAGGAGGCGCGGGCGGTACTACCGATAGGTCTCAGGACACGTATTGCAGTTAAGGCGAATCTGAGGGAGTGGCTTACGATTTTCAGCCTTCGTTGCGATACCCCAGCACATCCGATAATCCGCGAATGTTCAAAGGAGGTACTCCGTGTCTTACGAGAGCGAGTCCCGTCAGTCTTTTCGGACCAGGGGGAGAGGTTCATGCTTTGATGTTGACTTCGATGTTGAAGACAAAATAGGCACTTCGATTCTATGCGAAAAGCTTGCGAGCGGGTAATTATTGTGCAGTTGGATTGACTGCAAACGTGATATGTGTTTTAAATGCCCCGTCAGAACCCTTCCCCTGCCCCGTCTCCTATTTGCCCTACTAGGAGGCGGGGCTCCTTGCATCGAAAGTAGTTTTTTGCTCCTATCTGGTATATAAACTTTAGGTAGGGCCGCATAAGACATGGTGAAAACATGGCAGATAGATCTAAAAAAAGCGAACAGGATTATGATGATGAGGTTCAGGCAGTAGCCAAAACCTTGGAAAAGAAAGAGCTGACCGACAAAGAAGTCGAAGCTCTGAGTGACATGGTTATGGCTTTTGTCGCACAAATGACTGGAGTCGAACTCTATCCATATCAATATGAGTTTGGTTGGCGCGTCGTCTATTCCCTACTCGTAGAAGACGCGGAGGAAGTAACCGCGTTATTCAGCAGGCAGATGGGAAAGTCAGAAACAATAGCGAATATAGTTGTTGCTTGCATGGTTCTCTTTCCAGTGTTTGCCAGGAACATCACCTGGGACGAAAGAATATCCAAGTTCAGAAATGGCGTTTGGGTAGGTATTTATGCTCCAAACTATGAGCAGGCTGGTATCCTGTGGACAAGAATGAAGTCCAGGTTGTACTCAGACGAAGCCAGGTCAGCTCTTCTTGACCCGGACATCGATATGGACATCGATAAGATTTCGAAGAACATGTCTCTGCCGAATGGTTCGTTTGTGGATTCTGGCACGGCTTCTCCACAGTCCTCGATTGAAGGTAAGACCTACCATCTAATCATCCTTGAGGAGTCTCAGGATATACCGACGAACAAAATCAAAGAGTCGATCCATCCTATGGCGTCTGCTACAGCGGGAACGTTGGTGAAGATCGGAACTCCAAACAGAAAACGCTCTGAGTTTTATGAGGCATGCCGCAGGAACAAAAGAGCTGACCTTGCTGACGGTTCTCTGCGATCCAAAAAGAGGCGTCACTTTGAATATGATTATACAGTAGGCCAGAAACACAATCCCAGGTACCGCAAGTATATCCAAAAAGAAAAATCACGACTAGGCGAGGATTCTGATGAATTCCGGATGAAATACCGTCTCCACTGGTTGCTTGACAGAGGTATGTTCATCAATCCCGACGTTTTCGAAGAATGTGGTATCAAAGATTCGAGTTCGAATCTCACGGCTGTGATTGGCAAGGGCAGAAGAAAACGCGAAATAAAATTCATTCGTCCGCCCAATGTCGTTACCTACGATCCTGGCACAGAAGGGATTGTTGCTTCCATAGACGTCGGGCGAACAAACTCAACAGTTGTCACCGTGGCAAAGGTATTCTGGGACAACCCGGTAGAGTTTGCAGATTCGGATCGATATTACATGCACATTATGAATTGGCTTGAGCTTGTTGGTGATGACCATGAAGCTCAGCATCCCCAGATAGTTGATTTCCTGAAGAACTATTCTTTGTCTCAGGTCATCGTCGACGCCACAGGTAAGGGCGACCCTGTCTATTCCAGAATTGCGGCATCACTCGATGGTTATGGCGTCTACGTTCAGCCGTTTGTTTTCAATGCAGCGTCGAAAGACGTGGGGTATAAAACTCTCGGTCAGGAGTTGTCTTCCAGGAGGCTCACGTATCCTGCAGGAAGTCGAGCTAGTAGGCTGCAGAAGTGGCAGCGGTTTGTGTCCCAGATGGAAGACCTTGAAAAAGAATGGCGAGGCCAACAGATGGTGGTCCACAAGCCGAAGCACAGCTCTGATGCCCGTGATGACTTTTGCGACTCCTTGATGATGCTCTGTTGGCTTGTGAATGTCAGAGGCACCATGGAGGTAGAAGAAGGCCCGAATCCATTCATCGGTCGTCAGTCTAGATGGACTGCTGCTGGTATGCTTCAAGACGCGAAAGCGTGGTATAAGGGTGTAACAGAGCCTGCGAAGATGCCCCGTAAGAGCAAACGTGGGAAGTGGGATTAGGTTTATTGCCCTAAATTTTGTAGACTGTATTTGTTTCTGGCTTTGCGCCGTAGTTTAATGAGGAGGATCCAAAGTGGGAACTTATGAGACCCCAAGTCATGCAGCTTCTCTGTCTATTTCCGATATGTACGATTCATTCTTTGGTGATGACGCAGCACAGTCTCACAGTAGGAGGCTCATGGCATACCGGAGATATTGGCTTTACTATACAGGAAAACACTGGTCTTACACTCGTGGGGAGAGCGACCCGACATTGACGTTTAATTACTGTAGACGCCTTGTTGATCTGCACGTAAATTTCACTTTTAAGGGCGGATTCAAGATCACTATTCCTGAAGACCCGGTCACGCCTGGGCCAGACAAAAAAGACAGGGATTTTATACGTGTTATGCTTGAGGAAACGTGGAATAACAACGATAGGGACCTATGGCTTATGGAAGCTGGCCAAAGTGGTTCTGTTACCGGCGACGTTTTTGCTAGGGTGTCTTGGGACGATACGGATCCTCTCGAAAACCCATATGCGCGAGTTGACCTCCTCCCCTCTCATTTTTGTTTTCCTGAGTTTTGCGGTCCTCACGGAGCGAACAAGAAGAGTATTCGCAGGATCCTGATTGTGAATCCGGTGTATAAGGAACCGGAAGACATTGCTGTTTCTGGGGTGTACTTCAGCCGGAACCCAAAGCCCAATACGACGTCCTCTTTGTTACTCGAATCAGAAGAGTGGATTGCTGCCAGGTATGATAAGCGAACCGGTGAGATGCTGTCGCCAGCGAAGGTTCGCTACTACGAAAACAAAGAATATGTTGGTGAGAAAGTTTCCCCGATAGGCGAGATACCGATAGTGCATATCCCAAACTATCCGCTGTCTGGCGAGTATTATGGAATGTCAGATCTTGCTGACATCATGGATCTGAATCGGGAGCTTAATGAAAAGGCGACCGACATCTCAGACATCATCAATTACCATGGCTCACCGACAACGATTGTTTCTGGTGCCAAGCTCACGGATCTTGAAAAAGGAGCAAACAGGGTTTGGTCTGTGCCGGAAACCGCCAAGGTTTACAACCTGGAGTTGAACGGGGACCTCTCCGCTGCTTCTGAGCATTACGACAAGGTTCGCTCTGCTCTTATCGAGCTGTCAGGAACCACTGAACAGGCGCTCGGTAATTTCGAAGGTTCTGTTCCACCCTCGGGTGTCTCTCTCCAGCTTCAATATTTGCCTATGTTGGATAAGCGCGATGTGCGCGTCCTGATGTTCAGGACTGGATTGAGATTGATCAACCGCCTGATCCTGAAAACGACTGAGATAGGGGACCCTGCTTTTGGTGCCAAAATGGCCAAGGTCGACGGAAACCCGTATCGAAACGACGTTACGTTTGCTGAACCTCTACCACAGGATGAGAGGCGAGAGCTTGAGGTTACGAAAGAGCGTCTTGTGCTCGGTCTTTCGAATAGACGTCGTGAGCTGGAGAAACAAGGTGTACCTAAAAACGAGATCGATAGAATCCTCGAAGGCGTCAAAGAAGACATGATGCTCGACAACGATGCTATTTTCTCTGGCACTGATGATGTAGGAGTCGGGAGCGGTAATTTCCAGCTTGATCGAGGTGGCGCTGACTCAACGAGAGGTGAGAAGATCGTTGACAACGACATCGATAACAACCTCGAAAAATAAAACCCTACCATGGATAAAGAACCAAAATTCGCTGTAGGTGGCAGTGACCCTGATTTAGCCAAAGCGAAGTCAGCGCTGTATTCTGCTCTTGTTGCTGACGCAAAAATAGTCCGAGGAAGAATTGTATCTTTATTAGAGTTGCTGCTGCCTTATCTAAATGATCCTGCAAACTACACTGCTGACGGTACGCGTTTACTTTCAAGGCCAAAGTCAATTTTGATGGGAAGAATAAAAAGGTCTTTTCCTGAAATAATCAGGAAGATCGATTTCGATATAAGATCAAGCGTACGGTCAGCGATCAACACTACAGTTGATAGCCAGATTGAATCGATGTCTAAAAAGAAACTACCTGTACCTACAAGGCAAGAAGCAGACATAGTAAAAGAAGAAGCTTTACTTGGTCTTGGACGTGACTTCCCGAGAGGAAGTGGTGTGACTTACGAAAACCGTCTTTCAAGAATAGAGCGTGTTCACTCAAAGCAGCTTGAAAGAATAGTCGGCTCCACGCACACAGAAAATGCAAAAAGCAAAATAACCTCCGACGTAAGAACTGCTCTCTTACACTCAAGCCCTGGCCCCACTCCTGTTCAAAATGGAAGTCTGGCGAAAAAGGTCATGCGTCTGTCTTCTGCTGAATCAATGAGGCTTGTAAACGAAGCAGAATCCGGTTTGTTTGCGAGCGCTGGCGTAGAGTTTGCCTATTGGCGTTTGAGCCCATCTCACAAATGGGAAGGTGGTGGTGAAATTTGTGAACAAATGGCATCTCGCGAATCTTCAGACATAAATGCTCTTGTAAAGCAGCGTGATGCTGCCTTGATGACAGAAGGACTGTACCTGATAAAGAATTGGCCCTCATATCCACATCCATTTTGTAAGTGCTTCGCTGAAGCCGCGATATAGGAACCCCACCCTTTTTTTATTTTTTCAGACCGATAGTGGCTGTTTTTTACTTTTGGTCTCTTCCCAATCGTTGAATTTATTTTGGGAGAGTGCTATCTATGTTAGAGACACTTTGACAGAGTTCTATGAATTTTTAGGCTCTGTTACAGATTTAGGAAAATCGATTCACAGGAGGTCGAAAAATGGCGATGAACGCAGGACAAGTTGGTGGCGGGAATGGTGGCCAAACTGACATGGACCGTGGCAAGAGCCACGCATTCCCATATTCGAAGGGTCAGAGGAAGACCGGCAAAATCGGGGGTGGAAGCTCCGCTCCTAACCCGGTCGACAAAAGTGGTCTTTCGAGGCCCATGACCAAGTAACACTAGAAAGACACACACCTTCGACCCAGTTGAAAACACTTTTTGGAGGACCCTATGCCAGACAAGACGAAACAAGACAATGACACACGGCAAGCGAGCGATGACAAAACCTCGCAGACACACGACATGACACCCCAGAGCGACAAGGCAGTCGAACCAACAAAGAGTTCCGAAAGGACTTATTCCGACAAGGAACTCTCAGAGCTTGTTGAAAAGGCGCGGGCTGAAGAGAAGAATAAGGTCTACTCGAAGCTCGAATCTTTTAAATCAGAGAAGGAGAAAATCCTTTCAAATCTCGAAGAACTGCGGGAAGCAAAAAAACAATTGGAGGCAGACCGAGATTCTTTGAGGGAAGGACGCGCATCCGACTTGAAATCAGTGAACGAAGAGCTGAGCCAACTGCGAGAGCAGAATGAAAAACTCCAGCAGGCAATCGACGCCACGGTGGAAAACTCTTCTCGTCAGATTCGCGAACACGAATTGCGTGCTTACAAGGCCGATAAAATTCGTGAGGCCGGTTTGAAACTCACTGAGCTTGTCTCAGGGTCTTCCGAAGAGGAGATCGAAACTGCAATTAAGGCCGCAAAGAAGCGTGAGGACGAAATTGCCGAGCAGGTTCGCGAGCAGGTCAAAAAAGAGCTTGCTGGTGATCTCCCGAGGCCGATTTCGACCGACAGCTCCAGGGGCAGGGGACCTGATCCGCAGGTTAATGTCCAAGACAGAATGTCTGTGGCTCGATTGCCGCGAGACGAGTACCTCAAGCGGCGTGCGCAACTGTTGAGTGATGCGAGAATCAAGGCCGGGCTGGAGTAAAGCCCGCCATTTTAAGGAGGAATTAGAATGCCTTTTTCAGCTGTAAGTACCGCCGCAGGAACCCACCTTGCACTGCCCCAAGCAATCCTCGACGTCTATTCGATGGACATCGAGCACGAAGCTCTTGGAATCATGCGATTCGAGGAGTTTGCGACTCTGAAGACTGATCTGATGGCCCAGGCTGGCCAGACGATCACGATGAATCGCTACAACAATCTGACTCGCGGCTCTGCCCTCACGGAGAGCACGGAAATGTCGGAAGTGGCGATCACGGCAACCCAAAAAGCCATTACCGTTACCGAGTATGGTAACGCTGTTGGTGTCAGCGAGAAGCTGCTCAAGATGGCTCAAGACGACCTCTTGAAAGAATCCGCAGTTCTCTTGGGTCGTGACTACGCGGTCGTGAACGACCTGATGATTCGTGATGCCCTCGGTGGTGCCACCAACGTTCTGTACGGTGGTAACAACTCGTCCCGCGCTGCCATGGACGGAGCCGTTGACTTTTTCGACGTTGAAATTCTCCGGCAAGGCGTGGAGACTCTCCAGACCAACAATGCCCCGAAATTCATGGGTGATTTTTACGTCTGCTTCATCCATCCCCACCAGGCTGCGTACCTGAAGAGGGACCCTGACTGGGTTGCCGCGCAGAACTATGCTGGCACCCGCAATCTGTTCAGTGGTGAGTTGGGCCGCTGGGAAGACGTGGTCTTCATCGGCACCACTCATTGCCGTAACGGTGCCGCTGGCACATCCGATCCGGGCTACCTGGCGGCGTTGGCTAATGCCGCGACTGGCGGAGCTTCGAACGCTAATGTGTATGAAGCGCTTCTGTTCGCCGATTCCGCAGTCGGTAAAGCCATGGCGCTGCCGGTAGAAATGCGTGACGGTGGGACCATGGATTACGGCAGGAAACACGGGCTGGCCTGGTACTCGATCATGGGTTCCGGAGTCCTGGAAGATGATTTCATCGTCCGTCTTGAGACCGTCTAAGGTCTGCACGTTTGGGTGTGGCCCCCGGAAACGGGGGCTACGCTTTTTTGTCTCAAATCTTTAAGGAGTCATTATGGCTTACAAGAAATCGAAGAAGTTGACGAAGAAGGACACTACAAAGAAGAGTGAAAAACCTTCCGTGACTGAGAAAAAAGCTATGGACTCTACTAAGAAGGAAGAAAAGCCCGCACCTATTCCCGAAGAGGAAGAGGTGGTTGAAAAAGTTGCTCTTCCTAAAGAGTCTCCGCTTGAGAAAAAGATCGAGGAAGAAAAACCACCGAAAGAGCTGGACAAGCTCCCTGTCGCTCTTCCCAGCGAGGAAGCGAAACAGTACGAGACTTCGGTCGCTCTCAAAACTACCGTCAAACGTTGCGGTGTGTGGTTCAAGCTCGTCACCGGAAAAAAGGTTACCGGGACGAAAGAGCAAATTGCGTACCTTCGGTCATGTGGACTGGTGAAATGAGAGAGGCATCGTGGCAACATACAACGAGATCATCAATACGGTTCGTAGGCGGGTAGCCGACTACAAAGAGAATCGAGTTTACTCTGACGAGTATTACTCAGACGCTGTCTCGTTCGCGCTCAGCAAACTAAGCCACGATTTTTCTGAAAACTACGCCACTGTCTCTGACGTACCTACCTTCAGAGTATTCCTTCTGACAAAACTTGCTGTCATCGAGATGTGCTACGTCCGCGCTGCGGAATTTGTCGATGTCGATGCTGGCGAGGAAATTTCTGGGAGCGCCCATTCAATCAAGGTCCCTGATCTTGAAATAGACGGCGAGGGCACTTCTCCCAGTGAGGCTGCTCAGTCTTGGTTGCGGTATGCTCAGAGTCTACAGAATGAGTATGATGGCGAACTTGCTCATTCTGGGGGATCCTCAAATGCTGCAGAGGTTCAAGTAGCCAACCTGAAGCGTATCTCTTTGACCACAGGCGGTTACAGGAAATATGCTCTTGATCGTGGTCTTGCTGCTGTGACTGTTTCTGCTGTTGTTGCTGACAACAAAGTCACTCTGTCTTGGTCAATACTTTATGACGAAACTTTCATGGCCTATGAAGTTCTTAGGGGCACCTCATTATCCATGGAAAATGAAGAACGAGTGGCTTATATCACAGACAACCAGAAAAGCTCTTATGTTGATATTGTCCCTGATTCCGGGACGTATTACTATCGGGTTAAAACGGTCAACCCGAACAATATCAAGAATGCTGGGAACACCCTGACTGTGGTGGTGCCGTAATGCTGACTGAGGTACATATTCAGAGGATGGTAGATAACGCCATCACCAAGTATGACTCTGGACCTATTATGTATTATCCATACGAAGCAGGAGCTGTGGATATTTACAAACAGCGGACGAAGTCATTCGGAACAGCGGTGTATCTCGTTGGCAGAGCGATCCTGAACCCTACAAAAGAACAGATTTCAGTCATAGGTAATGAGGAGCGCTACGACGTAGCGTTCCTCTTTTCCAGGCTTGAAATGATCAAGAAGTTTCCGTCTGCTTCTGAGGGTGAATGGATAAACGTAGATGGAGAATTTTCGTGGTGGGATAGAAGGTATAAGATTGAAAAGGTGGCTCCGTCAGGACAAATCGGAGCTTCTTTTTCTCTGGTGATTGCCCTTGGCATGACGATTCAGGGAAGTCGTGATTGATGACCTCTAGCAAGCAAAGCTCTGTACGGCTAACTGGTGACTGGGAACGTTTTAGAGCCTGGTGTAGCTGGATCGTAAACGGCGGCCATATGGCAGAGCTTGAGAAAATGGGAGAGCAAATCGGGGGTTTGGTTAGAGGTACACTCAGACGTCATATCACGGCGCAAGACCTGGGATGGAAGAAGCTCTCTGATCACACAATACAAAAAAAAGGACACCCCGTAGTCTATGTGGATAGTGGAACGTATGTGAGTAGCATAGGAGTAGAAGTACAAAAACAAAACACATACGATTTAACAATAAGCATCTTTCCGGACGGTTATTATGAAGAACGCGGCAAAGAAATTGCTGAAATAGCTTTCTACATGGAATACGGAACGAAGGATATGCCAGCAAGACCTCTTTGGAGACCTGTTTATGAAGCAACCAGGAACATGGAAGAGATCGTGAATTTTGACATGGAAAGGGTGTTTTCTCCATGACGTCTCTGGCTACCACACTAAAAGCGATAGACGCTGCATTGATAGCCAAATACAGCGGAATAACGATAACTACGAGCGATGGAGATACGGCCGTAACTCCTTTCATAGAATCCCCTCTGCCAGAGGTTTTTGATGAAAGGTCATTTCCTTCAATATCGATAAAACTCCTGTCTGTTCTTCCTGATTACACGAGGATTTATGAGTCAGAAGATTTCAACGAAGAAGAAACTGACTACGACGTTACAGTAGATCCACCTGTCAGGAGCATGAGGAGCAAACCTCTTCCGTATCGTATTTTGTATTCCGTTGACACATGGCATAGAGCCAGAGCAGGTGAATCTAGGGATCTTGTCACGGAGGCAATTCTCCATAAAACAAGACCTAGAGGTAGTATGACCGTCCAAAACATAGATGGAGTCGACATAGACGTTTGGATGTTTTGGGAGGGCGGGATACGAACACTCGACGAGATAGATGTTGACGAAATTATCTATCACAAAACTTTGAGTGTTGTTATATTGGCTTACTTAAGCACAACTAAGGCTGACACTGTGTCTGAAGAAAAAGCTGTTACTACTGTTGATTTGGACATATACAACAGACATGTTGAAACCGACTCAACTGGAACAACGGTTGATGACTCTAAGAACGTGAAAGACATTTCAATACGTGTTACAGATACAGATGTCGAAGTGAGTCCATGATGAGTTTTCACTCCTCCGGAATGCGCTTTTGACATTGGTGTTCTTTAGTGGAGGAGCAAAGCGTTTGTCGCAAAGGAGTAAATGATGCCAATTTATACGTTTCCAGATGTGTACGCGGAGGAGGTAACCTCTCTTGAGGGTCCTATCCAAGCCGCTGCAGTAGGCAAAGGTGGTCTGCAGGCAGTGACTCAGAAGGGTCCTCCTGGAATCCCGATCAGGACTCGGACCTTCGACGCGTGGAAAGAGATTTTTGGTGGTTATGAGGCTGCGGCTCGTGGCGATGCGGCTTACGAGGCCAAGGCGTTTTTCGCTGAGGGTGGCTTCGAGTTGATCACCGTTCGCCAGGTGGCCTACACCGACATCGACGACAAGACGACCTTTGTTGGCGGTGTTGCATCGAGGACCATCGATACTGACGGTGTTGCTGCGACTGCTGCTACGAAAACAGGGGCTGTCGGTACGTACGCCATGTCTGCAGGTGATACCGTTGTAGTAGACGTCGATGACGCCGGTGACGCTACGGCAACGTTTGACGCTGCTGCCGGATATGTCGAAGACACGACTGGTTATCCTGTCGCAGATCAAGACGGTCTAACCATCACCCTCAAAATTGATAATGGTGCTACCCAGACAGTGACGTTCTCCGGAGCAACCACAACTGTTGCTGGCATCATCGATCAAATCAATGCCCAGATTTACGGTGGTTACGCAACGGAAAATGGCGGGCAGCTCAGGATCGTCAGTGACAAGCTCGGAACTGGGAGTTCTGTGGAAATCACTGGTGGTACCCACGGTTTGACGTTTGGTGCTGCCACTGCCGGTACCGGTGATGTTGTTGACATTCGTGCAGTCACTGCCACTGAGGTTAAAACTGTCATCGAGGCCGACACCACTGCGACTGTGACGGTGAATGCAGATGGATCATTTACGATTTCTTCCCCGACGACTGGCGCTGCCTCTGAGCTGGACTTTACCGGCGGTACTGGCCTCACTGCTCTCGGCCTTTCGGTCGAAACCATCGTCGGAACTGCAGCAGGTGCGACGTTCAACACGTTGACACTTCAATGCGGCTACCGCAGCTACACTGCTCCAGGAGTTTATGGTAATCTGTTGAAGGCGAAGATCACCCAGAATCCGAGGCATGCGTCTGCAGGAGCTGGATCCGACATCGCCGCTGACATTACCGCTTCGGATACGTCCGTCCAGGTTGTTTCGGCACAAGGGATCAATGCTGGCTCAGTGATTAAGGTCACTGATGGTACGAACACCGAGTACAAAGAGGTGACCGGTGTGAGAACCACTGTTGTGGCCGGAGTCGTATCATTCTTCGTCGACATCGATGGCACGTTCTCCAACCCCTATGTGACTGGTGTTACCACGCTTCAAACCCAGGAGTTCGACATCCAGGTGTACGAGGGCGATGTTTTGGTCGAGACATGGCCTCAGTTGTCGATGCTCGATACCGCTGACAACTACGTCGAAACGGTCATCAACGATGAGAATTTCGGTTCGAAGTACATCGTAGCGACCGACCTTGACGCTGCTGCCGGACTCGGTGCTGATCTTCCTGCCAGTGATTCTGCTGCTACAGCTCTTTCTGGTGGATCCTCTGAGATCGTTGGCTTGGCCGACACTCACTGGATTGGATCCTCGACAGGCAAGACAGGTCTGTATGCGTGGGATGAGATCAACGAGTTCATGCCGTTCTGTACGCCTGGTAACAACAACGCTGCTCTCGTCCATGCTGCTGCGGCTTATGCCAAGGACAGAATCTGGATGGAGTACCTGACCTACGTTGACACTGGCATGGCCGGTGCTGACGCTGTGGCGTATCGTGAGTCCATCCTCGGTGTTGATTCGAGTTACGTGTCTCTGTACGCCGGTGGCGAGAAGGTCTTCGACCCTGCTGGTTCCGGGTCCGCTCCACGGCGTCTCATCTCTGGCCTGGGTGCCATGATGGGTATCCGTGCCCGCGTTGATTCTTTGTCCGATTCTGGACCGTGGGAAGCCCCCGCTGGCCAGGGCGACTTCGGTGTCCTCCGCTCTGCCCTCGACGTTGCTACCGAGTACAGCAACACCGACCACGGGCTGATGAACGACGCTCACATCAACGTCATCAGGAAGTTCTCAAACACGAGTGCTCCGGTTGTTTGGGGTACCAGAACTCTGGACGCTTCTGTGCCGCAGAAGTTCCGGTACATTCCAGTACGCAGGTTCTTCCAGTTTGTGGAGAAATCGATTGTCGACTCCACTCGTTGGGCTGTGTTCCGGAACAACAACGACAACCTGTGGGTGCGGCTGAAAGATCGTATCAGTGATTTCCTTCTGGGTCTGTTGGGTGACGGGGCTTTCCCGACCACCGAGGCGGCAACCGCGTACTTCGTCAAGATCGGATTCGCTGACGGAACCATGGACAGCGACGACGTTGACAGCGGCAAGGTCATCGGACAAATCGCACTCGCTCCGAACAAGCCGGGCGAATTCATCATTTTCCGTTTCAGCCAATACACTGCTGGAGCGGATGTAACTGAGGCATAAACAGCTTCGAGACTGGAGGAAATAGATGCCTGATCCGTATCGCAATTTTAAGTTCGAGGTTGAAATCGATGGTTTCGTCAGGGCTGGCTTCTCGATGGTGAGTGGACTCAGCGACACCACCGAGGACATCACATACCGGGAGGGAGGGGAGAATGAGACTCCTCACCATCTCCCAGGGCAGACCACATTCAATGACCTCACTCTGTCGCGTGGTTCGTCGGATGATTCTGATTTCATCTCTTGGCGAGAGGAGATCTTTGACATCGACAAATCGAACGGTGCTCAGGGTGACAATGAGTCGTTCCGGCGTTCGCTGACGATTTATCTCAAGGATAAATCCGGTGCGAGGGTCAAGAAGTGGAAAGTTCGGAGGGCTTGGCCCAAGGAATTCACCACTGAAGATCTCGACGCCAGTGGAAACGATGTTTTGATTGAAAATATCGTCCTCGCCAATGAGGGCGTGAAAAAAGAGACATTGTAAGTAACACGTAGTTGTTTCGGCATAAGCCACAACAATTTTGACCACAGGAGACAATTCAATGACCGACGAGATCCATTCTATCGATGATTATGTCAGCCAGGATGACGTAGACATCTCTGATGCCGTTCGTTTGCCCGTAGGGTTGGAGGTCAACGGCACCCGTTATCGTGAAGTTGTTATTGACGAGATGACGGGTGTCGACGACCACAATCTGTCTTCCAAAAAGGTTTCCACAAACGGAGCGAAAGGCGTGTCCATGATTCTGAACCGTTGTATCCAGGAAGTACCTGGTTATCTCGATCAGAAACGGGATCCGTCCAAGCTTTTCAATCGTTCGTTGGCTCAAAACCTGACTGTGATCGACCGTGATTACCTCATCTCCAGGATCTACATGCTTGGCGGCGAGAATGACGTTGTTATGGCCGGTAAATGCCCGAGGTGTGGTGATTCCTGGGAGGAAGATACGAAGCTCAGTGACATGGAGGTCATCGAGTGGCCTGAGGACAAACCACTGGAGATCGAATTCGAGCTTCCTGTCGGATTGACGACAGTCAAAGATGGAAAAAGAGTGATCCACAAAAAAGGGCGTTTGAGGTTCCCTACTGGAAAAGAGCAAGAGCGTGTCGGAGATCTCGACAGTCCGGCGTCTGCTTTCGATGCCATGTTTGCAGCATGCATCGTTGAGCTTGGCGAGTTGGCGTCTGAGGACATCGACCAAACGACCATGAGGAATATGAAGTCGAGGGACCGAAGATACCTCATGCGACACATGCAAGTTTCGCTTCCTGGTCTTCGCCAGTGGAAAATTGTAAAATGTGAATGTGGTCGGCTGTTCGACATTACCGCTGACCTCACGGCTTTTTTCGATGGGAGGCAGGAGAGCGGAAACAAGTCCTAAAGAATCTAGTCGAACAGGTTCACCATCTTGCGACAGCTTACGGATGGACCGAAGATCAGGTTCTGCGCCTCCCAAACAAACGGCGGTTGGCCTATTGTACTTTAATCAATAGGGACTGGCGAAAACAACGAGGTACCTGATGCCCCTTTCTCTCAGCGGAACCGGTGGTAGCAACATGATGATGGGTATTCAAATGCACATGAGTACTCAGGGTGTTGTTACCGGCGCAACTCTAGTCAATCAAAAAATGGAGAATATCGGCAAAACGGCCAGGAGAACGGCTCGTAATATCGATGCGACCTCTGAATCAGTCCACGAAATGGGCCAAGCGTATCTCCAGGCATCAGCGAGTCTGGCTGCGTTTGGGTTTGGGATTCGACAAATAGGCGTTTCGATTTTCGAGGGTTTCACTAAGCCTATTGTTGATGCCGCCTCCAAATATGAAACCGCCATGTCTCGCATGCAGTTTGCGACGAATGCGACAGAAAGAGAGATGGCGGATCTGGACAGGACTATGATTCGCGTTGGTTTGGAGACAATTGAAACTCCTGCCAGTGCCGCTGAGGCGTTTCGTAGTTTGAGGACTGCTGGTCTTGAAACTAACGAAGCACTCGCTCTTCTGCCCAAGACAGTTCAGATGGTGACTGGCGCTGCCGGTATGATGGGGATGGATCAGGCCGTTCGTGCGACTGTTGCGACGGTTAAAAAATTCCAACATACCGGAGCGTCCTTCACCAAGCTAATGGATGACATCGCACAGGCGACACGTGAGACAGCGTTGCAGTGGGAAGATATGCCTGTGTTCATCAACGCACTTCGTGATGCTCCTATGAGACTTCGGGCGACTACGGCAGAAATGCTGGCACTTGGTGGTGTGATGAAGGCCGGTGGTATGCAGTCTGCGCAGGCCGGTCAGGCGATTTCGATTTTCGCGAACAAGCTGATCACGAACTCACGTAAAATTAATGCCGTCATGGCCAAGGGCGGCCTGGCAAAAGAAGATTTCTTCGCGATGGACCCGAAGAATTTACGACGAAGAATGATCATGCTCCAGAAATTCGGTGTCGAAATGTTCGATGTCGCTGGCAAGCTGAAACCACTGAAGCAGATTCTAGTTGAGGTCATAACGAGATCTCAGGAGCTTGCGAAAGTCAGTGACGAGGAGGCTCTGACGACAATCAGTGGCGTGTTCGGAGAAAAAGCGGGTTCAATGATCTCCATGCTCCAGCAGCTATCTAAAAACGGAATTGATGCTGGGCAAGCCATGTCAAAGCTGATCAATTCTGTGGATAAGTCAGCAGGAGCAATGGAAAAAGCAGAAAAGGCTTTCCTCAATACTTCAGAAGGTATCAACAAACTCATTGAAGGTACCCAACAAACGATTCAGCTCCTTCTAGGAAGGACCGTTCTTCCTCTCTATGCAGACCTTTTGGTCATAATGAAATCTGTGCTGAATTCATTCTTATCTTTTGTCGAGAATCACCCAGCTGTCGCTCGTGCACTCACTGTCATAACAATAGGGATAGGTGCATTGGCAGTAGCATTCGGAACACTGCTTCTTGTTCTTGCTGGAACACTGTTTTACACACAAATCCTTGGTCCTGCTTTGCTTGCGATTGGTGGTCCTGCTGCAGCGGTTGCTTTAGGTCTTACGGCAATACAAGCTGCTATGGCTCCTCTTGCTGTTATGGGTGCTGTGGTAGCCGGTGTATTTGTTGCTATGTTTGCTGCTTTCAAGTTGTTTGATCATGTAATGACGTCACAGACTGATGCCGTTGCGATAACGATCAGAAATTTCTTCAACGACATCAAGTTGATCGCTCAGGGTGTTATGGAATGGTGGAACGGAAAGGGCGGACCGAACTCGATGAAACTGTTCGAGCAACTTGAAGAACGAGAGCTTACCGGAATAGTCGGGGCTTTACTCCAGTTTAAGGAAAGAATAGTCAGTTTGTTTTCTGGCATTTGGCAGGGGGTTAAAGATGCGTTTTCTCCTTTGTTGGCTGCCATCAGGGGTGTTTGGTGGGCGGTAGGGTTCTTGTTCGATAGAGTAAATTCCTTGTTCCGTCTATTTGATACGAGCGACATCAGAGATCAGCTGCCTAAGTGGGAAGCTCTGGGTAGAGTCATAGGATGGATCGCTGGGACTGTTTTAGTTCTATTCATAGCTAAAACAGTAGCTGCAACTGTGGCTCAGGCTGCACTTGGTGTTGTTATGTTGGTCACGAATATCAAAACAATAGCTCTTGCTGCAGCAGTAATTGCCTTGGGGTATGCGTACGTGTGGGCCTTAAAGAAAGCTGATTCATTTGGCGAAAAACTTGGCCCGTGGATGTATGACATGATTGATAAAGCACAGATCGCTGGCGCAAAAATGCAGCACAAAATAGGCGATCTTGGCAGATTTGTTGTGGCTTGGTTCAAGGAAGGGTTTACTGAAGGATGGGATCAGTTTGTAAGCTGGCTTTTGAAGCAAGCCGAATATGTAATTACTTTGTTAAAATCGCATATAGGATTGGCTAGTTCTGAAGATGTTGACAAGGCTTTTAAAAAAGCTGCCGGTAAAGCGATGTATGCGCCAAAATATGGCACAGAAAGAATTGCGGAACTTACAGTAAAGGAACATTACGGTGTGCCAAACGCAGCCGAAATGAAAAACGAAGCCATGCGAGCCGAGACTGCTTATGCTTATGCTCGCTCAAAGGGCGTTAAATTAGAAAAGCCTGATAGAGGTTCTATCGACTACTCTCTTGAGTCTGGTGGCCATCGTGAATGGGGTGATTACCATAAAAACCACAAAATAGAAAACGTCAACATCACAATACAGGGCGATGTAACACGAGATAACGCCAAGCATTTTGCTGACAAGGTTTCCGATGCCATGTATTCCAAAATGGAGCAGGAATGGGAACTTGGCTATTCTGTCATGGAGGAGTAGATGAGTTACTCAGGTAGACCACTAAAAAAGGGTTGGCTTGGCAGGATTAGAAACGGTGAATTAGACGGTTTCTATGATTTTCAATACAACCCGACGGACTTTACTGAGTCGGTGAATCCTCAATACTCAATGGTAGACCCTCCCGGGTCTCCAATGCCTACTGCCGTTTTTAAATCTTTATCCAATGATGAAGTTGCATTCCGGCTTTTGCTTGATGCCACAGATCCTTATTACGACGAGCAGCTAGGGATATGGGCTCAGCAGGCATTCCTAGAAAGCCTCGCTCGTCCTGAACTCGAAACATACATGGAAGGCCTCGGTCAGTTTGTTCCGCCGCCTCGTGTTGTCCTCGGTTTAGGGCCTAGAATTTGGGATTGTGTTCTCACTAACTATTCTTTCCGTACTATTCGGTGGAATCGGGAAATGATTCCTACACGTGGTTTTGCAGATGTTGCATTCAAAACAGTATTTGTCGATTTCGACACGATAACTGGCCAGTATCAAGAGCTTCTTGTTTATAGAGATATGGCAGAGCTAAAAGGAGCGTAAATGACGATTTTCTCTGGATCTAGGTATCGGATAGAAAAACCGATTCAAGTTCAAACAGCTGAAGGAACGAGTATTTGCCATAAGCTCAGGAAAACAACAGTTGAACCGCCTTTGGGTTCAAAAAGATACACTACAAAAGCGGGGGACACGTTAGAGTCGTTGGCCTTCGAACGCTACGGAAACGCGAATAAGTGGTACATCATAGCTGATGTCAATCCACATGTTTTCTGGATGTTCGATTTGATGGCTGGCCAGGACATCATCATTCCACCGAAATCATACGCGGAGCTTGGTTAATGAATGCAGTTAAATTCCCTCTTATGGCATTTTGGGTTGCTGGGAAAGAGTTATCCTCAAGCGCTATGAGAAACATTCTCAACATTTCTCTAACGTACAGAGAGAAGAAAGCTTCTGATGGCACTGTTATTTTCAGTGACCCTGATTTTGAGCTTGCGTCATCTCAGGTCTTCAAGAAAGGGCGCAGTTTTGCATTTTTATTGGGGTGGGCTAACGAGGCGAAGCCTTGTGGCCCATTCATAGTTAAGAAGTACTCTATCGACGCCGGGTCAGATGGGATGCCAAAATTTATACTATCTTTTCAGGACCTGTCTCACAAATTGAACAAGAAGCAGAAAACGAAAAAACATCTCGGAAAACCTGCTCAAATCATAAAAAAGATTGCTGAGGAAAATGATCTTGGGTACGACATCCAGAGTATCGAAGCTCTTGAGTTCACAGATTCTTTTCCTTTGATGCAAGCCCACATGACAGACGCACACCTTATCCAGTGGCTGGCGAATAAATACGGATACGTTTGGGGTCTTGAAGGACAAACATTGGTTTTCCGCAGACCTGAAAATGATGATGACGCTGGCAGGCAAACTGAGGTTCCTGTTTTGTCATACCGTATTCATGGCGCATCAATGTCGAGTTTTTCGTGCGAAGTTAAGTTCGCCAGCAAAGGTAAGAGAAAAAATGCTACGCAGAAGAGTTCTGGCATAGATGTTTTGACAGATGCTCCATTGAAGAATCAATCTATAGCAGCCATAGATACCGTAAAAGATTCAATACGTGAGGTTGTTCCACAGATTGGCCAGGCGATTGAAGGTGCATTTTCTGGTAGTGAAGCTGCACAAACAGATAAAGAAAAGCCATATAGCGGTAAGGTTAAAAATTTTGATGCTCCGACTGGTTTTTGGAGTGAGACCGAATTAGGGTCTGCCATATCCGATGCCATTGGCACAGATGAAAAAGATGAGGAATCTGGCGGTGACACTAAGAGCAGAGAAGAGGCTCTTAGGGAGTCTGCTGGTGTCCTATCGAGGTCGACTGAAATAATAGAAGCATCAGTTCAGCCGAGACTGGCCTCCATGAAGTACCGTCCGGGTGCATCTGTGATTCTCGCTGGTTTAGGTCCTAGATTCAGCGGTAAATATCGCATTACCGAAGTCAGACATGTGTATGGGGAAAATTCGTTTACGACAACTTTGTCTGTCGTTAAACGTGATTTTGGTCCTTCAGGAAAAGACAGGGAAAAAATAGGTGACGCTGCCGAACAGCCTGAAAACATACCAGGCAACGAAGACACAAGTACGAAGCCCCCCTCTAAGGATTTTTATGATGATTATAAAGATTTTGGCCTTGGTACGGGGCAATGGTCAACCAGAAGAGAAAAGCGAAAAAAGATCGACGGAGTAGATGATGTTTAACCCGGAATTCAGGGATCGTTTTTCTGGTCGGTATTTCGGAAAATACCGTGCTTACGTGACCGACATTGATGACCCAAAACAGTTGGGTAGGGTCAAAGCTAAGGTCCCTGAAGTCCTCGGGGATGACGAGGAGATAGGGTGGGCTTTGCCTGCTCCCGTGACTGGCGGTGCTCCGAATGTCGGTGATATGTGGATTCCGAATGTCGGCAATTTCGTGTGGATCGAATTTGAGTCTGGGAGTCCTGAATATCCTGTTTGGTCGCCTGGTCCTTGGGCGATACGTGATGGCGGAAGCATGACCCCTAAGCATTCTCGCGGCGAAAAAGATCTGACGGATTATTCTGTTCGCGAAGCTGGGAATGCTCCTCCCTCCCAATTTTCTGGCTCTTATACTCGCGTTCGTTCCATCCAGAGTGACGATGGTTCTTTTTTGGAGTTTGACGCTACGTCGGGGCAGGAAAGGGTTCAATTATCACATCGATCTGGCTCAAGACTTGAGTTCACGGCAGATGGTGGTGTCCAGGAAGTAGGTATTGCCGGTGTCAGGAAGATGGTAACCGGTAACTACAACCTACAAGCTGGTTCAGAAGAGCGTCTCATACTCGGCGAGAAGAATCTTAGGGTTGAGGGTATAACGAGCGAGGAATATGTCGGCAATAACGAGCGAGGAATATGTCGGCAATGTGTCGAGGGCATATAATGCTGTGTCTGAGGCAGGGAGCAGTTATTCGTCCTCCTGGGAGGGATCACATGAGGTATCTTGTGACGGCGGTTATTCTGTTGGATCTGCTGGAAATGGTTCGCTGTCTTTTGCTGGCCAGCTTGCTGTTTTCACTGGTTCGAATGTTCAGTTAACGGCTCTCGAATCGATAGATATGATCGCTTCTGCTGCCACGACAGGGGAAGTCCCTCGCGGACCTCTGGCACTTCCGGCGATGACTTTGCATGGATTCAATGGTCTTGTGAGTCTTAAGGCGACTGATGTGACTGGGCTGGCCAAGGTCTGTTCACTCGAACACAATCCTACGACACTGGGGACAGCATCATCGACGTGGCAGGTTGCGCTTGGCGCTGTTCCGAGCGGGAAAATAGAGCTGGTGGACACACCCGCTACTCCAGCCACACCGAACGTGATGCTGGGGTCTGGAGCACTGAAACAACCTGTGCCAATGGGCGACAACGTGGTTCAGCTTATATCAAATATTTGGACGTTTTTATTGACTCACACGCACCCATCAGGTGTTGGGCCTACAGGTCCGTCTGCTGAATTGGCGGCTGCTTCACCAACGATAGATCCTGTTCTTTCTGCTCCAGCGGGTTCTCCGAATGCTCTCAAATCCATGTACACGGTTACATCATGAGTATGATAGCCGCCAGACCGATATTCATCTCGAATCTCGTTAGACTGTGGGAGGTAACAAAGCCCGACAGCTATGTGGACACCTGCGATGAGATAGAAGATTTTTGGACGAATGCTCGTGTTACTGGTTTCGAGGCAGCGGCAGGTCCAGTGTTTGTACCCCAGGTCACGTATACGCCTATGGCTGTGCTGTCTGTTCCTGGTGGCACTGCAGCTGGAGCGGCCGGGCAGATTGAAAATGCGTTGACGATGTTGTGTATTTCTTCCGTCTTCACTGTCATCCCTCCATCAGTTTCTACGCCTCCGCCAGTACCTATTCCAGGTGGACCAGCCACACCAGGGCTTTTGACAACGAATTTGACCTCGATTTTTATTTCTGGGGCGCAAGGGTCTATTGCGAGTCCTGCTAATTCTGCGGCAAAAGCCATCGCGAATTTTTTGAGTGGGTGGCAAATTGTAGTTGCCGTTCCTCCAGCAGCCGGTTCTCCGGTACCGATAATTTGATCGCCATGGTTTGGGATTTAACAAAAAAACACGCAGAAAAACACGATTTGGCCTCTTGCGATCCTGCTGCTATTCAGAAATGGAAAGAAGATCTTCTTCCTAAAATAAAAGAAGCAACAAAAAACACTGATATTAAGCAAAAGCTTGAGGCCTTATCAGAAGCTTGTTTTTTGTTTTCATCGCAAATGGCGTATGATTCTGCTATGAAAACACGTGCTCTTGTAACAGTGATGAAGCATAGACACGGGTTGACAGACGAGGAGATAGAAAAATGCCTAACTGGATCAGCTTCGACCCTTCGGATCTCTACCCGCAAGAAATAGATGACGCGTTAGGCGGATTCAGTACAGTAGTAAGCACGTTATCTTCTGCGCTGGATACTCTTGGGGACATAATTGATGTAATATCTGCTTTTGCTGGCGGAATTGATGACATAAATGCAGCGATAATAGAAGCGGTCCAGGATTTGATTGTGAGTATCACTCAACAATTGACACAGACCGGCGTTTTTCAGCTTTTTCATACATCTCCTTCTGTTTCTTACACTCTCCCACCAAGACAGTGGCTTGCCGATGTTGCTGCGTCTCTCACCGATAGGATGGACGAGAGAAGGCCTATATTGGTTGATGAAAGCGCTTATGTCGGGGCTGTTGTGGTATTGGCTACATCAGAAAATTTAAAAGATTTATTTACTGATTATTACAACCTCTCACAGTTGTTCCAGAGAAGGATTGCTAGACTTTCCCAAATAAATAATTGGCCTGTTGTCGGCCAGGAGTTTACTGTTGAGGAAGGTGTGGGTAGGGAACCAAATTGGAATTCAAAAAAGGTTGTCGATATAATACCGAGGCTCGGCGAAATAACAGAAAAGATGCTCGGGTTTGCTAATTCGATCTCAGGGCCAGCGTCCTCGTCTGATCTTTATGGAAACTTTGCTGACATGTTGTCTGCAAAAGCTTCCTATCTCACAAACTTTGTTTCTGACATAGAAGATATACTCAATGCAATCTCTATCGTGTTGAATTTTGATGGGGCTTACGTTCTTCCAATTTACGGTCAAGGAGATGCAGACTGGCTAAAAACACAGTTATTAAATTCTAGTGGTGGCCCACTTGACGCTGAAGATGCTAATTACTCTATGGGAGCAATGCTTTTATCGACAGGAGCAACGACAACACCTGCGGATACGTTGTTTTCGTTGTTTGGTTTGGCCACGGAGGTGACGCCATGACAATTTATCCGAGCGGGATAAAATTTCCATTCACTTTTGTTAGTGCGGGTGGAGTAGGAAAAGCAGATAATGGAGACAAAGTTCTTGCTAATTTAAAAGCACTAATTTTGTCTAAAATAAATGAACGTCTCATAAGAAAGAGTGTTGGGACGATAGGTTATTCACGTGTTTTCAAATCAGCTCATGCGACGACATTAGAACCTGTAAAACATTTGATTAGGCAGGCAATAGTGAAGTTTGAGCCAAGAGCTGTTGGGGTAACAATCGACTTTAGGTCACAAGATGATAGAGCTGGCTCTAAGGTCATAGCAGATGTGGCTTTCATTTTTAAAAACACAGGGGAACCTGTTAAGATGAGTTTGGAACTGGATTAGGAGGACACATGCCAGTCGTTACGACTCTCTCCGGAGAAACAATTTCAGTTGATTTGGAGACTCGAGATTTTGAAGGTTTTCGATCTGACGTCTTGGATTCAGGTGGCCTCGCTGATACGTATGCTCCTGACTGGACAGACAGGTCTGAGCTTGACCTCGGTGTCGCTCTTGTTGAGTCTTTTGCTTTCATGGCTGATAACCTGGCGTATTACCAGGACCGCTGGGCGAATGAAGCTCTTTTCCCATCTGCTGTTCAGAGAAGATCGATTATCGAGCACTGCAAGCTCATAGGATATGAGTTGCGCCCTGCGGTGAGTGCGAGAGTAGAGCTGACGTTCATCGCAAGCGGAGCTGGCACTGTTCCAGCCGGAACGAAAGTTCTCGTAGATACTTCCGATGGTTCAAGCCCAGCCACGTTTGAGCTTGTCTCTGATTTCGTCTCAGCAGGTGCCGGTACTACGACTGGTGTCATTGCCTACGAAGGAAGCTCTGTCGATGAGGTCATCGGTTCGAGTGATGGTTCTCCGGATCAGTCGTTCGAGCTGTCGAGCACTCCACTCGCTTTGAATCCAGATGGATCTTCGAGCCTGGAAGTGACTGTTACAGTCGGAGCTGTCGACCAGGTATGGACCGAGGTTGACAATTTTTTGGAATCAGATTTTACAAATCAGCATTTCCGCACAGAAATAGACGAGAATGACACTGTCACTGTGATTTTTGGTGATGGTGTCAACGGTGCGATCCCGTCGAGCGGGGTGGACAACATATCAGCAAATTATCGTGTTGGCGGCGGTATTTCTGGAAACCAGATTGCCCCTGATAAGCTGACTCGACTTGTTGGCTCATTTGCTTTTGTTACGTCAGTGACGAACCCTGCGGCTCCTACAGGTGGCATCGATAGGGAAACGATAGCGCAGGCAAAGGTAAACGCTCCTTTGAGCCTTAAAGCCATGAATAGGGCTGTGACGCACGACGATTACAAAGCTATCGCTCTCCAGGTACCTGGTGTGCTTCATGCGTTTGCTTATCGTGGTGCCGGTAGTTTTGAGGAACGTGTTGTGATCGCAGGTGGCGGGTCGGATCCTGTTCCTGCTGGAACATGGGATCCTTACACAGAGACTGGCACCGACTTGATAGGGGCTGTCGGCGAGTATCTCAGCGCAAGAAAAACGACACCTGTAGTGCTCTACGTTGATCCTGTTCGCGTTGTAGATGTGCGGCTGATTGTGAACACATATTTGTACAGCAACACGAGACAGTCAGATGCACTGAGGGTTATCGACGATGCGATAACTGATTTGTTTGCTACGGAAAACCAAGTCCTCGGGCAGCAGGTTCCTCTTTCCAGGGTTCATGAAGTAATAGAAGGGCTCACTGGGATTGATTACGTTAATGTCCTTCAGATGCAGCGTGTACCGAATCCCAGAAAATTGCCGTTTGGTAGCTCCACTGATGTTTCGATTGGTGATTTTATCGTCGGTCCAGATACATTAGATGAAACGTATACTCTGTCATTTCTGACTTCCACAACATTTGAGGTTGTAGGCGCTGCAACAGGGTTTCAAGGAACCGGGATTGTCGGTTCGGCTTTTACTACTTCAGATGGTACTTTAACCTTTACTGTTACAGCTGGCGCTATAGCTCCTTCAAACACAGACAGGTTTGAAATAGTTACTGGCCCATACGTTGGGAACATAAATCCAGCCGACGACGAGATGGTCAGTCTTTATAACGATACTTTCCAGAGTGTAGTGTATGGCGGTATAGTCTAAACCAATGTGCTGCTCTGAGTAACGCGAAATTGTGAGGAGAGAGAAATGGCGAGTAAAAATTATGGTCAAATTGGCGTTGGTTCTCCGATAGAACTAGGGAAGGGCGGCGCAAAAGTCAAAAATAACTCGGGGGTCGTAGAGGCGAGGAATAACGCCGACGACGATTTTGCTGTTGTCCGCGCAGCTTCCCCCCTTGGCGATGATGATGTGGCGACCAAGGCATGGGTTGAACGGAGATATGGCGTCGCTATATCTGGTCAGATTGACGGTGGTGCCCCCCCTGCTGCCGGTACCCCGGGCAGAATATTCCTCTGCACCACAGCGGGTGGGTCATACACTCTCAATTATCTGTATCGTGATGATGGCGCTTCCTGGAATGAGATCGTTCCTGTTGAGGGTATGACCATCGGTGTTACCGATGCTTTATCCGGAGGAACAGTCGAGTTCCAGGCCGATCACGTTTACATTTGGGACCTCGACGCGACTCAATGGGATGACGTTGGTCCGGGTTCATCAGGCACAGTCGCGCAAAAAGTCGAAGAGCGAGCTGTTCAAGTAGAATACACAGACACGACAATTAATATTGGCGGGACCGTCCCTGCGAACGCTACTGTCTTGAGGGCAAGGGTGTCGGTGTCCCAGGCATTCGATGGTGTTACACCGACAATCATAATAGGTGATGCTGTTGATGATGATCGTATCATGAAAGCAACTGAGAATGATCCTGAAACGACTGGCTTGTATGTTGTTGATGCTCATTACAAATATGGTGGGAGTACTCAGCTTGTTGCTGAAGTGACTACCAGCGGTGCATCTCAAGGCATAGCAACCGTTATCGTGGAATTTGCAAATACTTGATAGATAGAGGAGTGCCATGAGCGTTTTCAGCAATTTACGCGGTGTCCTGTCAACTGCTTTTTCTCTCGGCAAAACAGATAAGATCGAGATAGAAAACAGTTCTGGAGACTTTGTTTTAAAAACAGCAGGCTCAGAACGTGCTCGTCTAAATTCCAGTGGTGTGACAGTTACTGGTGATTCGGATTTGTCAGCAGGGTCTGTATATAAAATAAATGGCACACAACTTGACGGTGGCGATGTAGGGCTCGGAAACGTCACCAATGACGCACAGCTAAAAAGAGCAGCAGGAGACATAAATACTTTCACGGAAAAAGGTACTCCTGTTGCTGCTGATCTCCTTCTCGTAGAAGATAGTGCTGACAGCAACAACAAAAAGAAAGTACAGATAGACAATCTTCCTGCGAGCGGATCAAAACCTATCGTTCAGACTCTGAAAGTCGGACAGGCTGGATCGGATGTAGATTACAACTCGATCAAAGACGCAGTTGATGCAGCTGTTGCAGGAGGAGCCTCTGGATCTGCCCCGTGGAGAATCGACGTGTACCCTGGAGCATACGTCGAAGACCCGATGACGGTTCCTCTTGGGGTTAATATCATATCAACAGATCAACGGGTAGACACTGTATTCGTAGTAGCTTCTGATCCCACAAATGACCTATTTACTCTTGCCGGTGGGTACATTTGTGGCCTGAATATGTCTGGAGTCACCTCTACTGGGAAGGCTCTCGTAACAGCTTCTACGGCAGGGTCCCTGAACGTCCTTCACGGAGTTTCTTTCAACAACTGCTATTATGGAATCCACGTATCAGGCGGGGCTACGATGATTTGCACCAACGTATCCTGTTTGATCGCAAGCGCTGGCGTATCAGTTGACACAGGGATTCGTGTTACTGGGACAAGCTCTTTCTTGCTTATGTCTGGTTGTTTTTTCAGTGTACCATCAGCAGTTCTTCCTGCATATGCTTCGAATCCGATTGAAACTGCAGTTTGTATAGAAGATGCAGCTGATGCTTTTATATTAGGTGGGGTTTTTCAGGTTTCCCCTAAAAATTCTGACGCGAATGCTATTCTTGTTGATTCTGCGGCTACTTGTTTTGTGTCGAGCGGCGTTTTTGCAGGTTGCGGCAATGCAATCCATATAGGGTCGTCTGGTTCGAATACTTCTGTTGTTTCCCAGGGCAGTTCTTTCAAAGACAATTCTCTGAACACTCTCATTGATAGCAGCACAGGTACTATTTTCTGTAACGAGACTGTTGATCTTGTCCAGGATTCCCTTGTTTCAGGAGCAAAAAAACTGGGTGTAGCCCAGATTCGAGATGACGAACGAGTAGACCTCTTAGGTGATGTTCAGTACAAATTCGTAGAAACGGATAGACGAGCTGGGCTCGGTGTTTTCTTCAATGAGATGGGTGCTTCCGGTGTGTCCTCAGGTGGCATCGTGTCCATAAATTCAGGCCTCGATGTAGACGTTTCCGCTGGTACAGGATGGGTTAGGCGCAGGTCGACCTACAACGATTTGGCGTCTGTTGTCTGGAACGACGTCATAGCGCTGACGTTGACGGCAAGCAACACAAACTACGTTTATTACAACGAGACTTCTGGTGCTGTTACAGCTTCTGTTACTCCTCCTGGGTATTCAGATTCAATTTTGTTGGCTACTGTTGTCACCGATGGATCTGGGGTTCGGTACATTCATCAAACAAGGAACTATGTAGACTCTCCTGCTGAGCAGCTGAGGGATTATCTCCTGGCTACAAGAAAGATTGCTTTGAATAGTGGTCTGGCTGTAGACGCCGGGACGACTTCGCTGAAGTTCGACGTTACGGTTGGTTCCTACTACCTGGGTCTTGACCTTATCTCGTTCGCCGGTGCTGCTGATGCCACGTTCTCATATTTTTACGGGACAAATGGGGCGAACGAGGTCTCGTCTCAAACTGAGATCGACGACGAATACTACGACAACGCAGGTACACTGACACTCCTTACGGCTGGGTATTTCAAGGCCGATACAGTTGTCTTGACCAGCGATGGCAGAATCAGCGTCATCTATGGCACCGAGGAATTCGCGACTCAGGAAGAAGCAGAGTCGGCGGCTGTAGCGAATACCCCTACTTTCATCGAGCACTCAGCTATTCAGTTGGCAAATATCGTCGTCGAAGACGGTGCTGGCATAGCATCTTTCGTCGACATCAGGCCTCAGCCTGGCGCTATTACAGGTGGTGGTGGAGCTGCTGGAGTCAGCAACCACGGTCTTCTCTCTGGTCTTGCTGATGACGACCATGTTCAATATCTGCTGTCTTCTGGTTCGAGGGCCATGTCAGGTTCTCTTGATATGGGCGGGAACAACATCACGAACGTTGCGAACGTAGATGGTGTCGATGTCTCAAGCCACGCTTCACGTCATGATCCTGGAGGAGCTGACTCACTCACAACTGGTACTCCCGTAACAACTCTGGTGGATGGCGCAGCGGCAGAAGGGTCTGCTGCGAGTTATGCCAGGAGCGATCACCAACACGGAATAGCGAGTGGCGTTCCCTCTTCTGTGGGAACCTCCAATTCTGCTGGTTCAGCGAGCACTGTTGCTGCCAGTGATCACGTTCATGACCATGGCGCTCAAACAGATGGGACTTTACATGCTGCAGCCACAACTGGGGTCAATGGCTTTATGTCTGCAGCAGACAAAACAAAGCTTGATAATGCCACGGCAACACCAACGGCAGACAGGCTTGTCATTGCGGACGGATTCGGCACAGTTGATGATTGGATAACGAGTGGTGATTTAACAGAAGCAGTCTCGTCTGTACTCACCATAAATAATGGTTCTGGGGCAGTTCTTGGCTCAGGCACGTCTATCCAAATTGCACAGGCTGGTGCAGGTCAAAGTGGCTATTTAACTTCTGTTGATTGGAATACATTTAATGATAAAATTGACGGTGGCGTTAATGTTGGCGCATTAGGTGTAGGTGTTTTCAAACAAAAAAATGGAACCGATCTAGAATTTTTGAACATAAATTCTGGATCGAATAAAATCACAGTTGTTGCTGATTTAAGTAACGATGAAATAGATATAGATGTAGATGAGTCTAATGTCGTCCATCAAAATCTTTCTGGGGCAGGGACAAATGATCATTCAGCCATAGACGCTCATATTGGAAACTCTAACATACACTTTACTGAAAGTTCTATCGACCACACTAACATATCTAATATTGGGGCGAATACACACGCTCAGATTGATACACATATTGCAGACAGCACCATTCATTTCACTGAAGGGAATATTGATCATACTGCTATTCAGAACATAGGGACAAACAGCCACGTTCAGATCGATGCTCATATTGCGAGCACAACGAACCCACACTCTGTTGACAAGACTGATGTGTCCCTCGGGAACGTCACCAACGATTCTCAGCTGAAAAGGGCGGCAAATGATTTTACAACTTTCACTGAGAAGACTTCACTCGCAGACGATGATGTAATTCTCATTGAGGACAGCGCTGACACTTACAGCAAAAAGCGGCTGAAAGCTGTAAACCTCCCGAGTGGTTCCGGTGGTGGAGGGCCTTCTACTCCAGGGACAACGACTGATAATGCCATTGTTCGATGGGACGGGACAGACGGTTCTGCTATTCAGAACAGCGGTACAACTGTCGATGACAACGACGTCATCACTCTCAATAGCGATGGTGGTGCAGTCAAGGTTTCGACTCCAGCTAGTGATTTAAATGCAAACGGAATCATAATTTCAGGTACAGTAGACACTAACGCAACTGGTGTCGGAGCGCTGCTTTTCCTGAATACAGATGGGAACTGGGACGAAGCTCAGGCAAACTCTGCTACTACAGTTGGTCAGCTCGGCTTGGCCATGGAATCTGGTACAGGGACGAAGAAAATCCTTCTGTATGGTATTTTCAGGAAGGATGCCTGGGGTTGGTCTGTCGGACACCAAAACGGCGCTCTTTACGTGAGCGGGGCGACTGCCGGAGCCATGACGCAAACCGCCCCTAGCACTGATGGTTACCAGATTCAGAAATGCGGATACGCGATAAGCGCAGATGCGATTATGTTTGCGCCGTCGCCTGACATCGCGGAGTACGTAGCATGACGACTGGATGTATTTGGGGATATTGGGATAGATGGCACGAAGGCATGACTGCAAGCATGACTGAGGCCATGAGAGTATGTGATGGCGATGACCTTCATGTTGTTGTTATTGAAGGATCCACTGAAATAAATGAAAAGGTAGAAGTAAAAAGAAGTTACCTTGTGCACAGAAGAAACTATGTGAAAGATAAGGTCAAAGACATAGCAAAAGATACAGGGTACAAACCAAAAATAATTTACCATATCTATGAAACTCTAACTGAAGCAATAACAGATTGTGGCTCTTATCCATTTGATATTTTGTTTGTTGTTGAACATGATAAAAATAATTGTGTGCCATTTAACGCAAATATAGCAGCAGCACAGTTTTCAAAAACTTCTTCCGGGCGCAAGGAAGCTAAATTGCATGTTGTTAAATCTGTATTTGAAGAAGGCACTGAAATAACATGCTCTTCAACAAGGTTAAGAAAAAGGGAGAAGCTAAGAAATAGGGCTAAAAATAAATGAGCACTTCTATTACATTATACACTGCTGCGGAAAACGACGCGCAGGACCATGGTTCCTCTATAAGTAACGCTTTGCCCCTAACTGTAGGGTCTATTAGTGGTGGTTTTTCTTCGACCTCCTATAATGTAGCTTATAGACATAAACCTAATATATCTCAATCTGGTGAGCGTGTTGTGGTTGACAATTTTACGACAACAGTTACTGCTTCAAGCTCAAACGGAGGTGGGGCATTTAATGGTGTTGTTGGTATCCATGATGGTGATTGTCCTGACTTGTCAACTAATAATATAGCTAAAAATTATAGTGATATAGGAAATAGTGTTTCTGTATCTTTCCCTTCAAGCAAATCTGCTGGGGACACTCTTACCCCATCTTCGCTGAAAGATGCTGCGCAGGCTTGGTTTGATAGATCAGGTTATGCGCAAGATGATTATATTGGGATTTGGTGGGACGAGTCAGATGCGGCAAAAGGTGAGTATTGGGATTTGAGGGATGGTGATTATGAACCCCAAACTGATAGGCCAAGAATCGATCTTGAGTACCACAAAGCAAGCAAAGCCAAGTGGAATAAAACAACAAATATAAACTTAAAGATTAATGGTGTTCCATCTGATAATCTGGGCGAGGTTCTATAGTGGGTACGACTACTACATGGTATACGCAAGCTTTGTCTGATGCACAAGAATGTACCTCTTCTGTTATTTCTAATACTACAAACCTAACTGTCGGTTACCCAAGTAGCACTGACAAAAGGGTCGCCTATAGAGTTCAACCTAGCATTTCTCAGGACGGTGAAAGGGTAATCGTTAGCACAGCCACTTCTTCTATAAAATGCTCTACTGGAAATGGCGACGGTGCGTTTATCTCCCCTATAGGGGTTCATGACGGCAGCGCTCCAGATTTGACTTCCGATAATTTGGCTTTTAATTATACGGAAATAGAACCAAACATAGATTTTTCTGTTCCTTCGACAAGAAGCGCAGGGGATGTCTACACCACTGGGAGCCTAAAAGATCATGTCCAGGCTTGGTTTAATCGTTCCGGATATAGCTCATCAGATTATTTGGGCGTTATTTGGGAGGGCGGCGATTCTGCGAAGAACGAATATATAGATACTTATCAGGGTAATACTTCTGCAACGGGGGATAGGTGTAGGGTCGCGTGTACTTACCATAAAGCCAGTAAGGCAAAATGGAATGGTACAGCAAATTCTAAGTTGAAACTTAATGGTGTGGGTTCTGATAATCTGATTGAGCTGGTGTAACTCAAACGGAAGTTGAGATTATAATGTCGAACGGAACCCACGAGAAGTACAACACACCGACAAGAGGGAATTCTTCATCTTTTCTTGAGAAGTATTTGGATAAAAAGGCTGACAGGGACTGGATTGAAGCAAAACTGGAGTCTGCTGCCATGCAAGTGAACACTCTGAGAGCTGATATGCACGACACGAAGAAGATCGCAAATTCTGCAAAAAGGAAATCTGAAATGCCTCATGAATGCTCACAAAAAGATATGATTGAATACACTACACAAACAATAGCCAGCTGGACAAAATGGTGGCGTGGCATATTGGTCAGTGCGTTGGGTTTCTTGATTATAGTTGGTGGCTCGTGGCTTTATCAATACTTCACTTTAAACAACGATGTGGCAACAACAAAAACAGCTATAACTGAGCTCAAAGGCTCTGTAAGAAGCATAGAGGAATCACAGAAAGAGCTTAGTGACATAGTTAGGGAGTCTATTATTAATGAAGACAAAAAGAACCAGAAAAATATTTCTGAGATTAGGTCTGCATTAAGAGATGTGCTAAAAGAATTTAGAGTGGCAAATGAAAATCGCAGTGGTAGGAGAGGTAGCTGATGCCGAGAAAAGTATTACTAGGTCCTATAGTAGACCAATTTCCTATCTACGAGCTAGACGGGATTCACAAGCATTCTGGTGGTTCTGCGTATACAGTTACGATCTGGAAGGATGGTGTTGAGCAGGCTATTGACTATACGATTACTGAAATCGGTACTTCCGGCGAGTATACATTTGAGTTCACGCCAGATGACGTCGGTTATTGGGTGGCCGAAGTCATTATCGCTTACAACACCGAGGTTTACGCGGGCGAGTATGATGTTTACGAGACGGATCCTGCTCAGGCATTGTTCAATGCTGCTTACGATTCAGGAACGCTATATCTCGAAGCGTGGCTTGATAGGCAGGGGATTTCGGTTCCTGCCGCTGATCTGGTGTCTTGCCAGGTTGATGTGTACGAGCAGGACGGTTCACTACTTGTCTCGTCGACATCTGCTGCCCCAAGACTGAACGGAAGATTTAGCATGACGGAATCCGTGGTTTTGTTAGACGATAAGCCGTATAATGTATCTGTGAGCGTGACTGATGCATTGGGTACAATCACAACGTACCACGCGTTTACTACGGTGCAAGGATGACGACTATTTTCGTGAAGAATGAACGAGTGCAGCCACTGTTTTTATCAGGGCTTGAGCCTGGTGAGTCGGTTCCGGATATTTACACGAATCTGGAAGTAGAGGTTTTAGATACCATCGAAGTCTCGATCTGCTGGGAGGACTAAATGGGACCTGTTGCAGCTACCTTTGCGATAAAACAAAATGCCAGGCGACCATATTTGAGGATGCTCGTCAAAGACCAAGATGGTAATCCGTTTGACTTTTCTGGCGCATCTGGCGTTACTTTTTTGATGTACGACGGTGAAGGAAACGAGATTGTATCCGCTCCGGCTTCTATTGAGGCTCCTCCTTCTTCCGGGGTCCTGAGGTATGCTTGGGCTGATGGAGATACGGAAGAAGCTGGTGAGTTTCGAGCGGAATTTGATGTCTCTTACGGAGCTGATGACGTTATGACAGTTCCGGTTAAAGGGAACATCCTTATTAGGATTTTTGGAGGTGTGAACGATGCCTAGTGTTTCTTTGGTTGTTAATGTTGCAGGTGAATCAGAAGGTGTTCCAGGCCAATCAAGAACGTTTCCTTACTCAAAAATATCCGGTGCTGGGGCCTTAGTTACTGTGTCTCTGTCAGATAATACGGGCATCACGAGCTACTTTTGGGAGATCGTAGATAAACCGCCCGGTTCAACTGCTGTATTGAGTGATGCCACTGCATCAGCCCCGACTTTTACAGCAACACATGCAGAGCCTGGAACGTATCTCATACGGTGTACTGTTAACGGTGGTCAGTCTTTTGGTACTATCGGTGTAGCCTTTACGACTGATACATTGGCTCTAAGGAAAATCGCAGCAGGGGAAACCACTGAGTTCGATGCACAAAAGGGTTGGTCAGTAGCGATAAATGATATTATAGAGGCAGCTGAGAGTTTTGGTTCGGGTGCCGTCTCAGGTGTTATTCGTTCTGATGGTTCGGTGGCATTTGAGGGGGATCAGAGCTTAGGCGGCAATAAGTTGACAGATTTGGCTGCTGGGACAGAAGATAATGATGCTGCCACGTATGCCCAGGTAGTTGCTGCATCATTGTCTGGCAGTTCTTTGTACGGCTTCCCAAATTTTAAGGAAGATTCTACTCTATCTTTTGAGCCTATTTTTTCTGAATGGCAGTTTACCATTTCTCCAGTAGATACGACTTTTGATGTTTGGGTTGGGACAAAATTCAGTCTCACAGAACAAACGTTATTGATTTCTGGTGATTCTGGGTATCATTGGATATATTTCAACTCTGATGGGATTCTTACTGAAGTTGTAAACCCAGACGAGGTTACAAAAAGAACTTTATACAGAGAAACTGCGCTTGTTGCTATCATTTATTGGATTTCGCCAGGAACATGGATCTCCATGTCTGACGAGCGTCATGGTACGCTCATGGATGGTGCAAGTCGATATAATTTACACACAACGATAAGCCCAAAATACATGTCTGGTTTTGATCTTGGAGATTTTTTGCCTGATGAAGATGGATCTGTAATTGCACATGCCCAATTTTCTGTTTCTTCAGGTTCTTTTTCAGATGAAGACCTAATACATGATCTTGAAGAGCAAAGCAGTACAGCTGCTTGGTTTACTTATTTTAAAAATGGGGCTGGTGTGTGGGAAAGACACATTAATCCGGACGTAAAAAAATGTGCATCAGCAATAAAATACTTTTCTCTCGGAGAGGCATTCCTAAGCCATTACAATTTAAATTCAGAAGGCACATGGAGCTTAGAGCCTATTCCAAACGAAAAGTATTTCATGGTTCATGTTTTTGCGACTAGCGACCCAGATAGACCTTTTATATCTGTAGTTGCCAGGTCATACCATAGTATTTTATCGAAGGCGTTTTCGTCTGCCAGGGATGACATAATTGATATTTTGGCTGACCTTCCATTTCCAGAATGTATACCGATTGCGTCTGTGTGTTATCGTTCCTATAGAGGCGATACATTTGTTGTATCACTTAATTCAGATGGTGTTACTACGCATATAGATTGGAGAGAAGACACACACGAAGGAAATGTGATATTAAAAGATGGGGTAAACGTTGGGCCTCGATTTCCTGGGGACTCACTGAAACTGAGCCAGTATTCTTCTGATAGTTTGCTGGATAGGGCATTTATTATAAATGGTATTTCTGTTGGAGATAGTATATCCGAACCTTCTATAACATTTACGATAGATGATGATTTTTGGGCTTCTATCGAGGTTTATGGTATATCAGGTGAACTTGGATACTATAATAATATTCGGTTTCTTATACCGGATTATTTTGGTGGTGAAACAATTAATATAGCTAACTTCGGTGAGCGGCAAACAATTTTAGGTTGCGGTGGCAGTGATCATGAGCTTATCATAGATGGAGATGATTACTCTGAGCTTGGTTTTTATTCCGATGGGGACTACAGGTGTATGTTTGAATATTCACTTGGTACAGATGCACTAACAGTTAGTGGTATAGGACTTGGCGGAGGGGATAACTACCTGTGGATTACGCCTGGTTCGTTTTATATCTCTAATGCTGGTTATTACGACGGATGTGTAGGAATACAGACTAGTGAGCAATATGACGAAACAGGTACTTACGTAGTAGATTCTTTTGAACCTTATAGAGATGCGGGCGGCTGTGAGTGGTTGTATGTTGCAGCAAATGATTCTGGGGCATCAGAAATTGTAAGAACAGGTAGAATCCATGTTGCATATAACATGGCTGATTCTTTGCTGGATGTAAATGAAGTTGTAGGGTCCGAAATAGGTACTTCAACAGACATAACTTTTGATGTAGCTATAAACGGAAGCTCAGTAGAGCTGAAGGCGACAAATTCGCTTGGATCCTGGAGGATCACTACCTATCTACTGAACATGGATAGCAGTCACGGCTAGGAGGGACATATGGCTAGAAGCAAAATATTTGAGGTTGATGACTATACTTCTTCCTTTGGTGTAAGTAAAGAAGGTTTGAAGAGCGTTGTCAGCTCTAGTGCTTCAGGAAAATTTAGCAAAAAGAAAAAAGTGAAAAAGACCACCCCAAAAGAAACAGTCATACCTACGCGCGAAATGATCGAAGAGGTGGTTTCTTTGCTAGCTAAAGGGTGGACCCCCGAAAAGATAAGAAATACGATAGTTGATTCTGAAGGGAAAAAAATGAGTTCGGCTCAGGTAAAGGCGATTTATGATCTTGTTCGTGAGCACTTGAAAGAGACGGGTGCGCAATGAGAATCAGGAACCCACTTAATCCGGCAAGGGCTCAGGTACTTGCAGAAGCGGCGTTTGTTAAAATAGTCCCCACCCAAGTTGTTTGTACAGACAACTCTACTGAGGATATTGTTTTGGCTACTGCTTCTAGTGTTCGTGGATGTACTCTAGAATATTCATTCTTACTTCCTATAAGCGGAAAAATTCAAACTGGTACGTTGGACGTCATACATGATGGTGCTACAGCGACGATAATCTCGAATTTATATAACTACGATGAATCTGTTGGTGAATTTCCTGGGTTGACATTTTCTGCTTCTATAGTCGGGGATGGTTTGGTTTTGTCTTTAACTATGGCAGCCATTGGCGAGGATCCACTTTTTTCTTACAAGAAGATCGATTGGCCAGCAAGCGAACTTTAAAATATAAGTTTGGTTGCAGCTATAAAAGTTTGGTACCATAGACAACAACAAAGGAGACACGGCATCATGAAGAATTTTGAAGTACTGAAACTGACTCAATTTTTGAATGCCAAAGAAGCGCAAGATCTTGTCTTGTCTATAAAGGCAAACATTGCCCTACAAAAAAATATTCCTGTTTTGCGTGAAGAATTACGTGTTATGGGCGAAGTTGAAAAGAAGGTATTGGCAAAGTCGGATAGATTTTCTGAATTTGAGAAGATAAAAAAGAAGCTTGAATCGGATTTTGAGGGGGAGGAAGATTTAGGAAAAAAGAACAACTTGCAGCGTCAGTTTAATGATGTCGTCTCAGAATATGAGGATGAAATCGTTGAACAAAACAAAAAAATAAACGAGTGGAAGAATTTTTTGGAGGAGCCTTCTTCACTTGATTTGATGAAGATTTCTCTTTCAGATATAAAAAACGAGTCGATGAGCAAAGCTGGGTTCGAGGCCTTATCCCTTCTCATCGAAGAAGATGAGTAACCGGCTTTTCTTGTTTTTATGCTCAATATGTTTGTGACTATTGGGTTGCTACGTGATAGGATTTTGACATGCCTGGAGTAGGAGTAAAACCTTATGGCGTTTCTGGGAGCATAGGACCTTCGTCTGCTTCGTCTTCTCCTACGTCATTGGGTCCATTTGGTTTCGATGTGAAGGCAAAAAGCGTTGGTAATGCTCTGACGATTTCTCTGGGTATTCCTGAGTTGACTGCATCTCCTGACTGGAACAGGCAGCTCAAGATCCTTCGAAAAATCGGAGAGTATCCACAGGCTCACAACGATCCTGATGCGGAAGTATTTTTGGTGAAGTCTTACGCTGCAATAGGTGGTGTGTCAGAGACTTATGATGACGCGGTTCTCCTTCCGGGACAGATTTACTATTACGCGATTTTCGCTCAGACATTGACCGGCTCGTGGGTTCACGATTGGCGCCTGGATCGAGCTGCGGCTTATCCGTATGGTCGTTGGGGTTGCGCTGATTATTTGTTTGGCTCATTGCCTTTTGGCTGGCAGAAAGCGGATTCTGATGGCTCTGGCCATCTTGAGGATTTTATCACAATCTTTGGGGCCCTTTGTGATAACATCAAGACTGACGCGGAGCATCTTCGAAGCCTTTTCGACACCACGAATATCCATACTGAGTTGATAGAGTACCTCGACGACAAAATTGCGTGGCCGACGTGGTACTCGGCAGGCGGATTGAAGCGCAGAAAAGACACAGAAAGAGCTGTAGACCTCTACAAGCTTATCGGTCGTGAGGATGCCTACGTCCAGCTTTTGGAGTCTGTTTCAGATTGGGACGCTGAAATAACTGAGGGCTGGCGATTCGTCATGTTCTCAAACAACAAATTTAGCTCTACGACTCCTGACACCTCGGATCCTGACCTCTTGCCGAATGTTGGACTGACGACAGATCTCCTGAAATATACGAACGACGACGGTTCTTGGCACAGTCTTTCTGGTCTGTTGTTTTTGATGTCTGAAATAGCAGGTGTTTCTGGCCCGTTTACTTTGGCAATGGTCAGCAGGTACCATGAGCTGATAGAGCTGGCTAAAGCGACTTATGCCAATTATCAGCTTGTGCTCATTCCTAGCAGCGAAGAACTATTTGACTTGGCATCGAGGGTGGCAGATGAGTGGGGTGTTGGCTTTGATACGATTATCAGGCACTCTTTTGTTGACTCCGCTCTGGAAACAGATCTTGGTGCTACGACATCGAGTGTAAGCTTGTTCGAATCGTGGGGTCCTGCTGTGGCTTATACGAGCCTGTCGAGCAACATTGATTATAGGACCTATCATTCGGCGCTAGCCTACACGTGAGGTATTTATGAAGTCTTTGACAGAAAAATTTGGGTCCGTTGAGGGACCGAGAATTGTCGGGCGTTGGTTTGACAAAATCAAGTATTCGGATGGGACTGTTGAGCTTGGTCAGCACGGTGAGTTCGAATGGGGGTGGAATCAGATTCAGAATTCCTTCGCTACTCTGCTCGCCGCTTGGTGCCGTGCCGAAGCTGGTTATGGCAGAATCAGCTATCTTGCCGTTGGTGCTGGCCAGGCTTCGTGGGATGTGACTCCACCAACACAGCCGTACGCAGAAACGACGTTGAACAACGAGACGTTCCGGAAAACCATCGATCAGGCGAACATCGTATTCATTGACCCTGTGACGAATGCCTCGACTGGGGGCACACCAAGCTCAAAGCTTGAGATTACCACAACCCTTCTCGCTGCCGAGGCGAATGGTACACTGAGGGAATTTGGAATGTTTGGCGGAACAGCTACTGGAGTCACTGATTCCGGTGAAATGGTAAACTGGATTGTTCATGCTAGAATTGATAAAGATTCGAGTATGGAAATAGAAAGAAAAATCCGACTGGAATTCGTGACTGTATAGGAGTTAAAAATGGCTGGAGTTACACCAAACGTAAGTAGAGATAGTTTCGATTTCTCAAAGGCGTATGAAAAATTGAGCCTTCAGCAAGGCGTTCCGATCATGGATAGTGACTGGAACGAGGCTCTGGACAATATCTGGATTCGCGGTGTGCATATGCTGAACCATCTGTTCATCGGGAATTGCCGCTTTCCTATCGTCGAGCCTGACGGAACGGAAACTTCTGGGTCTGGTTTTCGTGTCGAGGAGTCAACGACAGATAATACGAACAACTTTACGATTTCGGCTGGATATGCTTGTTGCTATGGTGTTGTTGTTGGTTCAACGCAGACCATGCCTCCGGCTGATATTGAATACGAAGACCAGGAGATGTTCTCAGGTACAATTAGTGTTGTCTCTGGGTCAGACATCGTAGATGATGACAAGGCATTTTCAGCAGATCACGATCTTGTGGGCTGCCGAGTAAAGATGACTTCTGGTGCTGCATCAGGAGCCATAAGACCAATATCAGCTCGTGTCAGTGGGACCAGGATAACTATATCTTCTGTAGTCGGTGTCTCGTCTGGTGATACGTATGTCATTATTCCCCCAGAATTGACGACTCCTCCATTGAGCAACAGGGATGACGATGTTTATCTTCAGGTCTATTTTGAAGATATGAATGAGGATGAGGATTCGGCGATCAACCATCCTGGAACTGGGATCGAATCTGTCCATAAAACGAAGATCAGATCAGTAGTTAGGGTAGCTGAAGATTCGAGTTATTCTAATTCGACAGCAACAGGCGCTCTTGCCAGTTATGCTGTCAGGACCATGAAGATCGCTACCCTGAGAAGACTGGTCTCTGATACTCGTATCCAGACGTCGATGATTGATGAGGAGGACAATTTAAAACGAGGCCTTGGTGTTCTTGACGCAGAAGATATTCCGTTTGGCCTGAGTAACTTCACGGGTCTGGGATATGATATTGGTACTGGCGGTGCGAATGTCCAAGATGCCGTAGATGGTGTAATTACTTCATTGAGTGACGACAGTGATCCTGCTTTGGGTGCTGGGTTGATCGGTATAGGTGATGTTTCAGGAGCTCCTAATAGCTTGAGCGCCGGTACTCTGTATGACGCCATGGGCGAGCTCCTTGAGCATGTGAACCATAGATTAAACCAAATACATCCGACCAGTTCCATATCAGAACCCCTCCTTATATGGAGATCACATAACAAGACGGCAGATTCACATGTTGACTCTGACACAACATCAGTTTATCTACTAAATACCCCAACAGGTCTGGGTGGAGATTGTATAGCATTTTGTCATGGGTGTTATTTAGACGGAGCGCTGGCCTACCCAGCAAATGATTCGCCTGTGACAGCCTCCATTTTTATGTGGGGGGCAAACGGTTCTAAACATACGAGCAAAGAGCTTCCACTGGCTAGTTGGAGCTGGGATACTGACGCAGACTGGGATGCGATAGAAGAGTATGCCAGGCCTTTGACAATTTTATCGGGCAGATCTATCGGTTTGTCGGGTCAAAAGGGTTCTGTCACTTTGGGCCTCAATTCTATTACAGACGGAGCAGACCACGATGGGGAAGCATATATAAGTGGCTATATGCCTACCCCCGTTGTAAACCCGTTAAAATTTTTCACGGCATACGACCCAGATTATTGCGGGCCACACATATACTACACGTCAGAGGGTCTCTGGATAACGTCTAATGCTCACTGGAGCAGTATAACAAACGAGTGGTACCCAAATGATGATACTGAAGATGCCAATGCGGTGTTAATCGCAACATATGGCGTTATATTCTACCACAAATCGAGTTCAACACCGGGTTACTCAAGCGGCTGGCCGCTTGATACCTGGGACGCGGCACAAAGAATTGGTCAAGTCGTCGGCGCAGAAGCAGCAAGCGCAGGGACAAATTACATTTATGGTGGTATCACATCTACAGGAAACATTTACGAGAGGAGCTACTATAGCCTCTTCTTTTCATTTAGATTTTCTTCAATAACAGACACGATTTCATTGATGGGTATGGAACAAGCGAATAACTTCAAAACAAGATGGTCTACGCCTCCGGCAAGTTATTCTATGATTGAATCTTCCAGTAATCTTAAAGACACCTGTACGGTGTCTGAAGTAGGTAATTGGGGTTTTGAAATTGATATGAACGTCGTAAATGTAACAGCCAACGTTTACAATGCGGCGTACGTTAGGGGTGAAGTTGAATTTTACAACTAAGGAGCGATTATGAGTGTGGTAGAAGCAACCAAGCAGTGTATAAAGTCGGTTTGTCCTTGCGGGGCTTTGTCAAAAATTGAATATTCTGAAGTGCTTGTAGCACGGGCCTCAGTTCAGTTTCCTGTTTGTGAGGAATGCAAAAAGCGTGTCAATGGCGTGCTGGCAAATCCGTACGACGACTCCTGGGCAAACTTAAGCCGCGAAGAAGTTCGAAGGCAAGTAATAGGGCAGGTAGTGCATAAATGGGCGTTAGAAAGCGGAGTTGCTAAGCTAAAAAAAGAGGATTCAGTAGAAGATCTGATGCAAGTCGCTGCTCTAGAAGGGAGACACGAGTTCGTATCTGACGACAAAGAAATATACACAGCGGAGATTCAACCAACAAAAAAGGAAAGACGAAGAATCTACCTAGAGACTGGCAAACCAGTTGAGGATCCTTCTGTGCAAAAACCTAATAAGGAGCTTACAGAGTACAAAAAGAAGGTTATAGAGATCGCATCAGAAGGAAGCACCGATTGATCTCTTCGAGGAAATTTCAAAAAATCAGAAAACCATATATAACATGTAAAAGGTGGATCAATGGTTGGTCTGTCTTTAACCTGTTGCGCCGGGGAATAAACGGCGCGGAAGGAGGTAGTCGAGATGGGTAGAGATATTCGAAAACTCGACTTGCTGGCGATTTCTGCCAGTAAAAAAGCTGTGGATCTACTTCATGGGTACTTGAAGGGGATTCGCGAGGACATCGTTTCGTCGCTGAGTGGTGGACTGAGGAACTTCCATGTTATTCCGAGAGCGCTCATCACGACTGCCGACGCCACGGATTTGGCGAGTGGTCAGACTTTGGCGAATGCGATCAAAGCTGACATGAACACGCACTTTGCGTCGACTGATGAGCACCCTTTGGCCTCTGGTCAAACGATTGCTGCTGCAGATGCATCAGATCAGGCGTCGATGAACACTTTGATGAACGAAATCAAGGGGGACCTGAACACGCACCTTACCGAGGCTGGCGTGCACATGGTTTCTGACCTGTTCAACACCGTGACTGCAGCTAACGCAAGCGACGAGGCGACTTCGGTCACTCTCGTGAACCAGGTGAAGGCTCTGTACAACGTTCACATCGCGTCTTCTATCGCTTCGCTGGTCGCCCATAAAGGAACAGTGGGGAATCAGAATGTTGTGGCGGCTGACGCATCCGACCTCGGAACTGTGGTCACTCTGGCGAATGACCTGAAAGGTGTTGTCAACCTGCACCTGGCTTCGTACGGTTTCCAGGGATCTCACGTTGCTGCTTCTGCTGAGACCGTTGCTGCTGCAGATGCATCAGATCAGGCGACAGCGAACACGTTGCTGAACGAAATCAAGGCCGATTTCAACACTCACCTCCTGGAGTCGGGTGTTCACATTTCGTCTGATTTCAAGAGCATCATCTCTACTGCGGATGCTTCTGACCTTGCGTCAAGCGTCACCCTGGCGAATGCTCTCAAGTCGACGTTCACGTTACACATTGCCAACGCCATGACCGCAGGTTTCATCGCGGACATGTAAGATTTGATTGGTGCTGAAGGTATTACCGGGCATCTGAAAAGAGAAAGGAACTACAATGGCTAGTTTGAAAATTGGTTATGACATGTTTGCCGGATCCTCACAGGCCGGTACCGATTCTGGTGTTCCTGGTGTTATCCAGGTGGAAACTGCCAAGGCTGAGCCGTACAAATGTCGGATCCAAGAGCTGGACACGAATGAGTACTACGACGCCGTCACCCGCACTTTCCAGGGTGGTGCGACGACTCCGTCTGAGGAGTTGACGATCCCTGGGTCGGACGAGGCGAACCCGCAGGCTTTGCGTCGCATTGCTTTCCGGATTCCTGAGGAAGCTCAGGCCGGGATCGGTGCTGCCGGTGCGACTTTCACCATTTATGCGGCAACGACTGATGCGGTTGATTCGGGACAAGAGTCCCTGACGATCACATTCCAGCCGTAATAGGTTGACAACAGGAAATGTTTTTACTCGACGCCCATCTTAAAAACAGGTGGGCGTCTTTTTTTTGGAGGTACATATGGGATTCCAGAGCGCATGGACATTTTTCGTTGATTCAGTTTTTCCCCACTGGCCGGGTTTGTTTTTTGCTGTATTCGTGTCAATCATTGCACAGGTGCTGAAGAATAATATTCTGACAAGGACATTAGCGGCTAAAAGTAAAGTGATATTCTGGGTTCGGCGTTTGTTTCCAGTGATTTTGCTTTTTCTAGGTTTGGTTCCAGGTTTGACTTGGCCAGATGAAATTCTTCCGGGAATAGATACGACAGTCGAAAAAGTTTGGTATTTTGTGGGGTGTGCAGGTTGCTCGATACTCTGTTACAACATTTTTAAGCAGTGGGTTAAGAAAAAATACGACGTAGAACTTATTCTACAGGAGGAAAACGAAAGTCATGGCTAAATTCAGAAAAATACCTGTGATCATAGACGCCATCAGGATAAAAAAAGAAATGACGATCGATACTCTCGAAGGTCGTATGAATGGTAAAGCTGGTGATTGGCTTCTTACAGGTGTTGATGGCGAGCAGTACCCATGCAAGGACTCGATATTCAGAAAAACATACGAACCAGCCGACGAAGATGCAGAAAAGATGTGGAAATAATATGAAAACAATCTGGAAATGGGTAAAAGACAAAGCAGCCTGGATAGTAATAGCATTTTTTATTGTTTTTTCTGTGTTATTCGGATCGTTTTTGTCTTCAAGAAAAGTAGAAAGGAGGAAAAAAGAAGCTAAAAAGAAAATTGAAGGGGCAAAAAAGTTGGGTGAAAAGGCAACATATTATGATGGAGTAGAATCTGGTTTACACGAATCTGAGTTTCTATTGGACTCACAGATAGAGGGCATAAACGAAGAATCAAAGAAGACAAAAAAAGAAATAGGAGAGATGGATGCTCAGGAAGTTGCTGATCGTTTTAACGCTCTGTACGATTCCGACTCTCGCTCAAACTGAGGAAGTGGCTGAGGAAGTGGCAGACCTGGACAAGTACGAAATCCAAGGAGCTTTTGTTCTTGACGTAGACGGTGTGACTGGTGTTTGGATGCCATTAAATATGGCCCGAAAAGCTCTTGCTGCATCTGAACTCGCTAAAAAGTTGGAGCTTCGACAGGATCTTCTGGAGCTGAAAATAGATATTCGAGGCGAGAGAATATCTGCCTGCAAATCTGCTCTTTCTTTATCGAAAGAGTCGCAGGAAAAAGCTCTTGAAGCCGTGACAATACAGAATGAGGTAATCTCCGACCTGGAGGAAGAACAGGATTCGTGGTATCGAAAACCGATTGTTTGGACCGGTGTCGGTGCCGTCCTCGTTGTGGCTCTTGAGGTCGGTTTGTTTTTTGTTGTTCAGTCAATGTAAAGGAGGTTCCTATGGTCATGCCTGGTGGACCTGACATGCCTCTTGGTCCAAGTAGTGGTATGTATAGAGCGGGGTTTGATATTTTCGACGGTTCTTCACAGGCCGGTACGAATTCTGAGGTTCCACCCGTTATCCAGGTGGAAACTGCCTTGCCGACGCACTACTATTGTAGGATCCAGAGAATATCTGACAATTTGTATTACAACGCGACGACGAGGGCCTATCAATTGTTTCCGCCGTCTCCATCCGACGAGCTGGGGATTCCGGGGTCTCTTGAGGCGAGACCAGATTCTATCAGGCGGCTTATGATGAGAGTCCCGGATGAAGCAAGGGATGGGATGAACCATGAAGGTGCTGTCTACACTGTCTATGCGCCAGTAGACACAGCTAGATTTGGTGTCGCAATAGTCGCCACATTCAAGCCATAGTCAGCCTGACCGTCAGCCTGACCAAACGAAAATTAAAAAAAATTAGTTGACAAAACTTTTTCGCTTGGTATTATTTCCTGGAAGTAACGGCAACAAACAAATTCCAGGAGAAGAAAATGAAACGAATTAAAGACTTGTCAGAAAGCGAAATCTTAGAATTGACCCAAGAGCAGCTCGAAGAGTTGGTTCTAATTGAGGCAGCACATTCCGGCGTGAAGCTGCCTGACTCAGCTCCTGCGGTTCCTGATTACCCGGAAATCGGTAAGCCGAGCAAAACTCTGTACACATGTGGAGCATTCAACTTTCATTGTGATTCGCTCGACATTTTGAACGAGTTCATCAAGGTCATTGTTGACCACAAGGACAACCTGTTCACATGTGAAACAGACTGGCAAACCAAGGCGACACACTGTGAGAAGGGCATCCCGACATCTGGATGGGCCAACAAGATCGCTCCTGCGACAGAAACGGCGTACACGCAGGGAGAATATGCCGAACTCAAGGGTGAAATCAAAAAGAAGGAGGAAATGCGGGAGGAATACAAAAAAGCTCTCGATGAGCACAGTGCTCAGATGGAGGAGTACGATGATATCTGTTCTGATGTCATGTCGCATTATTATAATGCGGTACGAGCAAAGAACAGGAAGCAGCATCTTGTAGCAACATTCCTGAAGTATTATAAGCTTGCGGAGCAAAATTTCGACATCGCTCTGAAGTTCTTCAAGAATGCTTACGCTGACGAAAACGAGAACATGGAAGAGCTTGAGGCTCTCTTCCAGGAAGAAGTTTCTGCCAAAGATGAGGAAAATGGCAAAGAGAAAGTCTGAAGACCTGGACAAGTACGACTGGCTCCTGATTCTGATGATTCAGCATTTCTTGGACTCGGGAGCCGTAATCTCGATTCGGAAGCTGAGTGAATATTTCTATGACTTCGATTATCCGAAGGTAAAGAAGAGGATGACCAAGCTCAAGTCTATGGGGATCGTCTCGGCAAAGCGTGCCAGTTCCAAATTGTGGGAGTACGAACTCCACACCGAAGTCATGGATAAATTTGCACTCAGGGAAAAACTCACCACCGATTTTGGGCACAAACTTTCTCGTGGTTTATTCTAGACGATGTAATTTTATTCTTTCTCATTTTGTTGTTTACTAAACTTCGGTCTTTGTGTAGTGTGTGTGGTGTTCAGGTTTTCGATGACACGGTAGACATAATCACCCTCACCCTATGATTATGTCTATTCAGTTTGTCAATAGTTTGGTATGGTCTGAAAACCCGATAACGAACTGGAGTGGTGAGGCCCGGTTTGTTATCGGGTTTTTTTTGGAGCCTGAAATGCTCGATTTTCTCCTCTGCCCTGATTTCGACGCCGTCGACACCAAAATACTTTTGATCTTGCATGAAATTCAGAAGGTCTATGGAAGCGTGAGCCAGAAGGATGTCGCTACTTCCATGGGTGTGAGTACAGCAACAATTGAACGCCGTATGAGCAGGCTCAAGGATCTTGGTGCCGTCGATGTAGAAAAAACGGGGACACGCAGGAGAAAGTATGACATCCCCCTCTTGATTCTCAGCGAAGCGAAAGACCTTACGAAAACAGATGTGCGGGAAAATTACCCCCTCGCTGGTGAGGGAATAAGTTCTCCCTCATCGCAAGTATGTTTAGGATCTATTACCAATATCAAAAAAGGTACTGATAACGATCTGGACGTCTCTTCTAGTTCGTCTGACGTATATGGTACTATACTTGCGATGATGGAAAACTTTCCGGAGGAGGAACCGATGAAATTTTCCGGTCCACAGGGAAAAATCGCTGATGCGATAACTGCGGCATCAGAACGAACCAAGAAGGTCCATAATCAAGTCCGCGAAAAACGGATCGCACATCAAAAAGCGAATGCCGATCTTTCTCCAGAGTCATTTTCGACAGACAGGGCAACGAGGTACGAGGAGTACAAGGCGAAGCATCCCTCTGAGTACAACCAGAAGGACTTCAGGTTTCTCTTCGAGGACAAGTGGAAAGAGTCTGGCTGGAAGTCTCGCCCAGTCAGGTGGACAGGGAAAAATGCCGGTCAACTCAAGGACATGATCAAAGACCAAGGTTCTGAGTTGATCGCCGAGTATTTCGAGTATGTCTTCGATCACTGGACAGAGTTGAAAAAACGGTTTGCTCTCAACTCCAGTTATCCTGTCATTGAGGTCATCTACGCTTTTCGAAAACAGTGGATTCCAGAACTCGTAGATGGAGTTGTCGAGGGACGAAAGAACCAAATCCATGATCTCGACGAAGTCAACAACTACACCGAGGAGGACTTCAAACGTCTCAGCTCATACTCTGCTTCATCTGAGGACGTCGAAGTCGATTCTAGCTTCCAAGAAGACACAAAATTCAATGAAAACCCAGGTGTCGAAGACGTGGTCATCGATGAATCGGATACCCTGATTCGAGAAAAGCCAAAATCACTCGGTTCCGCCAAAAAAAACGAGGATGAAGTAAAGGACATTTCGAAAGTACGCGAGGAACGACGAAGGCGTTTCTACCGCAAGCAGAAGGTCTACGGTTTCTAGGAGGAAACATGCCAGGTTTAAGCAAAAGCGCGTTAGAAAGGTGCCGGAAAATGGTCATAACTCATCTCCAGAATGGACGGTATGAGTTGAAGGTCACTGACCCACGGCTTGGTGAAAGATCGGTTATTTCCCAGGTGGTCAGGACTGAACATGACCTCTATCGATACAAGCTGAATTTCATGAAACGGTACCGGATTCCGCAGGAAAACATCACAGTCATAGAACAAGACACGGATGAGGAATCGAATGGAACTGACAACGAATCACCTGAGGTACATGAACATCGGTCTGAAGTACTGGGGGACGACAAGGAACAGTCTCACAGCAAGCCAAAAAAGCCTGGTCGGAAACTATATCGCAAAGCTTGATCTTGCGATTCGTGGTGGTGTCGGCCTCTTCTTGTGGGGACCTAACGGTACCGGAAAGAGCTACATCGCAGCTCTACTTTGCAAATTAATTCGTGGCGGTCACGAACTATCATCTTACTTCGTTACCGCAGCAGAACTCAAAACGGCGTGGATCTCTGATTTGCCAGCGCACGATGGCTCAGAGGAGTTCATGTCTGATAGGGTCCAGACTGCAAAGTTTTTGGTTATCGATGACCTCGGTCGTGAGTACCGGACAGCGAGTGGCTTCTCCGAAACAAATTTCGATACGCTCCTGAGAAACAGGGTCCGCAAAAAGTACATGACCGTGATCACGACAAATCTTTCACCGAACAAGTTTCGTGATGTTTACGGTGTTGGTGCTTCTCAGTTGATCTCTGAATCAACATTAGAGGTTGCATTGACAGGTAAAAATATGCGTGAGCTTGAGGCGGAAAAAATCAACAAAATGTTTAGGTGAGTGTCAGATGAAGAGAGTTACATACAAAGATTATGCAGGTGTGTCTCTGAAGGGCGATGTCGAGTTGGGTCCTCATGGACCGAGGCATATTGATGGTGCTTCTTGGCTCACAGCTCAAGTTGAGAGCGGAGGAAAATTTGGGACAGTCATCAGTTACGACGGGACTGGTCTCACGGCAGGTATCCATCAGGCCATAGCTGTCTACCCCAGGGAACTCGAGTCTCCTGACGACGGTTACGCCAAGGATGACCAGGGCCCCTTGTGGAAGCTTCTGCATCGATGTTTTCAGGCATACCCAGAGACACAGCTCGTAAAAGACATGAAGGACTTTCTTGTTAAGTACGGGATTGTAGTCGTGAATGGTGTTGCGAGGGATGCTGACACGCACAAAATCTTGACTGGTTTGTATCTCAGGCAGGTGCTGACAGGCTCTTCCGATGGCGTGATGCCGGACTCAGGTCCTGGCAGGAAAAGAGCGGAATATGCAGCAGGAATGTTTAGTGTGTTTTTCAGCTCGATGCTCACTCAGCATATCCAGATGGCATGGGGCGAGGAGCACCTGATTAAACGAGTTGAAAGAACCAAAATGAGGTTTTTAAAACATACCACGAGAAAAGGCAGGACAATCCAGCAGCTCATTTATGACAACGTGAACAATGGGATTGAGGTGAGCCTAGCTCTGAGTAAAGACATTCCAGCTTCTTTTGACCTCGCGATGAGCGTTTGGCTTTCATTTACTGTAAATGCACCATCCATAGCCTTGAGAAGAATGTGCAGAACTTTTCAGAGTTATGGTATTTCAGATGTTGATGTTTTCAGCTCTGAGCTTATTCGTTCGCTAGGTAAATCTCGGTGGGGACGATGGAGTGATGACTACAGATACGGCAGATACCAACGAACACGCAATTATGCCATGAAAGTTTGGCCGAAAGAGTTGTTCGAAGGAAAACATGCTGTCATGCCTAAGGAGCTTTGATGATGGACGATAAGAATGTATTTTCAGAGTCTGAACTTACTGGCGAAAAATTGGCGAAAGTAGGCTCTGATTTTGGTTTGTTGCGATTTCACAATGAGTCAGAGGAGTCTTATAGACAAAGGCTTCTTGACCGGATTGGCTGCAAAAAGGAGACGAAACCAGTAATCAAAAAACCTTTCTTTTATTTCATTGTATGGATTGTAACCCTACCTATGGATATTTATGTTTTTGCTCTTGTAGCGACCATGAGATTGTTTTTTGGCAAACGTATTTTTTGGCAGAATGGTCTGTGGTGTGAACTGAAACCTTCCTGGTGGACGAAGAAGTATAATGGAGCCGCGCTCGGTCACGGCGGTATTTTTTCTCCAGGCAAATCAGGTGGTAAAGGAATAGACACAACAACTGAAGTCCATGAGCACGTCCACGTAGAGCAGTTCGAAGTTTCCATGATGATTTCTTTTATTATTTCTATTTTTTGCTTTTTTTCACTTCGTCTAATTCATGGTTCTTTTGATTTTATTTTTTCTCTTATTGTTTGGTGCTCTGGTTATATTTTGTTTTTGGTCTCTGGCTGGCTTGTCGCACTGCTTCGTGGAGAAAATGCGTATTATGGTAGTCAACACGAAGAATCAGCATATGCGATAGCTGAAAAATATGAGCGAATGAAAAGGGGTTTCTGATGTATAAAGGTAAAGACATAGTTTGGCAAGATATGGGTAACTCTTTGCAGGCAACAGTAAACGACAGAGTTACGTTGCTTTTTTACGATTTAGGTGTTTTGTCTGTTTTAGTAGATGGAATAGAGAGAGCAAAACTAGACTGTGTGGAGGATGTAAATAAAATTGCTTTTTTTGTGTCTGATATTGTGGACTTTCTTTCTGAGGAGTAAAAAATGGTTCGAGGGGAGTTATCAAATAGACCTGCTGGTATATGTGCTGTTGATTTCAGGGTATTGCTTACAATGAAGCATTCGTATGTTTGGTTTATGCGATACGTCCCCGAATTGCTTCTTCATAAAAGTTTTGAATCTAAAATGAAATCAGCTCTTAAATTTAAGCTGGGTGCGCGTTCTTGGTTAGAAAACAATTGGGAGAGACGAATAGTAGTTTTCTCTGTTGGTATGCCAGTAATAGGCAGAGCAATAGATATGATCGTCGGTGATTACATCGCAGAAACATATCATTTTGATGATTTCAATGAAATGCGAGAGTGGCTACGCCTTAGTCCCCAGGTATACAAGGTTCTGACGACAGACACAAATCTACTACATTTAGACAGCGATTTGATACGGCTCTTCAGTACATGGCAGGAGAAGGCATAATGGATTTTGAGGCCGCATTGATTTCTAAAGTCTTTTATGAAGCCGACATAACAAAAGTTTTTGACGAGAGAGTTAAGCCAGAGCTTTTTGTTTCCTACAGGAACGTGTGGGATTTCATGCTGGAAACGTATTCACGTCATGGTGGCCTGCCTCCCAAGGAGGTTATAGAGCAGAAATACCCTCATTTCGAATTTGTTGACGCCAGAGATGTTCCTTTTTCTTTTTTATCCGAGGAGATGAAGAAAAGGCATGTTCACAATATCTTGACAGAAGCGATGAAGGAGCAGGCCGAAAAGCTTAAAGGGAAGGAACCATTTTCTGCGCTTGAGACGATGCGTGATGCTTTAATGAAGGCTGATCTTGAGGCAAGGCCAAGTTTCGACTTGAACTTCGTTGAGGACGTCAAGGAACGCCTTGAACGGTATGATGAGGCGTCCAGATCGTATGGTGTTACTGGCATACCAACACCGTGGGGTTGTCTCGATGAGGTTACTCAGGGTTTTCATCCTGAGGACCTGATAATGATTGCTGGCCGAGGTGGTGTTGGTAAATCGTGGGCTGAATTTATGTTTGCTGTCCACAACTGGTCGAATGGATTCATTCCACTCATTTTCTCCAGAGAGATGGCTGTCTGGCAGGTAGCTCGACGTCTAGATGCTCTCCACGCAAAACTTCCATACCGCAATTTCAAGAGCGGGATGTTGTCGAGCGCAGAATTAGACAGATGGGAAAACGCCATCGAAGAGATGAAGGGTGGGAATCCGTTCTGGATCACGGGCGATGATGGAGACGGGCATCTTGGTGTGACTGCCATAACGGCAAAGATCCACAGGTATCGTCCTCACGTAGTTTATATCGATGGTGCGTATCTCATTCAGGATGACCGTGGCGGTAAACAGCAATGGGAAAGGTTCTCGAACGTTTGCCAAGACTTAAAAAGACTGGCTCAACGCGAACGAATCCCGATAGTTGTTACACACCAATTCAACACTGCCGGTAAAGGGATGGATGGATCAGAGGACACGCTGAAATATGGTGACGTTCAGATGTGGTTTGATCTGATCATCGGTTGTTACCAGAGCGAAGAACTAAAAGGTAACAAGGAGATGCTCTTCAAGATTGTCAAACATCGCGAGGGCGAAAAGCTACAATGGGTTTCTGAATGGGATCTCGATAAGATGAAGTTCGAACTTAAAAAGACAGAAGATGATGAGGATGTTCCTGATCCTGTACCTTATGACGATGAAGCTCCGATAAAATACTGATTAGCTACTTTCATTATTCAAGTGTACGACAAAACCGGAGGGATGGTGCTATGGGTTCGAGAACAGATATAGCGATGCAATGGTTGGCCTATGTGTGTAATGATTTGATGGGTCGACGGACGGAGCTTGGGGATCGGGGTACGCTGAACATTCTCCTTGTTGCCCAGGCCGTTGCTCAGCTTTGGGGCGATGGGGTGCCAATAACCACGGATGGAATTGCTAGTCGGTTGTCGTGGAGTGGTTGGGCTTCGTGCATTACCATCGATGAATATGTTGAAGACTTGCGCAGGGATGTGGGAGGTATCCTGTTTGAGGATACAGCAACGAGATATGAATAAAAAAGAGATACTGATGGTTCTCGATGCCATTGGAGCAGAGAACATTCAAGAAGGATCGAGAAATATTCAGTGTTCTTGTTTTTTGGCACCGTGGAGAAAAGGCCACAGATCTGGGACTGATTCTCGTCCTTCAATGGGGATACTGATCAATGATCATGGTGAGTCGAAGATCCATTGTTTTGCCTGTGAGTATGGGGGAACTCTAAAAGACGCAGTCGCAGAGCTGAACAAAAGGTCTGACGATGATTTTTCTGATATTGTCAGCCTGGTAGATGACTACGACAATATCGATCCTATTCTCCTCGTATCCACTATTCCAGACTACGATTATTACGAACCTAAAAAACAGGAGATCACATTCGGAGAAGAAGTACTCGATGACATCAGGGGCAAGGCTCACAAATATCTTATTGACCGTGGATTTGAGCTAGAGACTCTAAAAGAATGGGAATCATGTTTTGATAAAAAATATATGCGTGCTGTTTTCCCTGTACGAAATAAGTATAGTAAGATTGTTGGTACAGTAGGAAGGACAGTAAACAACCATCAGGTAAAGTATTTCAATTACCTTGGCTTCGACAAATCGAAGTATCTTTTTGGCGAAAATAAAATAAAAAATGGTACTTCCCTTGTTGTCGTAGAAGGACTCCTCGATACAGTGAAACTTTGGCAAGGACTTAATGAGGAGGGGTTGATAGACAAATACTCTGTTGTTGGCTTGCTTGGATCGGAGCCATCAATTGTTCAATGTAATAAGATAAGAGGGTTTGCAAACGAAGTCATACTATTTTTTGACAACGACAAGGCTGGTGATTTAGGGCAGAAAAAACTTGCTAGACATATACAGAAGCAGGTGCTATTAAGATCCGTAGATTATGTAGAAGGCATAGGAGGCGACCCTGATGAAGTAGTGAATTCTGGCTACCCTTTAGAAAAGTTGATTGAAGACTCAAAACTGATTGTTGCAAAACGCGACAACGATGATTGGAGGTAAAAATGAGAGTGTTTATCTGTTTGTTGGTCTTCATGGCGTTTAACCTGACTGCGTTTGCAGAACTTTCAAATGAGACAGACACGAAAACCAAAGTTAGTGAAAAAACGAAAGCACAAATGGTGAGTCAGATTGACAGGACCATTCATCATCTCATGAGGAAGGCTCCCGCAAGAAAAATAGTCAGAGATGACGAGTATCGCCGTGAGGTTGCGGTTGACATCGTCGATGTCGCATTAAAATACGGGATACCAATTCATCTGTTCAATGTAGTTATTTTTCAGGAATCTTCGTTCAGAATGGATGCCCTTGGTGCCAAAGAAGAAAAAGGTCTTGGCCAGGTTATGAATCCCAATAAATATGGGTGTGACATGTCTACTCGTTTCGGACAACTGGAATGTTCTGCTGCATATTTGCAGCGTGGGCATAGAAAATGCGGCAACTGGACTGGTGCTCTCTCTCATTATCAGTCTAGCACTGGTGCGTGCGTACCGGAAGAAGGGACTCGCCACGACCGCATGGTTTCGTTCAGGATGTTTCGGTGGATCAAACTCAGAAGAAAATATCCTTTTCCAGTTGACAAAAACATTTAGTCTGTTACTCTTTATTTCTCTGGCAGCCAAAAAATAAAAACTTGGCGGTGATCAACTCACAACAAGACGTTAATTGACGTCAACAAAGGAGACAACTATGTCTAAAAAATCCTGGTTTAACACTGGCAAAAGCGCGGATGAAGCTCTCGACACTGAGCTTGAGAATCAAGAACAGCGCAGGAAAGCTGCGACTGGTGACAGGATCTACAGATTCTGGATGCCACCAGGTGGAGAGCAGCACGTGACTTTTGTGGACGGCGAGATGCACCCTGATGGCTATCCTCTCCCGTTCGTGTTCTACGAGCACCAGTTGAAGATGAACGGTTCGTGGAAGAATTGGTTCACATGCCCAGGTGATGATTGCCCTCTGTGTGACGCCGGAAATCGTCCGTCGTTGGTCGCAGCGTATACCGTGATCGATCATAACGAATGGACAGACAAGAGGGGTAACGTCCACAAAGACGAACTGAAGCTCTTCATGGCCAAGCCATCTGTCAACAAGATTCTGAGAAAAATGGCCAAGAAAAAGGGCGGCCTCAGAGGAGGTAAGGTAGAAGTCATACGTGGTACCAGCGAGGATCCGAGCACTGGGAAGCAATTCGATTTCGAGGAAAAGGTTGATTTGCCCGATACGATTCAACCTGCCGATTACATGGAGCTGTTCCAGCCGAAATCGAAATCAGAACTCGCTGCCGTCCACGGTGGAGGTGAGACTGATGATAGCTATGTCGGGGCAGATGACGAGACCGTGAAATTCTGATCCAAGAGGTACCATGCAGCTTCTAACTGTCACATCACATGATTTTCGTGCCCTGCGAGAAAAGTTCTTGAGTGTTAAACGTTACGGTTTGGACTTTGAAGCGTTCACCGAAAGCGATTACAAAGAAGGCGCTCTTGAACATGACTTGTTGGAAGTTCTTGGTATCGGCTTTGCGTTTGAAGACGGAGACAAGACCTATATCCCATTGCGTCATTCATATGGAGATAATGCTTCTATTGATGACGCAATGGGACTTTTGTCAGGTGTCCTCAATGATCCTGATTTAGAGATGTGGGCGCACAATCTAAAATACGAATACATGGTCTGTAGGACACTCGGAATAACTCCAAAAAATAAACTCCGCTGCTCGATGATAGCTCAATGGCTACTAGGGAAAAAGCTACCAGCTGGTGGAGGATTAAAACTCAAGGCCGCTGCAAAAGAATTTTTAGGTCACACGATGACAACCTGGGAACAGGTAGTCCCGAAACGAACAAAAGCCGAGCATGTACTACCTCATATCATGGGTGCATATTGTGCTGATGACGCTTTACAGTGTTTGCGTCTTGGAATGAAGTTCGTCCCAGAATTAGAAAAGCTCAAATTGATGGATGTGTTTACAAGGCTTGAGATGCAGTTTCTTCCTGTACTTGTTCACATGAAGGAAAACGGTTTTGAGCTTGACATGTCTCGTCTCATCCAGCTACATAAGGAATTCTCTGTGGAAATGAAGGGGTATGCCGACGAGTTCGAAAGACTTACAGGGGTTGGCATATCGAAAAATAAGCAAATAGCAGAGATGATGTACGAGACAAAGAAATGGTGGCCTTGTAAGGGATTCAAAAAAGGTAAAAGTGGTAATTATTCCATAGATAAAAACCACCTTGAGGCCTTAGAGAAAAATCTGACAGATGGCGCTCCGCTGAAAGCATTGAAGCTAAAAAAGAACTACCAAAAAATTGCGACAAACAACTCCACGTTTACGGTTTCGCTTGTAGATAAAGCAGCTATACATCCCGACAAACGTCTTCGAGGCGATTTCCAACAAACCGGCACTGAGACAGGAAGGCTGTCATCAAGCAAACCGAATCTTCAGAATATTCCTTCCAGGACAGAGGCTGGTCGAAAGATTCGCGAGGCCTTCATAGCGGCACCTGGATGGTATCTGTGTGACGCTGACTATTCACAGGCTGAACTTGTTTTGATGGCTCACTTATCCAGGGATCCAATGCTTCTCAAGGCGTATTTAAAAAATATCGATCTGCATCAACAAACTGCAGATTTTGCAACAATAGAGTGTGGTTTTGAAGTTGAACGTGACATCGGAAAAGTACTAAATCTTGGATTGATTTATGAGATGCAGCCTGTGACTCTGATGAACAATCTGAAGTGCACTATAGAAGTTGCTGAGCAGCTCTACAAGGCATTCCACAGGATTTATCCATACGTAGGCAAGTACCACGATAGGATGCATGCATACGCCAGGAAGCACGGGTTTGTCAGGACTCTTACTGGACGCATCAGATTGATACCTGACATCAACTCCAAAAACTTCGGCAAAAGGGCTTTTGCTGAACGCGCTGCAGTCAACACACCAGACCAAGGTTCTGCTGCAGACATCGTTAAAATAGCGATGCGCAATCTCTATCAGGATTGGTTTAATCGAGGTGTTTTGTTTGACTACTACACCGGGGAAGGCAAAGCCAAACTCCTTTCTTCTGTTCATGACGAAGTCATCTGTGAGCTTAGAGAAGACTTTGTCGAGGAAGGAATGAGGGACATGAAACGGCACATGGAAACGTGTGTTGAGCTTCGTGCTCCAATGTTGGCACAGCCAGGGGTTGGTAAAAACTGGACTGAGGCTAAAAACGACGGTAAGCGCCGCGAAAAACTTGTGGCGAAAGCAATGGCGTCTGACGACGAAGGTGTAAGGAAGTCACTTCTGGAAGAGTCAATGAGGTTCGTGGCATGAGTGGAATTATTTTAGAAGGTGACGTTCGAATTCCTTACTCAGCTATTGTCGACACTGGAAACCTTGAAATGCTCAAGCAGAAGTACACAGTATCTTCTTTTTTCAAGGGTGACTTCGAGATGTTCTCTGATGATCCTGAGTCAAATTACATCAGTTTTCCTCGGAGTGTGTTGTCTGACATAGGAGCTTCTCCTGTCGATAACAGGTCTGAAGGAAGAGCATTAAACAAGCTTTGTTTGTTTGAGCCAAGGGATGGTCAGCTTGATGTTGTAGATAGGGCAGTCAGATCCATAGAGGATAATGATAGCGCCATGATTGTTGCTGGATGCGGCACGGGAAAAACGATCATGGGCACGGTTGTCGCAATGAGGACGAACAGGTCTACTTGCATCTTGGTCCACAAGGAATTCCTTGCTGCGCAATGGGAGGAAGCCATCCATATGTTGTGCCCAGATGCAACGATAGGACGTATCCAGAGCGACAGATGTGATTCTGGCGACGACTTTGATTTTGTGATTGCTGTCACTCAGAGCGTGACGAATCCTAGACGAGAATACCCTGAATCTGTCTACCGTTCTTTCGGTCTCATCGTAGCAGACGAAGTCCACAGGTATGGAGCCGATGTCTGGCATCAGGCCATCTCTAGGTTTCCTGCAAAACGACGTCTTGCTCTTACTGCAACTCCTCATAGGATGGATGGTCTTTGGCCAGTTATTGAAGCAAATTTTGGTCCGCACCAAATAGAGCTGAAGGCAAAAACACTGGTGCCGACAATTCAGGTTGTCACTACAAACTATTCATTCCAGCTCATGAAGCAGAAATGGCTCGATGACATTCACGTCAGGGCAAAAGTTGTGAGCAAGCTTTGCGAGAGTGAAGGAAGGAACGAAATTGTAACCCGGGTAGCAAAAAAGGCGTTCGACGCCAACAAAAAGATTCTTGTCATTTCTGAGAGAAGGGCTCAGCTAGACTGGATAAAAGAGCGACTTGGTGCCTATTTCATTGATGACGTCGGGATGTATGTTGGCGGAAAGAAGATGGGATCACTCGACGAAGCCGCAGAAAAACAGATCGTTCTGACTACTTATCAAATGGCAAAAGAAGGCCTGAACATACCGGCACTCGAAGTCTTGATAATGGCTTCCCCTCAAACACAGATCCAACAAACAGTTGGTCGTGTCCTGAGGGAACACAAAAACAAAGGTAAGCCCGTTGTGATCGACTTTGTCGATCCTGCGGTTGAGGTTTTGCAGAAGGGCGTCGACGGGAAAATTGTTTCTTCGCAGCCTTTGCAGAAGATGTACTTCGCTAGGCAACGTCAGTACAAAAAGCTCGGCTACGATATAGCAAAGAGAGGTTGATCATGAAAAAAGAATTGGCTTTGACAAAGTTCGAAAACTTGAGCGATTTGCTCAAAATAAACCCAGAGGATCTCTCTGATGCTGATGCATTGGCCGTTTGGTCTTTGTTTGATGCTATCGAGAAGAAGATCGTCAAGGAAAGGAAAAGTACGTTTCGTGAGTATCTGATGGACCTTGCTGTTAAGCACGGAAGGGAAAATGCGAAAGGTTCGTTCGAGTACGATCCTCCTGGTTCTGACGGAAAGATCACGAAGTCCCTGAGAAGAGCAAAGCCTTCGATAGACTACGAAGCTCTCGAAAAGGCTCTCGACGAATATGGTCTGTTGAAACAGGCTAAAAAGGTTTCTGTTGTCATGTCTGAGGAGTCTTTCGAACAGATCAAATCTGCTCTTGATAAGTGCGGAGAAGAAAAACTCAGCAGGACATTTGTTGGCTCTATTTCTGATGTTGCTGTTCACGATCAGACAGTTGAGGCGCTGATCGCACTAGGAAAATTCCCAATAGACGCCCTTGAGGAAGTTTCCCACGGTGGCGATGTCACGTACCAGATGCGTGTTAAGGCTCCGTCGATCATTAAAAAGATGCTAGGGGCGAAAGAATAATGGCAGCTGATGCCGCTTATTTTGCGAAATATTATGCGGAGCACAGGGAGAAGATGCTCGAAAAGAAAAAGGCTCGTTATCGCGACGATCCTGACTATCGAGCAAGGATACAGGAAAACTCCCGAGCACGAAAAAGGGCGTTGGCAGAAGAAAAGAAAAAACTAGGCATAAACAAAAAGAAGAAAGAAAAGCCGATCTGGTTTCGTGTCCAGGTTGGTGACGAAGAAGTACCGGTGAGGATGTATACTGCAGGGCAGTTGGCAAGAAGGCTCGGACGAAAAACTCAAACAGTTCGTGTGTGGGAAAAGCGAGGGATTATCCCAGAAGCTATTTACAGGAGCACTTCTAAGGACAGGCTTTACACTGAGCTGCAGGTGAAGTTGATCATCAATGCTTACGATTTGGCAGAGGAGATGTACGGCACGAATGCCGTATCGAACCGGATAGGCTCCACTAATTTTTCAGAAAATGTCTGGAAAGTTTGGAAGGACTATCCACTGGGAATTAAAATCTGAAAGGGTTGAAGGATGACTGACAAAAAAACAAAGAAGATGAGTCTGTTCGCTGAAAAAGGCAAAATGTGGGTTTCGTCTCATTACCAGGGCAATGAGAAGAGCGACCAGAAAGATCTGTACATCAGGACGTTTGAGTCTGAGCCTGCTTGGGTTCGTGCCAGTTATGGGTTGACCATAAATTTGGGCAATTATGAGTCCGCAAGGTGTGATGCCGGTGTCACGTTGCCAGCATACCCTGAGGAGGTTGGCGAAGCTTTCAAGCAAGCCTGGGAGTTGGCTCAAGAGCAGGTCCAAGAGCAGGTCAAGGAAATAAAGGACTGACATGGGACTTGACGAAATCATAGCCGGTGTGAACAAGCAGTATGGAAAAGGGACATTACTTCGTGCAAATGAGGCTAAATCTCTCGTGATGTCCAGAATTCCGACTGGTATTTTTGATCTTGATGTCAAACTTGGTGGGGGGTTGCCGCGTGGAAGAATTACGACTTTGAAGGGTGATTTTTCTACCGGCAAATCTGCCATTACGATCAAGACTGCAGGACAGGCTCAACGTCATTGTCGCATTTGCGGGAAGCAGTTTGAGTATGTCGATATGCTAGGAGAGGTTCATTCCACGGATTGTTTTTGCGGTAAACGCGAGCCTATGCGTGTTGTGATGCTAGACGCCGAACACTCATTTGATCCGAATTGGGCCGAAAAGTGGGGTGTAGATGTCGAGAACACTTACGTGATTCAGACTGAATATGCGGAGCAGGCAATCGATGTCGCTGATGCGTGTATTCGATCTCACGAGTGTGATTTTTTGATTGTCGACTCGATAGCTGCTCTTACTCCATCTGTGGAGATCGAGGAGTCGGCCGAAAAATGGCAGATGGGTGTCATGGCTAGGCTGATGAATAAGGCCTTGAGGAAATGGACCTCTGCGATCAACTCCTACGGCATGGAGTCAAATCAGGCATGTACGATTGCTCTGATTAATCAGATGCGCGTAAACCTCGGAGGCTATCATCCAACACCTACTTCTCCAGGTGGGCGAGGCATCGACTTTTTTCAATCAGCAGAAGTAAGATTCAAAAAGGTCGATTACATTACAACGAAGGGCAGCGATAGGCCGTTAGGGATCGAGGTCGAGTTCGTCGTGAAGAAGAACAAGACATGGCCGATACTCCCTGGGGGCAAATTCAAGATGTATTTTGTTGGCACAAGGGGATCATACAGTGTTGGCGACACGAACAACGATGAGCAGGTTTTGAGGGCAGCTGCATACTGGAATCTGGTAGATAAAACTGGCTCTTGGTACACGTTTCCCAATGGAGAAAAAGCTCAGGGGGATGTGAATGCTGCCAAGATTCTGAGGACAGATCCTGATTTGCTCAGGGACCTCGAAGATCTTGTTAAGGAGCGTGAGCTTTCTTGGGCTCAAGACCTGAACGACGAAAAGTAGAATGAAAACTCCCAAAGAATTCACACCAAAAAAGCCGAGCCCAAAGATGTGGAACAAAGAAACCCTATCTCCGAAGAAGAAGTCTCTCAAGAACGAGAAACGTCTATCTGAGGAGGTAGGGTTTCGCCTCACTCCAGGGTCGGGCAATAGAGATTGGCCTGGCATGAAGGGTGACGGGAGTCATCCAGAATTCATGTTCGAACTCAAGGAGACACAAAAACCATCCATCCGGGTTTCTGAATCAGTTGTCGCGAAGCTTTACCGCGAAGCCGGTGCCGTAGGCAAAGATCCAGTTTTGGTTTTGTCTGCCTACGGTTTGACAGACCCGCTGCCAAAAGACTGGGTTGTCATTCCGGTCGAAACATTCAGAAAATTATTAGAATGTGTTGAGGCACAAAATGGCGAAGAAGAATAAAAACTGGGGTGAGATTGACACGTGGGGCCCTGAACGTCTCATGGCAAGAATAAAAGTGCTGTCTCACGAGATCGAAGGTGTCTACGCTGCAAATATCACTGCGAACGTGGATACCTCTGAAAAGTTGGCAGAAAAAGCAGACGAGATGGTCTATATCCTTTTGATGCTGTTCAACTCTGCAAAAGAGAATAAGAATTGGACCGAAGTCTCTGCAATAGACCTATTCACTGGAATATTCTTTCCTTGTAGTGGATATGTTTGGGCTGCTGTATTGTCCAGATTCTGTGAGTCAAAGTCACTGGTCGAGATGTTCAAAAACTCGGGTATGGAAGAGAGAACTGAAATAAAACCAAAATTGTTTTCCCGTGGTTTTATTGGTTGACAAATAAGGTACACCTGCTACTATTTGTCTTGTTAGATACATACCATTGACATGGCAGTAGACAGTTAGGAGACATCGTGACTCGCATTCTTCAATTGGCACCAGCTACGTGTGATGGCAAAGCTCCGAATGTAGACTTCATAGCCGAAGAAAAACTAGACGGACATCGTGCTTTGCTACACTTTGGGCGTGATTTAAAACGTGCATACCTAACGAGTAGACGTGTTTCGAAGAAGACGGGTCAATTTGCCGAGAACGGATTGTGCGTACCGCACATCACAGAACCCGCTCATTCGCATTCTTCTTTATCTCTCCTTGGATACACCGTCTTAGACGGTGAGATCCTTGTCCCAAACGCCACGTTCGAAGACGTACAATCCGTTCTCGGCTCTCTTCCGGAAAAAGCCATTGTATGGCAAGACAAAAATACGCGAGCAATCTATGTTGCGTATGACTGTTTGTTTTTTAACGGCTCTGATATACGTGATCGAGTATTGATAGACAGGAAATACATTATGGATGATGTCGTTAAACGATTGCACTCCTACATGTATGAAAGGTCGTATATTCGTATTATCGAAAGCAATAGAGCCCATTCCATGGACGAAGTAAAGCCTTTCTTCGACAGGGTTGTAGACCGTGGCGGAGAAGGTCTTGTCATAAAAAACCCATATGCGAGATACGGTCGTGGTTGGTCGAAAATGAAATACGAGACCACGTATGATGTTGTCATAACAGGCTATGAATCTGGACAAGGCAAGTTCGAAAAACTCATAGGTGCGTTAAGGTTTGGCGCTTACGATGATGATGGGCATTTGGTTCCATTAGGTAAATGTTCTGGGATGCTGGATGGGAACGTGAGATGGGAGGGTGGCTCACCAAACAGGGTTGGCTCTTATCTGGTTTCTGAAGGCGATGAACAACCTATTGGTACGCGTGCCTGGTTTGCATCACGCAAATATGAGTTGCGCGGAATGGTAATAGAAGTGAAATGCAACGGTTTGACCAAACACGGAAAATTACGCCACCCACAATTTGTTCGTCTTAGGTCGGACAAAAACGGGGAGCAGTGTCAGCTCCCAATGAATCAAAAGAAGCGCGAGCTTTAGGAGGTATTATGGATGACCTTAGGATGGTCCCGATTGATCAATGTATTGCTCAGGATGAATTCAACACTCGGCAACGAGGCCTCGGCGACCTGGCAGACCTGACAGAGTCGATCAAAGCAATCGGTGTGAAAGAGCCTTTGCTCGGCAAGGACAAAGAAAATAGCGCCGGTGAAGTCGAGATCTACGCTGGTTTCCGTCGTCTTGCTGCATCGAAAGATGCTGGCTTGGAAGAAGTTCCTGTCATGGTTTGCAAGCGTCGGTCTGCTTCCAGGAAGCAAATGCTCCTGGTGAACGTAACAGAGAACATCCAGCGCGAGGACCTGAACCCTGTCGACGAAGCTTACGCTCTCCAGCGTTTGCAGGTTGACCACAAAATGTCCATCGATGACATATGCGCTAGTCTTGGGGTCAAACGAACGAGGGTTCAGTCTCGCTTCAAGCTTTTGAAGCTCACTGAGATTGTTCGTGATGCAGTTCACGACGACAAGATTCCTGTTGCTGCTGCCCTGGAGATTGATAGGCTACCGGCAGATAAGCAGGCGAAGTTTGTCGACATTGCCGAAGAGCTTGGTGGCGGAAAACTCAGGGTCATGATCGACAAGGAGCTTGATAAACTCCAGCTCCAAATCGAAGGGACCGAGAAAAAGAAAAAGGACCCGCCTGATACGTCGTCAGTCAACGAAGCTCTAAAAACAATCAAAAAGTCCTCTGCAGTTGTGGGGGAAGGGATCGGTTACGACAAGGATGCTATCGCTGCATTGAAGGCCGTGAAGTTCCGTGTTTTGGATCCTGATGACGTTGTTGTCGTAGCGAAGTTCTTCGACGATACAGCAGACCTCGTGCCTGATGAAGTGGCGATGAACGACAAGGCACAAGAGGAGATCATCTCTGTGGTCGAGTCTTGCGGTTCTTCGATGCGGAAGATTTTCGACGTTGAAAGCCCGACGTTCAGGACATCTTTGAAGCGTGCTATTGCTGAAAGGGCTCAAGAAATCGCGCAAGAAAAGGCAGCCGAGTCGGGCAAAAGGCCAAAGGTCACATACGCCATTGCAAGGGAAGCCATCGACGAGTTCTTCACCAGTGATGGTCTTGAAGAACAAGATGGCCCCGAGATCGACGCTGGCGAAGACACGGAAGAGAATGAGGACTGATTGGTTCAAGTCCAGTTCAGAATTGCATTTTGTTCTGGGCTCCGGAGGGTGGCGAGGGTGAGCGAACGCGCCCTTTTACCAGGCCTACACCCTGGTAACGTACCTCCGAGGCTGTAGCACTTTACGCTACGTTGGGCTACCCTGGTGGGACTAAAGGGCTTCGACTTGATATTTGGACCCGAACCCCCAAAACCTTTTTTCGCAGGTTCGATTCCTGCTGGCCCAAAAGGAGGCAACATGTTTGACATCGATCCGATTCTGTTTTTGTTCCTTCTAGGGGTTGTTCGAAAAACAGGTAGTGGTTGGGCGGTTTTTTCCAAAGAAGGTAAAAAACTAAGCAAGGAATACAAGACCAAAAAAGAAGCAAAAGAACGACTGAGGGAAATAGAATATTTCAAGCATAAAAAAGGAAACCGATGAAAAACAGCTTACGCCCCTTGGAATTCATGAGTGGGCCATATTCTGTTTATCAGGATAAGACCTGTCCTTTTTGTGGTGATGATTCTGCTTTTTTCATAGTTGACTCTTTTGGTGTTGTTGTAGAAATCATCTGCGAATTCTGCGGATACGAAAAAGACATGACAGAAGACATAACATTGAATTAGGAGACACAATGTCTTTAGCAGATTTAGTACAAAAAGTTCACGGGCAATCAAAACTAAGCGCTTTGATAGATCAGTTTTTGGAGCAGTCACCTGGTGATTACCGTGAACCCGGTTGGCATCCATCCGAGTTCTGTGGGATGTGCCCCAGGAAGTTCATTCTGAACAGATTGGTCGGCCCAGAGAAGTCAAAAAAACCAAGTCCTTCACTCCAGAGAATTTTCGATGTTGGCACAGCTCTTCATGCTTGGTATCAGAACAGGTATCTAGGACCTATGGGGATCCTCTGGGGGAAGTGGAGATGTGAGAAATGCGGATATATCACATGGGGCTACATGCCGTCGTCTGTTTCTTGTGGTGGCTGCGGTCAAAAACCCCTGTGGGACTATCGGGAAGTTCCAGTAAAAGCGAATCTACCTGGACGTGTTGGCCATCCTATTGTCGGCCACAGCGACGGGATAGTTAAGATCGGGACGAAGCATTTCTTGTTCGAGTTCAAGACCATCAATGATGGTGGGTTTACCTGGCAGAAAAAAGCAAAGGATGCCCACGTTGCCCAGGCAAGGATTTATGCCGAGCTTGTTCGTCAAGGACATGTCCGTTTTGATGAAAAGCACAAAGGAGCAGTTGAAGTACCCAAGCTCCATGGGATCATGATCGTCTACGCTAACAAGAATGGAAGTCCCTCTGGGAACCCTGTTGAGCGCGAATACCTGATTGAGTTCGATGAGGAGTTTTCGAGATCTCAGTTGAAGAAGCCCTACATTGTTGAAATTGCTATTCGCAATCAGAAACTACCTGATCGAATGTCTGAATGTGTGAGTTCGCTGAAAAAACCGGCGAAGCTTTGTCCTATGAACAGCTATTGTTTTGGAGGCAAGAACTTCAAACAATTGGCAGAAATGAGCGGACGATGTCTGACGACAGCAATACCCTGATACGGGCAGAAAATTCGGTCAAAGAACTTGGTATGCCGATACCAAAAAAGCCGTACAACGTGACTCTCCACGAATTGACGTGGCCTGAAAACATCGCAGATCTCAGTACGACAGAACTTGCTGAGCACCTGACTTATTGGTCTGCTTGGTCTGGATATACCAGGTTTCACTTGGCCAGGGCTGAGACAAACCACGAAGCCTTTGCGACGAAGTATCGAATTGAGATGCAGGTTAAAATAATGAAGAGCAAGGGTGACCACAAGACCGTTACCGAGTTGAAAGCCTCTGTTGCTCAGCTTCCCGAAATGCAAAAGCTTGAAGCACAAATGCTCAAAGCTGAGGCAGAGAAAAAGATCCTCAAGGCTCTACTCGAAAACTACGAGGGCAAGTACAAGACAGTGAGCCGAGAAGTGACGAGAAGATCTGCTGATTTCGATGAAGACGGGAGGTGAGCCGTGTGTGATAGATGTGTGATAGGCATTGATCCTTCACTTACTGGTTTTGCCCTGGTTGCTCTTTATGAGAATGGGCAGTCAAAGGAACTCGAGTTTGGCTCCCCTCCTGCTAAGTCTCTTCATGCTCGAATCGATCGTTACAAGAAAATGGCTGATAAAGCAGAAGCATTCATAAAGGAGCATATTCCTGAACTATGCTTGATAGAAGGTTATGCCTTCGCAGCCAAAGGCAAGTCTGTCATAACACTAGGAGAGTTTGGTGGTGTTATCAGAGATAGAATTGTTGGTCTCGCAGATTCAACAGTAGAGATTGCTCCTACTATGCTTAAGCGTTTTTTGACCGGAAGAGGTAACGCTAGCAAAATGGATGTTGTTCAGAAGCTTGCGAGGAAACTTGATAGAAATTTTCCATCTGACAACATAGCTGATGGTTTCGGGCTAGCTCTTTTGGGCGCAGCCGTGTTAGAATTCCGTGGACATAGATTGTTGACACAGTACGAGAAAGACGCTGTGAGCTTGGCAAGCAGGCAGATACAACAGGAGCAATAGGATGTCGCTTACCTACAAAGAGGAACTGATTGAGACAAATTCTGGCATAGAACTTAAAGTCGCTTCTAGGACTGAAGCGGCAAAAGCTGCCGGAGCGATTGTCAAAAATTTCAGTGAAGGTCGCAAAGTCACACTGATTGCCATGGGTGCAGGAGCAGTCAACCAGGCAGTGAAAGCGATCTGTATTGCCAGGGGTATGGCAGCTCCTCACGGGCACAACCTTGCGACCATACCTGCTTTTGTCGACGAGATGGTCGACGGAGTAAGCAAGACAGCCATACGGTTTATCATTTTCAATAGATAGTAAGGTGAACCATGCATACCATCGGTGTTTCAGTTGAGTTTGACTCAGCTCACAGGTTATTTCCGTATGAAGGCAAATGCTCAAACATTCATGGACATAGATATAAATTAGAAGTGGCATTCGTAGGAGACACCTCTTCTAATGCAATGGTTATTGATTTTGGTGTCGTGAAAGATGGCCTTAAAAGAATAATTGAAGAAAAATTGGACCACAAGCTGATCCTCAGTATTGCAGATCCAATAAAAGATGCGCTAGCAACATACGATGTCAGCATGTTGTTGTTGCCGGATAGTCCAACAGCAGAGTCTTTGGTATCTTACATCCATCTATTACTCAGTAAAGAATTCCTGAGTTATTGGCCGGAGATAAAAATATCATACATTAGATTGTATGAAACTCCGACATGCTACGCTGAGATTTGAATATGTTCACGGTGAATGAAATATTTGCTTCAATTCAGGGTGAAGGACCGCGCATAGGCATTCCTGCTGTATTCATTCGTTTCTCAGGTTGCAATCTCAGTTGTGATTTTTGCGATACGGAGCATGAACAAAAAGAAGATCACGATGTTGATTCCATAGTTGCGACTGCTAAACAGCTGGCAGGGTCTATGAGAGGATTGGATTGTGTTCTAACTGGGGGAGAGCCTCTTCTCCAGGTTACGGGAGCACTGTGCTCAAAGCTAAATGATGCTGGTTTCACTGTTACTTTAGAGACAAATGCTTCTGAAGAACTGACAAAAGATACTGAATCTTTGTATAGAGTTAATAATGTTATTTACAATTGTGACTATGTTGTTTCATCCCCAAAGAACTGTGATTACAGCAATTGGATATTGAGAAACTCCGATTGTCTAAAATTGATTTTTCCGATGCTTTTTTACTCTAACGAAGGCGTATTATCTGATATGGTTTCACATATAAACATCAAAACTTTAGATTCAAACAGATTAGTACTACAACCAATGACTGTTTTAAACGAAGACTGTTTGCTGGAAAAAGATCTGTATGAAACGATTTGCAAGTACGCTTGTGAGTTTGCGTCTGTTAGAAATGAGAATTTCAGAGAAAACTGGCGCGTAATACCACAGGCCCATGTATTCATGGGCCTAAGATGAAGGAGTCAAAAATGACAGAGTATCGCGAAGGAAACGAAGGCGTCGCCCAGCTCAGAAGCAAGAAAGAAGACCAGCCGGAAGGTGAGCAGGCTGAGAATGAAGGCAACACGCAGGAGATGCACGAAACCGCTGTCCTGTTGGTTCTGACCTCTGATGGGAGGCTCGAAGCAGCTACCCAATTGCCCAGCATCCCGATGCGTAGGCAGGCGACTCTGAGGGACGTCAGGGATATTTGTCATGCCATGTACAGTGATATTCAGGTTACGCTGGTAGGGAAAGCTTCTGCACATGAGTCTTCTGCGGCAATCCAGAGGACCTTGGCTCAAAGCCAGATCAAAAACATGCAAAAAAAGATCTAGAGGTAGTTATGTTGTGTGAATCTGAGGTGGTTTCGTTTGGAGAAATGAAGGCTGCTGTGAGAACAATACTGAAAGGCATAGGCGAGGACGATACGAGAGAAGGGTTGCTTGACACCCCATCGCGCGTTGCCAGGATGTACTTCGAGCTGACAAAGGGACTCAGAACGGAGCCACCTCAGATTACGGCTTTTTCCAGCGATTCAGTTGACCAGTTGGTTACTTTACTTGATGTCGATTATTCATCTCTTTGCGAACATCATCTCGTTCCTTTCTATGGTAAAGCACACATAGGCTATCTCCCAGGAGACAAGCTCATGGGCCTCTCAAAGTTTGCACGTGTTTTGGATTGGTTTGCAGCCAGGCCTCAAATTCAAGAAAGGCTCACATCTGAAGTTGCTGACTACATAATGGAGAACCTTGAACCCGTTGGTGTTATCATTTTGATAGAAGGTACTCATACATGTATGTCGATTCGCGGCGTGAAAAAACCAAATCATGTCACAGTGACGAGTGCAATTAGAGGTGATGTTCCAAGAGATGAGTTCTTCGACATACTAAACTCGAACAGGGATAGGTAATGAGCAAGCTCAGAATTTGTTTTGATATAGATGGAGTTATTGCTACTGGAACAATAGATGGTGTCTATTCAGATGCTGCTGGCTGGAATTTCAATAAGTGTGACCCGATACCGGAAACAGTAGATTTGATAAAAAGGCTCAAAGATCATGGGTGCGAGATCTTTTTGAACACTGCGAGGTTTGATGAAGATAGGGGTGTGACAGAAGAATGGCTAAAAAAGCATGCGATCCCTTATGATCGGTTGTTAATGGGTAAACCTCATGCTGATCTCTACATAGATGACAAGAATTACCCCCAACCGTTTTGCCCTACAGATGCAGCACATTTCGGTGCTATTATAGAGGAGGCGATGTCACATGCCGGTAGGAGATTCGACTAGATACCATGTTGTTTTGAACAGTGGTGGCCCGGATTCTCTGATAACTTATTTTGCTCTTTGCAGGGCTTTTCCAGGTGACATCGTTGCTTCTGTTTATTTTGACCTGGGTCACAGGTACGCTCTTGAAGAGAAGCTGGCCGCAGCAATGACAGTACCTGATACACTCATGCTTGAGCCACTTCGTGGCCTTGGCGAGTGGGAGGAAGAGGATGCACATATCCACCTCAGGAATGTATTTCTCATTCTTGCTGCCACTAAGCTGTTCAATGAGAACACGACTATCTATCTGTCTGTCCAGAAGGATGAGATGGATATTCCTGATAGGAAGCCCTTGACTCTAGCTTCAATAAATAGCCTTCTCACTGTTTTGGGGATTGATGCTTCAGTTAAGTCTCTGTGGAACCACAAAGACAAGACAGACATGGTCAAGCAATATGTAGAAATGGGTGGGTGCAAGAAGAAGCTGTACTCTACTTGGTCCTGCTATAATCCAACTCGGATGTATAGCAACCGCAGGGTAGTTCATTGCGGTGATTGCCCGGCATGCATACGAAGACACATTGCTTTTGTTCTTGGCTCTGGCGAAGACAGAACTTTGTACAAAAATGATCCCGAAAAGAGCGATACTGCCGAAAAATATGAATACCGAGCAAAATGTGGTGTTTATAGTGAAGACAGGTGTAAAAGGATTTTGTCGGTGATCAAATGAACAAAATAAAGGCATTGAAAGTAGAGTGGTTGTTTACGAGAAAGTGCAACCTGAGCTGCAGTTATTGTAAAATACGAAGGAGTCCTCTGTATGCTGACGAGCTTGACACAGAAGAAGCCAAAGATGCTGTCAGCTTTATAGGATATAACTGGCCTGGTGCACCGATAGTGTTTTTTGGTGGGGAACCTACTGTACGCAATGACCTGCCTGATGTCATAAAGCACGCTGTCGAATCCAAGGTGAAGCCGATTGTTATTTCAAATTCTCTTCGTGTTTTAGAGGATGAGGAATATCGCATTCGTCTTGTTGAGTCAGGATTGAAGAATTGGTCAATCTCATATGATGGACCCGATAAGATGATCAAAGATACGGCTGTACGGAAGAAGTCATCTGCTGGATTGCGTGCCATACGAATGTTCCGAGATCAATATGGTTTTGACGATCTTGTTGCTTGCATCACTGTTAACAAATACAATATCGACTCGCTACCGAAGATAGTTGAGTTTCTATCAAAAGAAGGGATCTGGTCCATTTGCACCCCTCTGCAGCTAGGTGGCCATGGTTATGACTATTCGAGTGGGCATGAGACAGATATGCCCTCTAAAGTTCAGGTCGAAAGATCTTCGAGATTGCTGCGCAGAATGGCTAACAGCGGCAACTACTTGATGCACAACCGGAGTGTTTGGTTTGACGCTTGGCCTGATCACTTCATATCTCAGTCGTGGCATTGCCACGATAAAAGCATTTTGACACTCGATGCTGACGGGTTCTTGAGATATTGCGTAGATAAGCAACTGTCTTCCCCAGTGAGCCTTTTTGATTTGATGTCAAACGAAGGGCGCGAGTCCTATCAGAATGTTCTCAAACAAGGTCCTCTGAATGGTTGTCGTGGTTGTTTCTGGGACCCAGCATTCGAGGCAATTCTACGCGGACTGGACCCAGAAATGTCTGAGGATCAGGGGAGGTCTTCTTACCGTCATGAACTATCCGAAGAACAAATAGCACGGCTTCTTCCAGAAGCCAGAAAGATTTGGGACAATCATGGATAAGATTTCAGTAGGCATACCGACGATAGGGCGTGATGAGACTTTGCCGTCTGTTTTGAATTCTATTTCTTTCCAGAAGGATTTCGTTTCAGAGGTAGTCATCCTCGACGAGTCTGTGAAGCCGATAACCGAGAATTTTGCAGTGCGTCAGGCAATGGACTTGCTCTCTATTCTCGGTGTGGATGTCATCTACGTCAGGGACAGGAATAAACGCGGGATAGGGAATGCGCGTTATCGTCTGTGTGAAATAGCAAAAAGCGAATTCATTCTCCAGGTAGATGATGATGTTGTCTTGGATCCAGACTGCATATCTGTATTGATGGACAACGGTGATGATTTTGTCTGGGCTGTGCCGACTTGTGTTTTGGTTCCAGGTCACTTGGTGACAGACGGATATAGTGTTGACGTAGTTGACAGATATGATCCTGAGGTCATGAAATGGACTGAAAAGTATCCGTGGTTCATCCCTTATTTCAGATACCAGCAGTCGTTTTCCTGCCGGATAGATTGTGCTGGGACACAGGCAATCCTCGTTGACCGAAAAGCTGTTTTAGGGCACGCGGGGAAAATGAGAAATTTTGGTAGACTCCCAAGGGAGGACACATATTTGACAACCATCCTTGGTCCAGGAGTTTTCTGCTCGGACGCTGTTTGCTATCACTTCGAGCACCCTGACCAAGCTGACAGAAGCAACTGGGGATCTTCGATGTTTTATCGGATCCATGAAGTTGTAAACAAATACCCAGAAATTTTCGCAGCTATTTTTGGTGAGAAAAATGCACCTTGAAAAACCGATTTTTTGTTTTCACAGTGTTTGCTCTCTAGAGTCATTGCCTCCATCATCTTGCTGGCCTTCGGAGACGCATTTTGACATGTTTTCAAAGCATCTTCGTGTTGATGATGAGTGGTTTACGTCGTTCATTCAGAAAGCACAGGCTGTTTGGGGTGATTTCTCGATCACCTTTGATGACGGCTACATGGACTGTGTGATTCCAGCGATTTTTGCTGCTTCAAAGGGCATCGATACTACGGTATTTGTTTCGTTTGACCACGTAGGAAGACAGGCACCGTTTTCGCCTTTACCTATGCTGAGGGACATTGACCTCTATCATCTCGCTGAGCATGGAGTTCGAATAGGGTCTCACGGTATGAAGCACAGGGACTGGAAGCTGTTGCCAGACAATGTCGTAAGGAAAGATATTTTCGATTCTTTCAACCAGTGTCAGACATTTGATTTCTTCAGCAAGTTGAAAACATCTTTCAGGATTGCTCCTCCACACGGGTCTTTTTACAACAATCACGTCGATATGTGTACCGAGATCGGTTTTGACAGGTTTTTAGGCGTGGATTGCCCATACACTGATGATTACGTCAGTAGTCGCGTGTTGGCTTGTGCCAGTGGTTATCGTGTAGGGGATGAGGAGTTTGTCTGGCCGTGGGGAGGTTGACATGATTTTGGTTGGAATACCGACGAGAAACAGGCCGGAATATCTGGCGGCCTTGCTGTCTTCCCTGATGTTCCAGACCGAGCAGCGTTTTGATGTACTCATAGTTGATTCAGCTCAGGGATCAGAGAAGAGAGTGAAGGACTCTACGATAGCGTGCAGGTTCATTGAGGCATTGCTTGGTCTAGGCCATAGAGTTGATGTTGTAACTGACTTTGCTTTATGCGGGTTGTCAGAAGCAGCAGCTGTAAATCATATTTTGAGTGTGGCAGAATCAAAAAGGTACGATTTTGTCTACAAGGTAGATGACGACCACGTTCTAGAACCTCATTGCCTGAGGACTCTTTCTTTATCATTGACATCGACTAATAAATATAATCCTTCATTGATAAGCGGTATGACTCCTTGGATGCACAGCATTGGACCAGGAATGTCTTCTCCTTCTGACGATGCAAGGCATACACATGAGCTTGGACCAAACGTAACCTATCTTGAGTGCAAAGATACTGTCTTAAAAGTAGTCATAAATCATTTCGATAGATTTGAAGAGCCAGAGATAAGGTCGACCGTTCTTGCATCCGCTGCAAACTTCATGATGAAACCAGATACAAGGATTCTTTGGTCTGATGTCAGTGGATCCTCTTTTTATTTGGACGCAATGTGGTTTTTGAGATTAAGGAATTTACTGAGTTACAGTTTGTTTTTTCATACTGGCGTTAATGCATGGCATGTAGCCGCAGACACTGGCGGTGTCAGGACAGAAAAAGGCAACCACGAGAAAAACTCTGATATTGATTATTTCAATTTTGCTCTTCTATTTAATATGGCTCGTGGTTTTAAGGAGATATGATGAAGATCAATTTTTTGGCCTCTATACCTGATGAGGGTTGGGCTGTGCCATATTGTTCTGCTGTTATAGATGCATGTGAACAATCCGGTGACTGTGAAATATACAGAACGGATGGGATGTCAGAAGCGGAAGTTTTCAGGCTGGTAATGTCAGCAAGGAAGTGTGATGTTTGGTACAGCGCAAATATACTGGACATCTGGATGAAGCCGCTTGTGATAAAATCAAACATAGAAGGATCAAAAATAGTCGTACACAATCACGGCGGAATGGAAACACATGACATAGTATCCCTTGTCCTTGGAAACGAAGATACTCAGATGCTTCCTATAGCTGCTTCATCAAGTTTTGGTGTTCATGTTTTATTCAATACCGAGCACAACAGGACTGCTTTTGAGGACTATTACGGCACCTGTATGGCGAATAGTCATGTCGTAGGTTTTCCTGTCAGAAGGCCTGCCAGGCAAGTCGACAAGATCAAAAGGATCCTTGTTCCAGGTAGATTTTGCGCTACAAAAAATACACATCTCGCCGCAGAGATACTTCTGCCATTTGCTGACTCTGTTGTTTTCTCGACCATGCACACCAAGAAGTGTGATTACTGGAAAATGCTTGAGTCGCTTGGTTATGATGTTGTCACTGCAGTTGGGCAAGCTTTCGACAAATTGCTGTACGAGAGCCAGATAGTGTTCACTGCCAGCATGTCTGATTCCTTTAATTCTTCTATTGCCGAGGCGGCCTCTTTCGGTGCCAGTGTTGTTGCTCCTGACTGGGGCCCTTTCCCAGAATACGTGAATGATGCTGGTCTTTATAATGCTTTCAGTGTCGATATGGCCAGAGGAAGGGTACGTCTTTTTTTGAGCATGGGTAAAGAGGCCCCAAAAAGTGATGTTTCGATGTTTTACAGAGACAAATTCATAGACAGAGTCAAAAAAGTATTGAGGAAGCTAGAGCCATGAAAATTGCATTTGTCGTTCCGTATCTGTGGGCTGATTTCACAAAAGAAAAAACACCGAACATCGTGAAGCACTACATCAGTCTGTCCAACGCCATGCTTGAAAGGGGACATGACGTCCACATGCTCATGCTCGGGAAGGATGGTGCTTACACGTCTGATGCTGGCCTGAAATGCAGGTTGATTTGCGCCGAAAACAGCATGTCATTCTCTCAGAAGGTGTCTGATTGGTTGCTCCATAACAGAATGGATGTTGTGGAGGGCACTTCTGATCTTGCTCCTCTCCTGGTGCCTGAGGCAGTTTCTGCCGCACCTATTGTTGTGAGGGCTCATCCCCTCCAGGGTTACATTGTTGCCCATGGAATGTTCTTGAAAGCAGAAAGCCTGTCTCTTGGTAATTCATTGGTTGATATAGAAGCACGGAGCAAGCTCGAAGACGCTACGATCCGATATGCAGATGTGGTTTCTTGTCCATCGAAACAGGTTCTCGAGGTTGTGGCCGGTGTCAACAACAGAGCAGATATAGCACCAACATCAATACCTAATTTTTCATATGATTTGCCAGAAGAGTTTGAAACGGTTTCTGTTCTTGTGTCCCCTTACATGGAAGACTCGTGGTTGGATAAGCTCAACATAAAACTCAAGATGCTTGGTTATAGAGTGAAACTTATTGAGCATGACATGTGCATGCTAGAAACGTTTGATAGAATAACTGAGTCGTTTGCAGTTTTAACAGCAGAGAAGTTTTCATTGACTCATAATTTTGAGTTGACATCAATGCATGCAAGACGGCCTGTAATATGTTTTGGCAGGAATGACCTCTCTGGATCTCCTGTTTTTGACTTAGGTTCTTTTTGTGACGAGTCTCTCGGTAAATTAGAAGAGGTATTTGGCTTCATAAAATCTAATTTTGACGAAGTCGCACGAAAAGGTATTATATTTACTAATAAATATATAGAAAAAGAAGCGGCTAAGATTCATGAAAAGATTTATGAAAAAGCAGTCGCAGTAAGATCAGGAAAAATTTGAGGTAGTCATGTCAGAAGAAACAGCAATAGAAAAAGTAGAAGGTATCACTGAGTCTGACATCGAAGAGACACTGGAGTATACTCCTGTTGGCAGGAATATAGGCGCAGAAAAGTTTGTCGATAAATGGGATAGGCAGCTTCAAATAGACAGGCGTGTCTTCGGGACGAAGCTGTGTTTTGCTGGTGCTGAGGAACGAAAACTTCGCGACGGCCTGCACAGGATTGGTGTTAGAAATATTCTTCTGTCATTTTACTACTTCAAGAAGTTCCTGAGGAAGCGTTCTATCCAGGAAATTGCGGATGACATAGGTCGCTTTGACTACGTTATTCTCGATTCTGGTGGATTCACTTTCATGGAGGCTTTGAAGAATGGCGAAAAGCTGGACATGGACATTCGCCAGTATGCCGACCTGTACCATTCTGAAGTTGAGCGGTTTGGGCATGTCTTTACAGCTTGTGCTGAGCTTGACGTTCACGATGCCTTTTCCCAGAAAGAGATGGAGAACATCAGAGACCACCTGACAGACAAGGGTGTGTCGATGCTTCCTGTTCTTCATGGGGAGCAGTTAGATTATTACCGTGATCTTGGGTGGTTTAAAAAATACCCTTATATGGCGATTGGTTCGGCCCTGATAGGAAGGAACAAGCCAAGTCCTATTCTGCGTGACTACTTTACAGAGGCAAGAAAGACGGGAACGTTGTTGCACGGGTTTGGGGTAACCACTGTTGATGCACTACGGAAAATGCCATGGTACAGCGTTGACAGCACGACTTGGATGGGTGGTACGCGGTACGGAAATACGATGGTGTTTCAGAATGGTCGCCTCAGGTATTACGATTACAAAAAGAAAGATGTCCGAAAACGGTTCAAGAAAAGATTTGAAGAGAGCGGTTTAATTTGGGGTGACATCGAAAGGGAGAAGCCGCTCGAAATAAACCTGATGAATGCTCTCGGCTGGAAACAATGGGCTGACTACGTCAAGTACAACGTTCAGAATGCCTATTGGCTTACACCTGAAGAAAAGGATGAGGCCCTTTCGTTGAAATCCAAGGTGTTCAACACAGAGGGCATTATCAACAGGTCTGCATCTCTTGCCAGGGCTGAAGCTCGACGTCTTACACAGGTGGAAGACGCGAAGTACGACGACCGTGCTCACGAGATGCTTCATTGTGATACCTGTGCGATGGCAGGAAGGTGTCCCAGGTTCAAGGAAGGTGAGCCATGCGGATATGACATCAACGTCCGTTTGGAGACGAATCTTGACTTGCAGAAAGCTCTTCAAAACATTCTAGAGGTTGAGTATGGAAGAGTCATGACAGGTGCTCTGTTTGAGAAGCTTGAGGGTGGTGTTTTAGACTCGAATGTATCGAATGAGATGAAAAATCTCCTCGGCATGATCGAACAAATGAGAAATATGTTTAGTCAACGACGGACAGAAGAACTGCAGATAACAGCAAAATCAGAAGGTGGCTCCGGCACAGTATCGAAAATGTTGGCTTCTGTTTTTGGGCCACGTGGCTCGAATGGCTCAGGTTCAGGATCGACTAAAACTCAACGAGCGTCAAATCAAGTCATAGATGTTTCACCGATTGATGATGTAGATGGTGATAATTAATAGTTGACCGGCGACTAATTTTCTGCTACACCTCTTGGTTAGTTAAGGAGTAAAAATGAAATTCCATGGAAATGCAAAAATAGAACAGGGTGTTGTTGGTGTGGACCCCACGTCTGCGCCAGAGACCATTGTCGAGGATTGCTTTGTTCAGCCTCATCCTGATATTACGATGGACCCTGATGCTTTGTATCTTGCTCTCGTTGGTGGTGCGGGTGAGACTGTGACTGTCAACCTCCACTTTTTGATCGAGAACGGCAAAGCTGACCAAGGCTTCGACGATTACAAAGATTCGGGCTCAGTTTGGTTCGAGTTTGTGGCGGGCGAGGTCATCACAGTAGGTACTCTCACGAAAATCACGACGGGCCTGCCTGCAGGTGGAATAATCTATGTCGAGGTTACGGGCGATACAATTGCAGCAGGCGAGACCCGTGATTTGCGCGTAGCCTGGCGATAATTTTCACGTAACAAATCAAAAAAGGAGACACGACAATGACCGAATCCAATTTCAACATTTCGTCCTGGATGGAAGAGGGCAAAAAAGCTCTGGACAGCTTGCACGAGGAGAAGGCCTGCATGGAGGAGAAGCTCGGCGAGATCCAAACTCAGATCGTTGATATCGAGAAGACCCTCGGAATCGGCCCTCGCAGAGCGAAGCGCATTCGCCTTCGTCCGAGCATCGTCGACGTTCTTGAAGCCAACAAGGGGAAGCGGGTTCCTATGGAATCGCTTGTTGAGTCTGTCAAATCTCTCATTGACGAGGCCGACGTCAGCGATAACGCCATCTCCCAGGCGACTGTTCGTTTGTCCAAAGATGTCGACATTGTGACCATCAATGAAAAGGGTGTTATGTTGAAGTAATACCTTGACAAACCCCAGCCCGCCATATACTCTTCTCTAATCACATTTTTTAAACATAATATGAAACACCTAACAAACATATTTTCACGTGTAGTTTTTTTCGTGTGCGTGTTTGCGCTTCTCTGGGTCGTGTTTGGGGTGTTCACTTCACCACTAACACAAGAGAGGCCAAAAATTTACCATCAGAAAAATACTGCAGACTTCCTTTCTAAGGAAGGTATCTGGCGCATTAGAGAGTGAAAACAATTTACGGACGGTCATTATGGGTAATTTAAAAAAATCAAACAAAAGCAAGCGAAGCAAACGGAAACCCTCTCAATTTGAGAGGAGAGCAAAGAGGGCTCACAAGACAGCCACGACATTATCTACTATTGAGAATATCCTGGCCGGAGCTTTGGGCGACAAACTAAATTTTAGTTTTGGCCATTCGAGACAGATCAACAATTCTTACGGTGTTGATTGTGTTCCGGGGGGTTTTATTGCCCTGGGGTATGACCTCACAAAACTGACGCTTGCTGATGCGGATAAGAAGAATGTCCTTATATAATATCGTTTACGCAGACCCTCCATGGTACTACAGGGATAAAGCTGCAGCTGGAGAGCGTGGTGCTGGGCACAAATACCAAACGATGCGTGATGATGAGATAGCTAATTTGACTGTAGAATCCATCGTTGCAGATGACGCAGCTTTATTTTTGTGGACAACAAAGCCGAAAATAGATGTTGCGTTGTGGGTGCTTAGGAAGTGGGGGTTTATCTACAAAACGTTCGCTTTCGACTGGATAAAGCTATCGAAAGAAGGGCGGCCTAAGTTTGGCATGGGACACTGGACAAGGGCGAACGCAGAGCATGTTCTTCTAGGCATACGCGGGAATCCAAAGAGAATATCTGGTGGTGTGAGTTCTGTTGTCATGACCACACCTGGAAAGCACTCTAAAAAACCAGATGAAGTAAGGGATTCAATCGTAACACTCATGGGTGACATCCCGAGGATAGAGTTGTTCGCCAGGAAGCGTGTCGATGGGTGGGATGCGCTTGGGTATGATGTCGGGACTGGAGACATTACAAAATCAATAAACGCTATGAGCAAGGAGAGAGACCGAAATGAGAATCGTTCGAGTTAAGGCCGATCAGAGGGCCAACATGCCTTTAGGTTTTGATGGTGGTTTTTCAATCAGGTGCCCGGGGAAAGACGGTTATTTGATCAAAATGAATCCTGGCGAAGCTGCCTCTGCTGCAGTGTTTGTTTCTGACGAAGATCTCGAAAATGCAGAAGAGTCTGAAGAGTAGGTTTTGACGTAGATTTTAGGAGTAGTGATGTCGAAATGTAGGGACTGTGATGGGACAGGTGCTTTTTCTTATCCATGCAGGTATTGTGAAGGTTCTGGGAAGATAGAAAAAAGAGATATGGCAGTAGATTGTGGTTATTGCTTTGGCTCTGGTATGTTTTACCCACAATTCAAACAAAAGAAAGGGACAAAAATAAAAACATTTAGCCTTCCTTTTGTTGTTTTAAAACTTGGAAATGGGAAATCTATCTTTGCGTACAAATGCAAAGCTTGTCGTGGGACCGGAGAGCACAAATCAAATAATTCGCAGGGGAAAAGGAACAGAGATGCAAGCTAGTGATTATCAAACTGGAGTGCTTCAAACAGCATCATGCGACAAAAAGAAAATAACAAATCGCTTTATGGGGTTTGTGGAACCACCACCAAATGAAAACATAATCAATCTTCTTCATTCTATTCTTGGCGTTACAAGCGAAGTCGGTGAGCTTTTAGGGGCTGAAACTGATGAGAACGTGATAGAGGAGCTTGGGGACCTTCTATGGTATACGACGCTTGGAATAGATGCGCTAGGAGAGAAGCTCGCTGTTCCAAGCATAAACTACATGTTTGACAAATATCTTAACAACAATTTTGTCGTGGATAGGATGTCAAAATTGTTTTGTTTGTCTGCTGAACTTTCTTCTATCTTTAAGGCATTCCTTTTCTACGGTAGAGAGATCAAAAAACAGGATGTTCTTTCGAAACTCAAAGATGTCTCAGAATTGATATTCGCCATAGGTTACACCTTCTCTCATTCCCCCAGGGCACTGATGGAAAAGAACCAGAAGAAGCTCCTCGATAAAGAGAAGGGACGATACAAGTCTGGTTCATTCTCTGAGGATTCAGCGAACGTTCGCGATGTTAATTCCGAGTATGAGGCCATGCGTCTAGTGGAGGGAAAAGATGACTGAGCGTGGTAAATTTGTGGTTGTAGAAGGCCTTGATGGTGCCGGAACAACATCAATAACTGCTGATCTCGTCAGACATTTCGAGGCTCTAAACAGGCCGTGTGTTTCAAGTAGAGAGCCATACAGCGAAGAGCTGACCCCTACCTTACGGAGATTCATTTCTGGTGAGTTCGAGGATCCGGGCTGGAGAGCTATGGCCATGCTCTTCTCAGCAGACAGACTCATCCACTGCAACGATTTGGAACAAGTTCTTGCCTCTGGGACGAGTGTGATTTGCGACCGGTACGTCGGTTCCACCATCGCATACCAAACAGCTTTTGCGCCGGACGAAGAGAAGGAAGAGGCCAAAAAACTGATTGAAGGCCAGCTGTCGAGAGGCATAATAAAACCGGACTTCACGTTGTTTTTAAAAGCGGATGTGGAAGTCTGTTCTTCTAGGCGTCGTGGTAGTCGCTTCGTCGAGGATTATTACGAGGCCGTCGAGTTCCAAAAGAAGGTATCAAAAACCTACGAAGAATGGGTTAATAAGAGTTCAATAAACGGTGAGGACCTTATCATTGTTATTGATGCCAACAGGAAGTATGAACTCGTTCTCCAGGACTGTTTGATTTGTTTTCATGTATTTTTTGGAGGTAAGTTTTAGTGTTACAGAAACCAAAAGAGAGGACAAAAACCAGGCATCGTAGATTTCCTGACATCGAAAAGAAGCTCTTGGATCACACCATAATTAGGGCTAGGGTGCAGTCAGATGAAGTATCCTTATTCCTAAATTCTGGTGCAGTCATTAAATTCTCCCTCCGATCGACAGATGAAGGACCGCTCAATTTTTCATGGTCTTCGTTTGACACCATTAAAACTGACGGCGATTTCAAATCATAAAACCCACCCAACTAAGATTTTAAAATAGAGATACCAGTAAAGAGACCTAAAAGAGGTCCAAAAACAGAGAACCATACAGAAACCAAAACAACTATTTGGCAGAGGTTGCTTTAGGTATTTATTAAGAAAACAAACACATAAAAATTATATATAACTTTTATACAAAACAACCACATACATTTATTTTAATTTTTATTTTTTACTAAAACCACAGAAGCCAAAACGACTATCTGACAGAGATTGCCTTAGGCATTTCAGGTAATTAAGACTACTTTTTTACGTTTTTTAAACAGAGAACAGATACTAAAAACACAACAGAGAACAGACTATCTACTCAAAACAAATAGTTTAGTTTATATTTTATATGTGTTTTTGTTTTATATTTATTTCTACTAAACATTTTTATTTAATTCTTTTATTATGTTTGTTTAAAATTACAAATTACAATCAAACAAATTACATAAAAATAAAATTTTATTTTTCAAAAAATCTACAAATTACAGAAACCAGCGCGACTATTTGTCAGAGAGCCCTTTAGGGCATGAGATAACAATAGAGACTTCAGTTATAGCCCGCATGTAATACAGAGAACAGAGATCGGCAGGCTGTGTTGTACACGGAGAACAGAGACTGTTCTTATTAAGACTTCTTATTTTTCTTCTATATACGTACGTCTTTCTTTCTATATAGTGGGGCAAAATTTTCTATCTTGTTTTCGATTATATGTTGACAAAACCCATGTGTGTTGTATGCTCTTAATTGTCGGAACAAAACACAAACGAAACAAAAACGAAAACCCTAACGAAAAGGAGGTCTGATTTGAAACAAACTACAGAGGGATAAAATATGAAGATACAATTAGTTGACGGCGCAGAGTACGAACTTGCGTCGAAGTTTGGTGTGTACCTATTTCAGATGTTTTGTTTTTGGAATGGGTACAAAGCAGAGATGACCCACATAAAGTGGGATAACAAATGGCGTCAAACTTATATAGTTAAGACGACCAGACCCGATTGGACCGGCGGAATAGTCGGAAGGAGATAACTAAGTGGCAAGGCAAACGAAAACCCAAATCAGAAACAAAATGAAGTTGATCCACAGTGTAGACGAGATCGCATATCTCAATACACAAGCAGGGTTTTATTTTTTTACACCCGATACGATGCGCTTCTTCGCTGGTAAAGTGTATGATGAGATATGGAAAATCGATAAGCGAGGAGGAGAACAGAGGGTTCTTTTCCTGTCTTCTGAAAAGAAGAGCTTCACAAATTACGGGCGAAGATACGCGGTTAATGTCTTCGACCCTGCAACGAATAGGGTTGAGACACACAGGCGAATGGATTGTCGCTCGCTTGAGCAGGCCCGGAGGCTGGCCAAGGAGATTTTTAAGGCCCAAGAAATCCCAAACAAGGAAGAGGACTGAAAATACAGGTTGACAAACTAAACACGTATGATATGCTCTTTGGGTAGTTAAAAACTGAAACGTAAAACGAAAGGCACAAAAAATGAAGTTTCTCTCGAATGCATTCTCATTGAACATGATTGAGAGTCCCCTTGTTGGCGACAGTTATGGCATCGACGTGCAGAGGCTGTCGCCGGAAGAAACGACAGACCTACTTGAGACCACCTACTTCAAGTCCGTTGTAGGTCATGCCGACATTGCAGAGGTCATCTCTAACATTCTCGGGGTTGAGGTTCCATTCAACCGTGAGAGTGTCAAGGCACGCAAGGGCGATGTTTTAATCATTGCACAATACAGCGGTCCCCGCCTCAGAGAGGGCGCTTGTATGCTTCCGGCAGGCGCTCAAATCGACTTTTACAGGGTAGAGATCCGATGAAGAGGCTCGATGTGTTTGTCATTTACGACAAAGAGGCGAAAATCTTTTTGACCAATGATGGGGTATCTGAGGAATTCGAAGAGGCTCAAAGGTACACTTGTACACAAGCTTGTGATTTGTGTGACTCGTTAGAGGAACAGAGCCCAAAAGATCGCCTTCTAGAAGTCATGCACATAGGGGATTTCAAAAATGGATCCAAATGAAACGTTAAAGAAGCTTCTTCGCATAGCTGGTCAGGTTATGCGAGATGATTCCGAAGAGGACATTTGGTTCTCGAAACAACAAGCTGCAATCGAGCTTGCAGAGGGAATTTCTGACCTTGATGAATGGTTAGCAAAAGGCGGATTCCTGCCGGAAAGATGGTCGGAGTCAAGATGAAAAACGAAAAACAAGAACCGTTGACAAAGCAAGAGATCGAAGACGCCAAACACAGGGCTGAGGATATGGCCAGAGAGATCGCCACAGACGTTGCTAAGATGTTCTACCGTAACAAATGGGGATGGGCAGGGGAGATACCCAGTGCCAGGGGGATAGAAATTACCTTCCTCACCTTAATCCATTCTATCAAGGCGGAGGAATATGCGGGCATAGATCAATGCGCGTGCGTATCCAGCGGGAGACTTCAGTTTCGGATCACAAAATATCGGTCTTGTGTCCATTCCGTTGTCGAAGTGGTTCCACTTTGGAGGCGAATCTCAAGATGAAGTGGCCTGAAAAGATAATTGTCGAGGCATGGGAAGACTTCGTTGGTGTGAAGGTGCGTCCGATTTCTGCCAAGTATGCAAATGTGTTTGCTGAACATGTTTCTAAATTCACTGGGCGCAGGACGCTTGAAGTGTATTTTCAGGAGCATTTTGGTAATATGTTTATTGATGATTTTGTTCCCAAAAATAAAAGAGATCTAATAAAAAGCGGTCCTGTAAGATTTCTTATCGACCCCTGGATTGTAGGGACATGGTATGGGTACGATGCTCATACTATCGTCGAGTCTTGGGAGTAGAGATGATAGTCACAACAGAGATCTCAAAGAATAAAAAGACTGGTCTCGCGGCAGTAACCTATGCACCTATTCAGACGTGTCCTAGGGACTGCCCGTTTATCGACAAGGGTTGTTATGCCAAGTATGGGCCGCTTGGCATGATTACCAAGAGGATTGAATCCAAGGACACGAAGAAAGTGCTTGCCGAGGAAGAGGCCGAAAAGATTCGTGCAATGTCTGGGAGGCTTCCGCTGCGGCTCCATATCGTAGGAGATTGCTCGACAGCAGAGGCTGCCCGCATTGTTTCCAGTGCGGCAGAGGACTATGCGAAGATGTTCGACCAGCCGGTCTGGACATACACTCACGCATGGAAGAGAGTCCCGCGAGAGGATTGGGGTAATGTTTCTGTGCTGGCTTCTTGCGAGACCTTGGAAGAGGTCGAAAAGGCGTACTTGAGAGGATATGCTGCCGCTATCGTCTCGGACGTGACGGAGCGAACAAAGCAAGGTGCCTTCTATGTGGTGCCTTGCATGAATCAAGCGGACAAAAAAACAAAGTGCGTTGATTGTGGCTTGTGTTTCAATGACAAGCTGCTTCGTCGCTCTTGGACGGTTGTATCCTTTGCGCCTCACGGGACATGCAAAAAGGATGTTTCTCGGATTGTAGCGGAGAAAAACGGCGAGGAGGCCCAACGATGAAATGCGAGCATAAAAACACAAGAACAAGAACAACATGCTTTCTATGTTGTGTTTCTCCTGAGGACTGTAACGAGGCTGCGCATGGCAATATTCAAGAAATTGAAATCTGTGATTGTGGCGCAGAGAGGACTACAAACATAAATGGTTGTCATGTTGAGACTTCTGAATGGAGGTTCACAGATGACTTTTAAATGCCCAAAATGCGGATCGATGGATACAGATGTCGACGGAGTCTCTCCCGAAAGAGAGGCCGCACTATGAGTAAAAGAAAAGGGTCATATTTTCTAGACGAGAGAGATCTACCCGATTACAAATTCGGGAAGACAAAGAGACCAGGATGCAAGTGTGATTATAACTTTACCTGTCGCGTATGCTTAGAATATGCGGCAACAAGAGACCGACTCGAAAGAAGTAAAACGAATCGCGAGAAAGAAGCAGCTAATGTATAACGAAATAGACTGGTGAGGCTGACTTGTGTTACATGCATGAAATATTGCCTCGAATGAAAAACATGGACGAATTCGAAAAGCTAGTCCAAAAGAGACCTCATTTGTATGAGCGGTATCGCAAGTTAACAGAAAGACATTTCGAGCAAAGAGGTTCACAATGTATGCAATAAGACTGCTAAATTGTGGCCTACGATGGTTTTGTGAAGATCTTGGAAGCGTATCAAAAAATGTAGGACACTATATAAAAGCTTAACGGATATTCCAGAAATAGTTTACGGCTTTAAGGTTTATAGCTACGGTTCGCACGATGAAACAAAGCCAAACGTATTTTTGTTTGAGGGCGAAGAGTGCCGTGGTTTCGTTGTTTATGTTTCCGAAGAAGAAGAGAAAACAAGGAGAGAGCGAAGAGCAAAGAGGCTGCGATATATTCAATACTTAAAACTGAAAAAAGAATTTGACAAACCTGATTAGTCGATATATGCTTTTACTTGTCAGCACGAAAACAAACGAAAACGAAAGGCAAGAAAATGAAAAAATTTTATTGGCTCAAAGAGATTCCCACGACATTGATAGACTGTATCAACCGATATGCGCTGGCCACCGGGACAGCCCAGAGGGCTATGTATGGTGCAAATGCGGAGTACAATGGACACAGAGTGTCCATTCACAAGCTTGTCTGGGGCGATTGGTGTGCAAGTTATATTTGGTCTGGAAATAATGTTATTGCCAGGGGAGAATTCCAAACTTGTGTAGATTCGGCAAAGCGTTACTACGAAAGAGGCCATAAGGGTGCTTCCGTCAAAGTAACGCTATATTCTGGTGATACACTCTCAAAAGAACAAATCGAGATCCTTAAAAAAGCCGGTTTCGAAGAGACAGACGAAGAAGGTGTTGCGAGATACAAGGAAGAGACCTTCCCTCAATACGATCTCCAAAAAGAGGTTCCGAATGCTTTTTGGTACAGAGAGAGATTTGGATCGAACTTCGGTCCCGATCTTCTTCTTAAATCGAAAAATATAGCCGAATACAAAGTGAAGGTCGAAGAGGCCATGAACGCTCGTTTGAACAGACGTTAAGAGGTTTTAAAATGGAACCAAAAATAAAAACAAACATGAACAACACAATACACAAAGACGGCACAATTTCGTTTTGGTGTATCCACACCCAAACATGGAGAAGACAAAAATTAGAAAATCTGTCTTTCGAAACCCTGTCTTCTTTCAACGAAGAAGAGAGGACAAAAATAGACAAAGCGATAGACCGACTAGAAAGATAAGGTTTTATGATGACAAAAGAAGAGGCCAAAGAATACATAAGGAGCTGCGAAGAGGACGACGGGCCTGAGACAACGGAAGAGGCCCATGAAATTTTCGAGGCAATCTTTGGCATTAAGCCAGAACCAGAGATGTCTCATTTTGACGCTTGGTCGCATTCTTGTGCGGCGGTAGATTGAGAGGGTATTACTATGACGAAGTCAGAAAACTTTGTCACGTTTTTTAAACACAGCATGAATGATGAAAGATGGTTAAGAGGCTTACCCAATGCAGAGAAACAGTCAAGATGGCCTTGGTCGCATTGGGGGGCTTCACCATATCTGAATATCATTAACCGGGATGCTAATGGCTTTGTTGTCATTTTTGAGGACGGTTCGAAGGCACAATGGGATAATACTACACGTGCATGGAGCGTTCAGTATTAACCCCAACATATCAAGAGGGAGAAACGAAAATGATTAATAGAACAGCAGAGACCATCTATCGAATGTTAACAGAAAAAGTCGATTCTGCTCTTTGTGACTCAGGAGAGGCTCTTGGGTATCAATTTCAAACGCACCGAAACAAAAACCCGCAAGAAAAGCCGGAGGCCAAATGGACGGGATTTGAGCTTTGTGTTGAGACATCTCTTTATCACTTCCTTCTAGAGAACCTCGAGTACGACGAAGCGCAGAATAATACCTTGAGAGCCTTCTTGGCATCGAATCCTTCGATAGAAGATCCTGGAGAGATCATCGAAGAATTCATGGACGAAGTTGAGAGCATTGGTTTTCTCACTCGTTCTGGTTCTGAAAAGACGAATGGACCGCATGAGATAATCAACACGTACAACGTAATGTCTTGTGTTGATCAAACAATAATGTTTGGTCTTTA